AGATTATCTGTGATATTAACAGTGCCACCAGCAGAATCCAGGATCAGGTTACCTGCAGTGGTGCTGATCTCGTTAGCAGCGTCAACGCCGATTTTGATTTGATCAGCGGTGATATCCGTGGAGGTGATTGCATGGTTAAAGGTTACTGTACCATTAACAGTGTGAGCATCGGATCCAGCGTTACCAATAGTGCTATTACCATTGACCTGCAGAGTACCACCAATGTAGGTGTTACCAGTTCCAGCAGAAACAGTGAATACTGTCTGAACACTAAAGTTACTTTGTGTGGAAAGACCACCAGTTACAGAAACGTTGCCACCAACTGCTACGTCATCAGTAACATTGAGGTCATCGCCCACATATAGATCAAGACCGACGCTAGCGCCACCACCAACGATAAGAGCACCAGAAGCAGAGTTTGTGGCGTTGGTAGTATCAAACAGTTTCAGAGAACCAGCGTCAATGCCAGAGCGAGTGCCATTGAAGACTTCACTGACGTTAGATGCACTGTGATAGAACGCATAGCGCCCTGCAGAATCGTCCCAACCGAAGAAACCGAGACGAGCAGCAGAGTTTGCATAATATCTGAACTCAACACCACGATCCTTACCATCGTTGCTTGTGGGGGCAGTGTCGCCGCCCAGAGTGACGATAGGATCATCTAGGGTCACAACAGTGCTATTAACTGTTGTAGTCGTACCATGAACCGTCAGGTTTTGGTTGATGATAACATTCTGATCAACTTCCAGATCGCCATTAACAGTTACGTTATCAGTGAAGGTGGAGACAGCGTTGACTGTCAGAACGTCTGTGTTGACATCACCGATAGTTGTATTGTAACCAGTGATGTTGACTTCGCGGTTGAATGTTGCATCACCGTGAACAAGCAGAGCACCATCAGTAGCGTTACCCTGACCAACACGACCAATAGTAGTGTAACCAGACTCGCCAAGGACAGAGAACTCAACGGTATCCGCAGCACCGACCTTACCAATATAAAGGTCGTCACCAATGTGCAGGTCTTGGACAATACCAACACCACCCGCAACTCTCAGGTTGGCCGCGGCGTCATCTGCATAAGTGGAGTTCTGAGCATTGCTAGAACCAAGATATGCATGATACTTAATGTCAACGTTGTTGAGCAGTGAAGGACGTGTGCGGGCAGTGCCAGCATCCTTAACTACAATGCGATCAGCAATGTAGAGGTCAGTTGCAATGCGGACATCTTTCTCGATGTTAACACCACCAGCGAAGGTAGCGTTACCCTGAGATGTCAGGGAGACATCAGATTCAGAAGAAGTTGCATCAACAACAATGTTGGTTGTACGCTCAAAGGTATTGAAGTTACCAACGTTCAGTGTACCTTCAATATCGGTATTACCACTTGCAGATGCAACACGGAATGTCTGTACTGCACCGTTAGTAATAGTGAAGAACTTATTATTAGTATCAAGTGTGATGTCGTCGTGGAAGACGGAATCCTGATCAACATCCAAAGTGTTGTTGAGGGTTACCGCACCATCGACATCGAGAGTGTTGTTGAAGGTTACTGCACCGTCAACATCGAGTTGACCTTCGGTGTGAACATTACCAGTTGTGTAATCAACGGTAAACTCTTCAGCAGTGTCATCCATGATGACAAATCTCTTACCAGACTCGGTAGAAGTCTGCTTGAAGATAACATTATCATCGACTTGAGTCTGACCCCAAGCATACAATGTACCCCAAGTAGTAGTGTCACCAGTATTGCTGTCAACCTTAAACTTGACCAGACTACCAGCAGTGGTAACCAAGAACTCTTTATTATCTGCACGCAGAGAGAGGTCGTTGTAAATGTGAGTCTCGCCGTCAATAAAGACGCGATCACCAACGTACAGTCTCTCAGAAATACCAGCACCACCTGTGACAACCAGAGTACCAGATGTCTTAGAGGTAGAACCAGTGTTAGTTGTTAGTCTGAGGTTACCAGTAATGAGAGGAGCGTCAGTACCAGCAAATACTTCGCTTGTGTTAGTCGCGTTGTAGAGGAGGCGATAGCCACCAGTGCCGCTCCAAATGTTAGAATCCGAGTAATCCTCGTCCCATCCGAAGAATCCGACTCTTGCTTGTGTATCATAGTAGTTGAACTCAATACCTCTATCTTTACCATCATCGACGGTAGGAGCGGTATCGCCACCCAACTTAACGATAACGTCATCGATTGTAACAACTGTCGAGTTGACTGTAGTCGTTACACCATCAACAGTCAGGTCACCACGGATACGAACAACACCAGTAACATCGTCATCATCATTAGGATCGAGGATGAGAGTGGAGTTTGTGGTAGACAGAACATTGTCTTGGAAATGGAAGTCTTCCAGATTGACTCTGTGATCAACATCGGTAACCGAGATTGTGATGTCCTGATCACAGGTGATGTTCATTGTTGCGTCACCAGCACCAGCGTTGGTAACGTTGATATCGAAGGAGCGATTGCTCGCTTCGTTAACTTCCAACGCGAGTTCTAGGTTGCCACTGGTACGCTTGATGAACTGGTCTACCTTCGTAACGTCGAGGGTAAGATTACCAGAAAGGGTAGTGTCAAGGTTAATGTCAATAGCGCCAGTGAAAGAAGAACCACTTGTGGCGCTCCCATTGCCGTTAGGATCATCAGGAGTAATAGCGGGATAGCTATTACCCTGCGACAGGATGGAAGGTTGGAAGGGATACTCAGCAGTATCGTAGCCAACAACTCTGAAAACAGAACCACCAGTGCGGTTGTTAACGTTAACGTGGTTGATGGTAGTGATGCCATGATATGCATTATCAGTGGTACGCTCTCTGTCGAGCTCAAAGGTTTCAGTGGTGTTCTGGTCTGTGAACATCAACAGACCGTGGGATTGTAACTGATAGTTTTCTACTGCATTCTCAGCGATAGTTACATGACCGCCGATAGTGCTGTTGGTCCCATCCCAAACAGTAACGTTAAAGTCTTCCTGAGCAAACGATGCAAGACCCTTTTGCTCAATCTGGGCAGACCAGAGATATCTCCAACCACCTACATCAGAGGCGTCGGTGTGTGTCGGTTCACCCAGACCAGCACCGATATCACGGATTGCTGCCTGATAAACACGACCATTGGATGCTTCGACAATATCAAATCTGTTATATGCAGTGACATTATCATATGCAGGATAGATAGAACCCTCTGTTGCCGTAGCAATCGGAATAGTCAGTGCCTGGGTCAGACGACCATAACGGTCAACTGTCAGTTGAGTAGCATTGACTGTCTGGTTGCCGTTACCAGCAATCGAAATCAGAGAGTTAGACAGGTTGTCGTTGGGGTTGTACTGACCAACAACAACAGGAGTGTCAGCAAGATCAATCAGTGGGTTTGCAGATTGAGCAGTACCGTTAGAAACAAGAATACGGGCAACTGCACCAGTGATTGTGCGGTTGACGAGGTTACCAGCACCCTCCCTAGAGATGAAACCGAAACCTGTCATGTTTGCCAACGATGTCAGGTCGGAGTCCAACGGTTGAGCGTCGGTAATGCCGAACTGAGACAAACTTGTGGGGTTTGATGCGTTGATAATACGACCACGAGAGTCGATTGACAACTGAGTGTATGTACCAGTAGCGGACAGGTTGCCAGGATCGTAGTGAGGCAACGATGTCACATAGTTCAGTTCTGCCGTGATGTTGACGTTTGCAGAACCGTCAAAAGAAGCAGAACCCGACATGTCACCAGCAAGGGTGATAGATCGAGTGTTGGCAAGACGAGTTGCGGTTGCAGCGTTACCAATCAGCGAACCAGTAATCGCACCTGCAGAGAAGTTACCGTCAGCATCACGCTTGACGAGTGTGTTCGCGGTGTTCGATTCTGTCTCGATTGGTCGCTCGTATTTCAACGAGTTCCAGGGTGTAACACCATCACCAATCTTAATACGCGAGGTATCGATCTCGATTCCGAGTTCGCCCTGAGCGAGGATTGGGTTGACGTTTGCCCACTGCTGAGCACCGTCACGTCTTAGTTGGATTCTATTTGCCATTGCTTATTAAGATAGTGCCAGCGGTACCTTGCCTTCTAGTTATTTATGCCAGAAAAAAAGAGTCCCGAAGGACTCTCTATATCATTCTTCGGGTGTTTCAGTGGATTGTTCACCTTCTGGTTGACCCAAATACTCTAGTGTTTCGATTGCACCAAGCAGTTTCAGTGCTTGTGCTTCGTTGTTCTTAATCGTCTGAGTAAGTTCTTTGTTCTGATTGATCAGATTTGTATACCGTTCACGAAAGTTAGCGAGCAGTTCAGTCTGGTCCATAGTTTCAGTCACTTCAGCGGGCATCGTTGTCCTCCTTTGCAAGTTTCATTAAAAGTTTTTTCATGTATTCGATATCTGATTTTAACGCAGATACGTCATTTTGTAAAGAGTCAACTTTGGTTGTTTGAGACTCCCGACGCTTAATAGCATCCATGTATTTAGCATACTCTGTTTTGTCAGTATTGACAATCGCTTTGGAATAAGGATCCCGAAAAAGGTTGTCTCTACCTTCAACGGGAATAAATCCTTCTTCGTATGGATCAAGGCTTGACATGATCTAATAATCCTATTAGAATAACACTGTAAGGGTTCAGAAGAACAGCTATAGCTTTAAGTATTAAGTAGCGAGTGCAATCGCTCTCATATCAGCAATAAGCGGAACTCTTGCTTGGTTCTTGGACTTCAGCACCAACTTGATTTGGAAGGCGTTGAAGTTCAGACCATTGACCTCATATTCATAATCCTTCCAGAGGAGTTCTTCGGTGGGGGTGTCGTCGTAAACAATCGTTGACGGGAACGGAACCCAATCCACTTCTTCGGGTCTAGTAGAAGAACCAAAGGTGAACACCTTATAGTAAGGATAGATGAAGGAGTCCCCAGTTCTTGTAATCTGGAACGACAACTTCAAGGAACGAGACTCGTTAGTGAGTCTTGCAAGACGGGTGAGGTACACCGCGTCATTCTGATCACCAACAGGATCGGTAGAGGTGTCAGCAGTGCTATCAATGTTTGCCTGAGAAGGAATAACAGCAGAACCACCTGGCCAGTAGTTGATACGGTTGGATGTAGTAATCAGAGAGCAACGATCAAGGTCAACCACAGGAGACAAGCTAGTGTTCTTTGTGGAAAGTTGAACTTGCATCGTCAAGGACTTGCTACCTTCCATCTTGTTGTTCTCATTGATTTGAGAAGCAATCAATCTGGGAGTTGCGAAACTGTTCACTTCATTGAGAACGATTTCTTCAAAGTCGCCAGTGTTGATGAAAGATGCCTGGTCAATGTTTCTTGAACCATCGCCAATCGAAGTTGCCGTAGTAGTATTTACCAAGGCACGAACGGTGGTTTCTGGCAGGTTCATAACCTTCAGTGTCGGGGTAATGGTCTCGAACTGTACGTTCTGAGATGCAAAAACACCCTTACCACCGCCACGGATACCGTTGGTTGCAACACTTGCGGTGTGAATCATGTAAGTATCCAACCACGGGCAGGAGATCTGCAGGTGTGTCTTGTTCAACTCTGTCAGAGGAATACCGTCAAGGTTGTAACACTCAACGACCGAACCAGCAGGGTGCTCAACAGCAGCAGTACCATCGGCACCACGACCAGAAGGAGCAACCGTAATAGTTTGACCAGTTGCAGAGATTGCGCTATATGCAATGATCTCATCCCCAATCTTGATATAACCAGGGTTGGTTGTTCCAACAGGTTGGTTATTCAGGATGACGTGGAAGGACAGAGCATCTTGGACAGCAATGTTTGTAGCGTCAGCAGCCAACGTCGATGTCAAAGTTGTGGGACTTATTTCGGATATGATGCCCTCAACGGTGATGTTGTTGCTGCGCTCATGCATACCATGGTTCTTATGGTATACCAACACTTCTTTCTCATCACTGTCGTAAGAGGGAGAAGCGGTAGGATACCCTGTACGGGAATCACCACTGTATGTAACACCAGCAGCAACGATTGTTGCAGTAACACCAGAGGTGTTGGAGATGGTGTCAGCATCAGTAAAGGTACCTAAGCAGAAGTTTGCTTCGATAATGCCCGATCCTTCATCGAAGGAAATCACGGTTGCCTCAGCGTCACCACCATTAGTGATGACTTGACCCACTTGGAACGCACCATTTTGCACCACAGAAGTAGTGATGGTTACAAGTGACTGAGAAGATTTGAATACGTTGAAGATGCCACCGCCTTGCTGGAGGAAACCAGTTGCGAATGTTCCTTCAATGTCATTCAGGGTCAATCTTGGGGTAGAACCAGTAGTGTCAAACTCAACAATCGTACCTGCAGCATTGGAAGGATCCTGAATCAAACGTGCACCAACGGTAAACGTTTCGGTGAATGTTGGAGGAAGATCGATAATCTGCTTGGGTTTCAGAGTTTGTATTGGGTTCTCAATCAAGTTGTGAACACCACCATTACCTCTACCCAGTGTGCAGTTGTTGAACACTGCAACACCAGATGTAGGACCAAAGATGCAACGGTTAATGCGGAACTTCAGGTCTTCATACTGGTCTGCTGTCCAGGTAGATGCGTTCTGCGACTTGAACAGAACACCAGCATACGGTTGTTCGGAGATCGTTCTTGTGCCAGAGACATCAACGTCACCCATTCTGGAGATCCAGACCTTATACTCGTTAGAGTCGGACAGGAGAACGAAACAATATTCTGTGGACTGCTTAATATAAACAGGTGCACGGAAGATGAACTTGGTTGGAATAGCAGCGTTCTCAGATGTTTCTACCTGTGCAGGGTTCAGTGTGATATCCGAGAAGGGCAGAATAATGCCAGTCGGATAACCATTCTCCATGGTACGAATCTGCATGGAGATCGGAATGTTGCTGTCCTTGGTTGCAAAGAAAATGTCAACCGAGTTCAGATACATGCCACCTTCTTCATCCAGAATGAAGGACTGTGCCAGAGGGTCATACCAACCAATCTGGCGTGTCTCAGTTCTGGTAGAGACAACGTTTCTTGTGCTAGAAACAGTGTCACGAACAATCTCAGCGTTACGAACTGCCAGGATATTTTCCTGAACAGTATTCAGAACACCTCTTGCTTCGTAAGTTGTTTCTGCAGAAGAGTCAACGGTGCCAGGAAGTTTGCTGTTGTCGGCATTCGTTGTAAAGCGGAAGGTACGAGTACCAGTTGCGAAACGGGGGTTTGCATCCTCGTTGGGGTTCGGGATGAACAGAGTACCCGCAAGTTCACCAACGTTGTTAGAGATCAAACGACGATCCTTGACGACGGCACGAGCACCAGAGGTTTGACCGACAAGAACTTCACCAACAGCAATGTTACCGAAGAAGTCGGGGTTTTTGGTTTCTGCCAGAGCATCGGTATCGATGTTCAGAATATCTGTCTGCGATGCATAAGATTCAGGCAGAGCAGAAGATGTGCCAGTGTAGGGGTTGAACTGACCACCATCGTTGGGTTGGGCAACCTTCAAACGGCAACCAGATCGAGAACCAATCACAGTCTCACCCACAACAAACGGAGTTTCGTTGGTGTTGGGATCTGCAGCAGAGTTCTTCACCAGTTCGATGATCTTCGGCAACATGTAGTTGTTTACATTCACGTTATCGAAGAATGTATAGAAACGAGTGTTGGGTTTCATACGGGAAACCTTGTAACCAACGTTTCTGGAACGAATCCAGGGGACTGCTGTCTGGGACAGGATGCTGTCGCCCAAAGACTTGCGATCAACACGGGGAACGACACGAGTTCTAATACCCTGACGTGTCTGGTTGTTAACAACACGATATGTGCGACGTTCGTGCAGGTAGAAAAGACCTTGACGACGTTGACCGTGACCAGCACGACCCAACTGACGACCAACACCATATCTACCAGACTGACTCAGGAAACTGTTTCTAGATTGTATAGTTTCACCAGTCCAGTTAGTCTGCCAAGAACCCCACTGAATAGGAGCAAAACCATTCTGGTCAATGTTCAGGTCTCTAGCAACTGCAGAGAAGTCACCTTCAACGTTCTCAACTCGTGCAGGCAGACGCTTGGTATCAATCCAATCGTCAGAAGACGGCAGAAGGTCAATACGACCAATGAATGTAAATACGTTGAACGGGTTAACGTTTTCTTGACGAGAAGCATATGGTTGCTCAACGATCATTTCCTCAACATAAGGAAGTGTGAGAACGTTTGCTTCGTGTTTGATGACGTTACTGGACTGCTGTTCGTTCCACTCCAGAGCAACGTTAGTTGTATAGTGTGAAGGACGCAGAATACCTTCTCTAAAGTCCAGAGAACACTTGTAGTCAGGACTCAGAACATCACCAACTGTGTGGTCGGTGAAGTCGTCAACAACATAACCGTTCTTGAATCTGTCAAGACCGTTTGCATCGTAGGACTTGGTGTTATCTGCCTGAACTTCAAGCAGAGACAGGGAGGTGTAGTATTCAACCTGTGCTACACGAGCCTCAAGGTCGCCAATGTCCTTCATAGTGAAGCGACGAATCTGCTCAGGCTTGATGATTACGTCACGCTCTGGATTGTAGACATATGGTTTGAGTTCCATTGTTGCAAGCAACATGGCATTCTCAACCTTGTCGGGAGGCAAAAGATCATCGCCAGGTTTGCCCTGTGCAACAAAGATTTCGTTGTTGTTACCCAGATAAACGTGATCAAGTCTGGGTTGATACCAGGAGTAGTCAGCACGGAATGCTGTCTCTACACGCATGATATCGAAGATCGTGGATCCGCCAGCAGCATTATTCTGTGTGGAGAATACACGGGAATCAAAGTCAAGAGAGGTACAGTTCACATAGTAGGGGTTGCCTACAGTACCAGAACCCTCTGCTTGCTCACCAACTGCAGGACGGAAGTCAATCTGGTCAACCAGGAAGTTGATACTACCGTCAAGTTTGTAGTTGGGGATTTCTTTGAAAGGAATACCTGTATAAGACTGTGCCGAGAAGTAATCACCAGTTTGTTCATGCAGGAAGTAATCGAAGATGACGATCAGTCTTCTTGTCGGAGCAGTGATATTTGGTTCACGAATGAGTTTGGAAACGTCAGTAAAGTGAGAACCTTGCTGAGGATCCAGGTTGAATGAGGTTGTGATGTTTCTAGCGCCAACAATAACAGAACCATCAGCGTCATCAATCAGTGCTGTCAGAGCAACACCATCATCGTCAAAACCATCAATGATCTCACCAGGAACAAACTGAATATTGTTCAGGGATACGTTATAGAGGCGAAGGGTGGAGTTTACAAACGAAATCACTCTCGCTCTAGCACCAGATGTACGACCAACGACAACAGAACCAACGTCAAAGAAGGTTGCCGAATCAAGGACAACATACGGAATCTGGGCATCTTCATCTGACTCAGACTCATACACAGCATGAATCTTATAGACATCGTTCAGACCGAAGGAGATCTCGCTGTCTTCAATACGAGTACCGTACAAGTTACCGTAAGCAAGACCAAACTTCAGAGTATCGTTCTGCTGGTTTGTCTTGATAACCTTCATGACACGCATCTTGGATGCTGTCTTGATCTTTCTGGAAACGGTATTTTTCGAGACCAGTGCATTCAGGTGTACCGAGGTAACACCAGACAGACCTTGAATAGTGATTGACTGTCTTTCAGCACCGAAGCTAACTGTCAAGTTCTGTGCATCGTTCTCGATTTCCAAATCGAGGTTTTGACCAACGGTATAGGAAGAACCAGATTGTGCAGCAACAGTCAGAGTAAAGTCGCCCTCATCAAGAGAACCGAATGCTTCGGACTCAGGAAGGGTAATGGTGATATCACCGTTACTTACAACTTTGTTAATGAAAGATCTGTAGACGAAGAATGATTCGTCAGACAGAGAACGCATCGAACGATATGGCAAGTCGATGCTGAGTTCACCGTTCTGATACGATTTCATTCTCAGATAAGGTCTCAGTCTAATGACTGTGCCTTGTGCATACTCACCATCGGGAATAGATCCCTTAGTCAGTGCGGTATCAAGTAATGCAGTCTGCTCAGCGTAGTTGAAGATGAAGTTGGAAACTGTAGAAGCAGAGTTTGCTGCTGTTACATCGATTGCTGTTGGATCAACTCTCTTAACACGCAGAGTGCTTTCACCTTTTACCGATGTACCAGTTACACGGAGAACTTCACCAGGACGGAGTTCTGTACCGAAGGTGGAACCGTATCCATAGAGAGTTTGTGTGCCTGCCTGATCAACATCAACGTTGTAGCAGTCAATGCTGTACTGGTCATCAAGGCTAACGTTACAACCAAAGACAACGGCGGAACCTTGGTTCCTACCAATCATTGATCTGGTGTCTTGGAACTGATAACCAAAGACAGCATCAATCTCTCCAACAACACGACCGTCTCTTGTGACGACTTCGTTATTTGTGAATGTACCAGAAACCTGATACAGGGTCACATATTTGCGGCTCTGCTGACTGGTTGCACCTTCATATACATATGCTCTTGCACCAGAAGTACGACCTTGGATTACATCGCCAGGTTGCAGTTGGACGTTCGTCTTGAAGTTCATCAAGGTGAACATCTGAATGTCCATCATGTACAGGTTATGGAAGTCTGTACCAAGAGTGGTATCAGTCTTCACATACTTCATCTGAACAACACGGGCTTTACCGATCATGTTGCCCTGAGAACTACCTGTATAGGTGGAGTAATCAGTTGTGTCGTTGGGAGCGATCATCCAGTTATCGCGGAGTTCGATAACCTGATATGCATTTTGGATGCCATCTCCAGAGATCTGGGGATTGCCATAAACGTCATAAACTTCGACAAAGTTGCCGAGTTCAAACGAAATAATACCGTTCTCTCTGGTTTTGAATGTTCTGGGTTTGGGAACAGACGCATACTGAGGTGTCAGGAACTCAGTCCTATAACCTCTAACATATGCTCTACCAGGACCAACCTCAACGGCAAGATATTCATCAGAAGCACTGACACCATCGGGGGAGATTTCACCAGTCCTGTAAACACCGTTGTTGAAGAAGTCATCGAGGTGCTCACGAGCGGTAACGTCGAATGTATCGACAACATAGTCACCACTCTCTTCAAACGTACGACGTGCGAGAGAACGCTCAAGTTCGGAATATGCAGTTTTGTTTACAACCTGTTCAACCTTACTCTTGTTGATTCTCAGCAGTTCAATGAAGTTCTTATCAGTATCATCATTGATTGCCTTCTTGGTCAGTGTCGTCCTAATACGGAAACGGTGACCGCCAGGTGCCGAGTAGTTAGATGAACCAGCAGCGTTGTCGTTCAGTGAGGGGTCATCCTCAGGAGTGATGATCGACTCGCTTACATCAAGACCAATACGGTAAGAGGGATTGTTTGTGTATTGATCAAGCAGAAGGTATGCAGACTCCACGTCTACAAAGTAACCTCTGATGAAGTACACACCAGCATTGATGTATGCAACAGAACCAGTTGCAGTTGCCGCTGCTGGCAGAAGTTGTGCAAACGGAGAAGAAACCTCAATCAGGGTTGAACCGAAAGTGATTTCGTTCTCAGCATAAAGCTGTTCATTATTGATAAACTCTTTTACGCCTACATCAGAGATGGTGTCTCCAGAATCGACGTACTTGACATAAAGGGTGATATAACCTTTATCCGATTCTGTAGCGGGAATCGAGTACAGCACCTTTGCTTTAACGCCAGAGGTGACACCCGTAACCAGTTGCCCGTGCAGTTGGGTGCGGTAGTTTTCAACGTCAACACCCAGGAAGTTCTGCTGCAGAATAACTGCTTTAACATTCAGGTCGTAACCAATCTGACCAGGAATGACCATGGCACCTTCTTTGAAGAAGTGTTGACCCATGGACTCGATTTGGTTCTGCAGAATAGTCTGCATCGAGGTAAGTTCCCTAGCCTGGATCGGGAATCCTGGTCTAAAGAGAACTCGGTAAAAGTTTTTGTCCTTATCGAAGTCGTCAAAATAAGGACTAATGTTCAGATTAGTATTCTGGGGCATTTTAGAACTCGATTACGATTTTGATATCTTCGATTTGGTCACCAGCACGAGAGATCGCGCTCCTGTTATCTATGTAGATAACATCTCCAGAGTTCGGTTGGATCTCGGGAGAAGCATATCCGTTAGTGAATGACATACCCAGGTCATATTCTGTGTTGTTGATAACACGAGTTGATGCACCTGCGACAATCGGGAAGTTGATGTCTGGGTCACCTGAGGTACCAGATGTTGCACCAACGATTGCGTTACCACCTTCAAACTCAACGAGGTTACCTGTGATTTCAGGGAACACACCGTCAACTCTGTTTTGGTAATACTTCAAAACTTTGGTTGTAGAGTTCCAAGAGATGACACGTCCACGAGCAGTCACCTGCTGACCACCAACAGTTCTGGACTGTGTGATGATTTCATCCGTTTGGAACTGACCTGTAAACGATGCAGGGAAGATAGATGCATACGTTCCAGACAGGGTGAGGTCGGATACCAGTTCAGCGGTACCGAATCTCTTGGGGTTGATCACCAGACCAATACGACGATAGTCGTTATCGGTCGGGAAGTCACCGCTACCTTCAGCGTAGGTGAACTTCGTGTTGATCATTACTCGGAAACCACCCAGTTCGACGGGAGGTACAGCACCGTGACCGCCAACAGGGGGGATAATAACGTCGATAGTTGCACCAGCACCAGCACCAGCACCAATACCGTTCACTTCGTCAATGATGACTTTACCGAATGTGTAACCAGAACCACCAGAGGTCACGGTTGCAGAAACGACCTTACCACCATCAACAACCAGCGATACACGACCACCAGTACCGTCTCCCTTGATGGGCACGTTTTCGTATGTGCCGTTGTTGTAACCAGCACCAGATGCCTGAATAACAACGGTGTCGATTTCTCCACCGATAGCATCGGACTGCACAGCAACGTCACTCAGCACTGGCATGTATTCGCCAGAGAAGAACTTCAGCACCTGTCCCACAGGGATGGTGTACATATACTTCCAACGATAACCGTCGGATGTAGTAATAACAGATGTCGAAGTACCAGTCGGTTCAACAGTCGAGGGCTTACCGTTCGGATCAGAAGGGGATGTTCCGTTGTAGATGCACTTATAGACCTGATACGAGGAGTTAACCACGTAGAAGTCGGCGTCATACAGTTTGGTAGCACCAGACGATGCCGTCTTGGTAGAACTGTAGTCATGACGATACATGTCATAGACATAACCCAAACCACCTGTGGTTTGTTCGGGAGGTGTCCAGTCCACACGACGGATAACTTGGATAACGTCATTCGCAAGCACACGCTTCAGCGAAATCATGTCATCGAAGACATCCGAAAACTCTTGGAAAGAGTCAATAGGTGTCGGTGGATTATTTTCATTGTCCCACGATTGTGGACGACCAATGAAAACGTACAGACGGTCTCTACTTGCCCCAGCATCAATGTCAGATTGGATGGGATTAGGTCCCTCCAACGCCTTGATGAACTTGTTGGCAGTAAAAATCCTAAACTGGTCAGTAAGTAACGCCATTATGCTGTTTTACCCTTCCCTTTATTTATAGGTTATTCTGGTTCGTTTCTCAGGAGGTAATCGTAATAAACCTCCCAGAGATTACCTGTCGCACTAGAGCTACCACCAGAAATAGCATCGGTTGGATCAAACTTATAGTTTGCACCGTTGTTGACAGGGTTGGACAGGATAAGTTGGACGTAACCGTTACCATATCCTTGTGGTGAATCATCCCAAGAGACGATAGTCGCACTAACGCCAGAGACGGATCCCGAAACAGATTCACCAACAGAGAACTGAGTAATACCGTTCCAGTCTTTCAATACCATTCTGATATCAGCAGAGTGTGATTCACCATCACCCAGCTGACCAGCATCCTGCACAGTTGCAACTAGAGGATTCTGACTACCGTCAAATACTCTGTCACCGATTGCTAGCAGGGTTGTGTTTTGACCACCGACGGTTTCCTCAATACCATACTTGGATGAGGCAATACCACCGTCCAGGCTGACTTCATATTCAAAGTCTGTTCCTGTGTTGATGATGTCAATGATGCCGTCACCAGCACCCTCCAGTTCATTATCGTCTTCAAACCTACTGTCTGGTCTGATTGAAAGTGGTGATGTAAACAGAACGATCTCATCACCAGGAGAATCCAGGATTACGTGAGGTTCCACACCAGTTCCAGAAGAACCAGCAACACCAGCGATGAATGTGATAATCTTTGTTTCTGCTTGAGACTTGCCAGCATCAATAAATGCTAGTTCGTCAACTTCAAACACCAGATACAGTTCTCTTGTTTCTGGTCTCCAGTCGTAAACAATAGCGATCTTGTTATCTGCCGATTCTTGAACACGGCGAACCCTATCGTTAATAGCGAACTGATAACCAGTAATACCTGTATTAGGATTATTTTGCAGAGAATCCAGAACAACCTTCTGGTCATACTTGAAGTTAATACCTCTAGTAATCCCTTTGAACTGGGTTGCAGTTTTGGATGTGTATCTAAAGATCTCCTTACCAATCTGTGCCTTACCCGAACCAGGGAATGCTGCAGTGGTTTCAACGTTGATTGTGGTGTCAGAAACACCAACATCGGAAGTAAGACCAGTAATGTTGTAGAGAACCGAGTTCAGTGACTGACGATTTCTGGCAGTTCTGACTAGGTTTGTATTTCTTGTGAAGATAACCTGAGGGGATGATGTGTATCCACCACCAGGGTTTGTGATATTGATGTTTGTAATCTTGCCAAGATTTACAACTGCTTCTGCAGTTGCACCAGATCCACCACCACCAATCAACTGGATGATGGGTGGAGTCTCGAAGAACTCACCAGGGTTACTGATGTTAATGTTCTCAATCTGACCAAACTCATTAACTTCACAAATACCAGTTGCACCCTCACCACCGCCACCAGCGATGACGAGAGCAACGTCAGATCTAGTGTAGTTACGACCGACATTTTCTAGAGATAGACCAGTCACAAAACCAGTAACAGGCACCAACTCTGCACCAGCACCACCACCGCCGACAATCGATGCGCTAGTGCCACCGAAATAGTTGTCACCATTTCTTCTGAGTTGGATGTAGTCAACTCCACCATTTTCATCTAGGAAGACTTGACCACCAGCACCAAAAGCACCAAAGTCGGTGCTATTGATGACCAGTCGAAGTGGACTGTATCCTTCACCAGGATCCAAAACCTCAACTGCCTGAATCTCACCTGCAGTGTTGATTACGGGTCTCAGAACTGCATCCCTAAGTGGTGTGCCGCAGTTACCAATAGTAAGTTGCGGAGGATCATTGGCGTCATAACCAGATCCACCATCAACAACATACACCTCACGGACACCGTAGGTGCTGTTGAATACGGGATCGATTATCGCACCGCTACCTGGGACTGTTCTTGCCATTTATCAGACCACTACAATGTTTCCGACCATCCCAGCATGGATGGTGCACTGATACACATAAGTCGTACCTGCACTCACAGACATGGGGACTGTGTACACAAGAACGCCAGTTGTAGATCCAGAAACGCCATCTGTTACAGCAGCACCACCAGATCCAACGCGGATTTCAAAGGGGTGACTGGTACCAGTTGTATTATTGAATCTATATGTGAAACCTCTATAAACATAGATTGTTGGATCGTCTGTAGTGTTGCTCAGACCAGGACCATCGAATCTATATGCTTGGGTGCCGTTTGCGGTGATATCCCAAGAGAGTACGGGTGATGCATATGCACCGAAAGTGTTGGTTCCTATACCAACAATCGACTGACCTTCAGTAACAGTGGGAAGAGCAGGTGCAGTATTGTTAATGGTAACTACTGTGCTTGCACCATCACCAGTAACAACTGTAGAGATGTTTGTTCCACCAGTGAAAGTTAACTCAGCAGTTGCAGCAGATGCAGTCTGAGTTCCAGTATCACCACTGACAGTCTCATAAAGATTTTGTGTGATGTTAGGTGCACTGTTTGTGACAGTGAGGTTATCTCCAGAGATCGCTGTCGAAATACCTGTGCCGCCAATAATGTTGATTTGGGATGTGGTTGTAGTAGCAGTCTTGCTACCACTATCCGAACCGATCACGCTGAACAGGTTTTGATCTGGATCACCCAGAGCACCAGTCATATCAATGGTGAGTGTGTCACCAGAGATGGTTGTGGAGATGTTTGTGCCACCTGCAATGGTCAAAACATCCTGTGCAGCACTAGCAGTTGTGGTGCCAGTGTCGGCATTAAATGTTTCCCACAGGTTTTGTGTACCAGATGATCCACCCTCACCAGTTGCATCATTGGCAGGTTCAAACTTAGAAGTTGTAGAGTTCCACTTCAGGATTTGACCGTTGGAGGGACCACCGCCGACAGTCATGTCAACGTCAGCCAGATCACCAATGCTGCTATTTACGTCAACCAGTTCAATCCAAGAAGAGGAGTGAGCAAAGTATCCTTTACCAGTGTCATGAACATGAGCAAACATGCCATGGTGATTGGTAGCATTGGGGAGGTCTGCCAACTCATTGTAGGGTGCATACCATTTCAGGTATCCATCTGCACCATCAATATAGGTATATGGCGTACCACTGTTACCACCCCAGAAGTTGATATCACCCACACCGCTTGGTTTGATGGTGACATTGCCGTTACTATTTGAGGTGATGTTGAATCCACTGACATCAAGATCTGCTGTCAGGGTATCTAGGTGATCCCCATAAAACTCTGCTTGTGGTTCGGTTCTGAAACGAAGAACTTGACCTTCTGTGATACCAGCACCGATATTGATCAGAATATCGGTACCATTACCAAGGCGATCGTACAGTTCATCGATGACATTATTAAGTTTGACGGCACCATCTCTTAGGGTGTCGCCAGTACCGTCATTAGCGGCAGAACCAATACCAATATTCTGCTTAGACATAGTTCTCGGACTTTTATAGTGCTATTTAGGTTTGATCGAAACGGGTAGATGTACTGTCGAACGTTGTCGCAGTAGCATCGAACTGGGTATCTCCAGTTGCACCACCCACACCTGTTACGGTAAGAGTTGCAACGTCGGAAGTCAGTGGTGAGTTTTGTGCTGGTGTAGGAGCACCAATCGGTCCACGAATCTCAACTTTGAACTTGTACCCCGTCATGTATGCAAGAGCAGTGAAGGAGTAGGAAGAGGAAGTTGCGCCGTTGAGAGTGGAATAAGAGAAACCACCATCAGTAGATCTAAACCACTGATATGTCTTCGGTCCATTCTCAGGAAGAATGGTTACAGCAACACTGAATGTTGCAAGTTGTCCACTATTAACTGTGACGTTTTGTGGTTGTGTGTTGATCTGTAGAGTAGGTGCAACGCCACCAGGACCCTCGCCACCAGCACCAGGATCGGGAGGAGCAGCAGCACCATTGTTTGGTGGTTGATCAATAGACTGCCTAGATGTCAGACCAATCATGTATGGGAACTGGGCATCTCCTGTTTCATCGATTGTCAGGAAGTATGCGTAGGTGCCGTTGGGATACTCAGGAGTGAGGCAGAAACGCCCGTTGTGGGAGTCTAGTGAACCCTGTCCCTCGGTGTACTCCCAGTCCTGCATAAATGACCCTGCAGGGGGGTTCTGGAGGGTGCTGCCATAGGAAGGTCTACCTTCTGGTTCAATAGGTTTGAGATCGTATGATGTGGTCATGTATGTGATCTCAGACTCATTGTTCCATGGGTCTGTATACGCAAACGGACCATAGACAGGGAATCCATCAAAAGCGATGCCAAGCATCTTGGAGTGACCATCGGGATGTCTCAGATTGTCGCCGTTATACTGAGTCAGACCGTAGTAGTCATTGTATGTTGACATGATGGAACCATTTTTCCAACAGTCAATGAAGTGTGTATCGTGATAGTGATACTGACCTGTGTTCTCTGGGTGACCACCGCATTGGTCATCGCCAAAATCTACTGGAGACAACTCATAGTGTGCGTTCCAGTTGAATCCTGCTGGTGGGTTACCACCAGCACCAGCACTAGGGTTAAACAGTGCAACACCATTTGCTGCTACACCAATAATGCCCAGTGGCGTCGGTGTTCTACCATTTCTCTGATCATAATATGTGTATGTTCCTGTATCGCCATAAGAGGAATCTGCAACAATCAAGTCGAGAGTTGTATCTGTACTTCTCCAACAGTTGCCAGGTGTAGAAGTAAAGGTTGTGCCCTGATATACAAACTTCTGCCTTCTACCATCGCTGAATACAAACATTAAGTTGTCTCCAGGACGAATCGTGCCAGAAGTCGGATCTGCACTTAGCAGAGCATTGTCGTCTGGTGATAGTGGGATAGTAATAACGTATCCTTCCTTCGACCAAGTATTATCGTCAAACGTTCTAGCAACACCAAACGTACCACCTCTAAAAAAGAAGTCATGCTCAAACGCCTGTTCAGTAACAGTGTTTGGGTTGTTTGTATTAGGGAACGTTCCGTAAGCTACGGGGTCTGGTAAACCATCCCCCGTAACCGTCAGAATATTATTAGCAGGATTGTACGCAGCGGTTGCGGTCATCGTTTTTGACTATTTATTGTGCGAAGATAGACGAGGGAACGAAGTTGGCGATCACGGTTGCACCCGTCTGTACCTTAAGGACAGAGGAGTTGGAGTAGACAGGTGTTGCGCCTGCGTATGTGATTGCAACTCTATATTCATCACCATCATCACCCTGAATGGTGCTGCTGGTTGTGTAGATGGACTGGTTAGCACCGATGATGTTGTTCCAATCCGTTTCACCGTAGTTCTTCTTCTGCCACTGATAGTTCAGACCCTCGGTCACGCCCAGGGGATCGCCATCAGCAGCGTTGAACACTGCGATCACGTTGAACACTGCGGTTTGACCCTGGTTCACGGTGATGTTCAGAGGTTGACGTGTGATCTGGATTGCACCCGATTCGATGGTGATTGTTTCACCAGTGGTGGCGTCAATCGCCTCACCCGCGTAGACATCGAAACCACCGTTGATCGGAGCGCCCTGAGGCGTTGTGAAGTCATCGGCAACCGTTGTCAGAACGCTGACTGTAGGCAGTGCATAACCAACACCAGGGGTCTTAACTTGGATGCTCGCGACACCCATTTGTGCACGTACGCGACCGTCAAAACCACTGGAGGAGATCACGTCCACATTCGGGCGTGTGGTGTAACCGTTGCCAGGGTTGGTGATGATTGCTGCGGAGAGCGTACCTTGGCGAATGTTAGCCAACGCGGCAGCGTTGCGACCCTTGACTGTGCCTGTGTACTCGAAGGTAACCAGCGAGTTGGAGGATTCAATCAGAGCGACCTCACGAGGTTCCAGTTCGTTTTCACCTTCGATGAAGAGTTGGTCACCTGCTTCGATCGGGGGAACGACGGTTGCAGCAATAACGTCCGCGTCAGAACCGATGTAGCTGAATGATACAAAGGTCGTGCCTGCGCGAGGAATCTCAGAGAAGATGATACGAGAACCAACGATTTCATAACCAACGCCAGGTTCCTGAATGATGCCGTTGAGCGAAACGATGATGTTGTTCTCAGGCAGGATAGTGTTGGAAGAAACACCTTCCGTCAGGGTCAGGGAGTAGAAACCACCCTGATACTTGAGGTTGAACGAGGAGCGGAGCGAGTCAAACTCAAAGCTGATATCATCCAGTTGACGGAGTTTACCGATGTAGTAACCGATGAACTCAGATCCAACTTCAGGTGCCTCTGTGAACGTAATCTCGTCAGAAGACGCGGTGTACGCGGCAGCAGCGCCAGGAGGTTGAAGGATGCCGTTCACGAAGATCAGCATGTGACCTGCGGGGTCGGGCAGATATTGCTCACCGTTAGCGATGGTCAGTTTGAAGGTTGTTTGAGAACCATCGAAACCACGGAAGTAGCGGTTGACACGACCAATCAGATCGCGTGCGAGAGAAACACCTGCCTGCCAACCACCATCAGAAGTGATGGTCATGTTGGTCAGGAAGTCGCCCACAACTTCTTCCAACCAGCAGCGAGCAGTTGTACCTGTTTGCTCGATCTTGGCGATCTTACCGTAGGCAGAGTAAGTGGTTTCAACGAAGTTGCCCGAAGCAAAGATCAGCGGGAAGTTGTTGAGGTTTTCAAACTTACCAACGTTGTAACCGCCAGCACCGAATGTGTTAATCGGCAGGTTGCCGCCACCAGTTTGTACAGGCGAGGTGAGGTAGAGATCATTGATGCCATCATTGGGGCGATTGTCCCACTTGGAGACAGTTGCCGTGATGCCAGGTACCGCAATGGTAGTGCCTTGCAGCAGATAGACGGTATCACCAGAGTTGAAGTTACCTGTGTAACCCGTATCGCGTGAAACGCTAGTGAGGGACAGTTTGTAGACTTTCTGACCGTGCACGTATGTGTTGACGGAGATTGCCTGACCGTTATCCTCAATACCAACCAGATCGAGGTACTTATCTGTGACGGAACCGTAGATCACATCACCAGGCGTCCATGCGCTGTTGATTGTCTCAACGTCCATGGTGATACGACCACCACCCGTTCCGATAAGAACACCACGCTTGTCGTTATACACGTCAATGTATGCTTCGGTAGCGGTGTCTTTCTTGAACAACCAGTCACCCTGAGTGAAGATACCCGTCTTGGTGTTCAGCAGCAGACGATCTTCTGCAACTGCCGTTACGGTTGCGGTTGCACCCGAATCGATACCTTCGAGGATATCTCCTTGAGAGATAGTACCCTGCAGGGTTTCAATCTTGATCCAACCGTTGTCAAACTCGTCGGGAGTGACGTGCTGCATAACGTAACCGTTGTTGCCTGTGGAACCCTGAACCACGACTTGCTCACCATCGATGAATGTAGTCGTGGACATTGTTTCAAGACCATAGTATTTGAAGGTCTTAACAACTTTTGCGTTATTGATAAATGTAGATGATACTTCAGCAGAAGTACCAGTTGTTGTGCCCACGAGCACGTCAGCGATATTAAATCCAGCAGAAATGGGAGTCTGGATATCGCGGATGCCGAAGTCGTTAGTGACGCGAGTAACACCTGCACGACGAGCAGTAAAGAACTGCTGGTTACCTGTGTTTGTGGTATCAAGAGTGAAGTCACGGAAGCGAGCATCATGCTTGGGCATACGGGAGATTTCAAACCACTGTGCCTCAGCATTGAGGACGTAGTAGAAGTCTTGATCGTTTGCACCATCCAGAGAAGTTGCAGATGCCAGAACGTACTTCAGAACATCGCCACGGCGGAAGAAGTTGGTACGGTTGATGCGTACGCGGTTTTCTTCACGCTCCCAACCAACTTCGATTGTCGGTGTGAGCAGAACCAGAGCGGGATCTGTGTTGTAGTCTTCACCTTCGTTGTAGGAGTTGTTGAGGTTTTGAACGTCAGTGGAAGCAACGAATGTGACCACGTTATCCGAGGGGAATGTGCCACGCTCGATAGCAAACTCCAGGCAGTTGAGCGAGGAGTCCATGTTGAACTCGGTGCTCTCCTGATCCCACTCCAGGCGAGGAGTATAACCTTGGACCTGTTCAGGACTCCAAACATCGTACGGAGTCCAGGCAGGATTGTCAAAGTTGAACATCACATCCTTCGCGTACTCACGAACCTTGTTCATGCAGTACAGGAGGCGGATTCTCTGGATAGTGGGGTAAGCGATGAAGTTGCCTTCGCCGTCAAACCACTCATTTGCAAGTTTGAATGCACCTGCGTTACCGCCAGTAGCGATGTCATAGATACATGCTTCAAGAACATCCTGGGCATATGCCAGATCAGGAATATTGCCAGAAGGATATTGTGCCAGGGTTGCTGCCACAGCACGACCAGTAATCGCGTGATCATTCTTGCGAATAAACTCTGCAGTCAGGCGGTTCGAGTAGGAACCAGAACCCAGACTATCCAGCATCAGATCAAACAGAGTCCATGCAGCATCAATCACGTTGTAGCAAGTGTATTGCTGATACAGAGTGTTAGTAAATCCGTCTGTGGGAACTGTTCTGGTGATGCTTTGCAGGTAGTTGGACGGGGAAGATGCACTTGCGTCGGTGATTGTCTGCAGAACGATATCAAACAGATCGTTGATAACAACTGCGACGTTCTGGCAAGTATTACCCCAAGAAGATGCCGACTGATCGTATGTGATTGTAAGATCACGCTCAGCAGAGTCGGCGGTGTACTTCATCGGCCAGATTGTTGGCAGAGTACGAGTAACGCCACCCAGAGTGGTGTAGTTGGTGATTGTGTCGGTAACGATGCCGAACAGGTCGTTGATCGAAGACTCAACGTTTGAACATGCACCACCACCAGGAGGAACCGTACGGGATGCGTGGTTCATGTTGCCATTCACCACAGCGTCGGTAACGATCGACAGCAGCGTTGTAGCAGCAGAAACCTCAGTCGGACATGCGGGTTGGGTCACGTCAGCAGTGATCGTGAGATCTCTGTACTGAGTCAGAGTTGTGCGACCTGCTGCATTCCAGGAGTTTGCTGCAACGGGTTGGATGTTACGGATAACATCGGGCAGGATGCTGCTGTTGATGTAGTTGAAGATCGCCTGTGTCCAACCGTTTTGGGGAGAACCGATGTGACCGTTCTGGACATACTCGTTTGCGTAATCCCAGACGTAGGAGTTACCGCCGTAAGCGACGTGATATGCAACACCCTTCAGGATACGCTCAGTATCATCGATACAGGAGACGGTGCCGTTGGGGATTGTCCAACCATTAGTTGCCACGAAGGTATTAACAACACCTTCTGCAATCCAGCGAGCGTTGTTGTAGATCAGATTGTATGCGTCAGCAGCACGGGAGCGGTTTGCAGTAGTGCCACCAGTCAGAGCATTCTCGTCCAGAGTCACATAGTCGCGGGTTCTGAACTTGTAGGGTTCGTAGTCGAGTTCGTCATAATACTTCTGCTCAAACCCGTGAACCTCGTTACCAGTGTTGATAACGGGTACTGCACGCATGACCTGAATCGCAATGTCGCGTGCCTGATTGAAGGCATACACAGACTCGGTGGATTGAGATGCAACGTGCTGGAGACCTGCAGTGCCCACATAGAACTCAGCAGCGTCATAGACCATGTTGTTGCCGCCGTACTTCATGTTGAAGACGATTGCATTCAGGGTATCTGCGATGTCATGAACACAGTTGATGTTGCCACCAGGGATCACGAGAGCAGGATACTGAACGGTTGTGCGATAGACTGCTTCCTCAGCGATGAAACGGATATTTCTGTCAAGGATGTTTGCAGCATCAACATAGCGAGATGCAACACCGTTCTGATCGTAGGACTCAACGCTAGGATCATTTTCCTCACCAGCCCCATAGCCATAGATGTTATCGCGTCCGAATCCGTTACGCATTGCGAGGATACAAATATCTCTCGCCATCTTGTATGCGTAGATGGATGCTTCTGCCTCACTTTCGATGTGGCGGAGGGAGTTATTTTCGGGTTCGATGTACAGTTCAGCAGCATCGTAAACCTTGCTGTTTCCACCCAGGCGAATGTCATGGACAAGTGCCTCAATGAAACCAACAACGTCATCGATACAGTTTTGCTGACCGCCAGGAATCTGCAGATCTTGGAACTTAGCGAGGTCATTCATTCTCATGACTGCCTCAGTTGCAATCTGCTTTTTGTTCCTTTCAATCATGTCTGCTGCATCAATCAGCTGGTTGTTGTCAGCACGGTTGGCGTTGTAACCCTGAGGATCAACAGTAACACCGTGATCAATGTAAGGAACCTTTTGGGTATACTGAGCGATGTAGTAATCGTCAACATTTGTAGTACCCTGGGCAGGATTGGGTGCCTGACCGAACTGAACAAGCAGTTGGTTGATTGCTTTGGTGGAGAGGTACTTGGTGTAAGAGATTGCATCCAGCATCGGCAGCAGTTCTTCGCTGACGTGGAGGATATCTTGCTCACCATTCAGGTAGAAGTCGATAACTTCGTTAACTGCAGCATTGCCACCTGTGAGCAGGTCAGCGATGATTGCAGGAATGATGTACTGCTTGATATCGCGGATACAGATCTGACCGTTGTTACCACCAGGAATCTGCAGTTTGTCGTAGTAGGTACCGTTGATGGTAACTTCCCACTTATTCTCAATGTAACCAACGACTTCCTCAGCGATGTAATCTCTGTTCAACCACAGAGCATCACCAGCGTCGCGGAAGCGGTCGCCCGTAGGTGCGAGGATGTTCAGAATGTTCTGAGTCAGTGCGTCAATATTGTCAAGAACTTGCTGAGTAGCAGCAGTACCAGTTAGAGGAATACGGAGTTTTTCGCTGTAGGTATCTGTAAGATCCGTGTCTGTAGTGGTGACAACATACTTACAAAGTTCACCTGCTTGTTCCCATGCGTACAGGGATTGCAGAAGTTCTTTGCCGATAAACTCAAGACTTCCATCCTTCTCCAGGTAACCCTTGGCCGCGACGGTTGTGTAATAGTCGCCGCCATACTTCAGATCTTTGATGATAGCGTCGAGAATAAACTCTTCAGTATCACGGAGACAGTAGTATGTGCCCTGATAGGTATTGGTTGCAGGATCGTCACCAGGCATCACGAAGTCGGAATACTTCGCCTTCATGCGACCAACAGCGACCTCAGCGATCCACTTATCGTTCTTAAGAATGAGATCTGCAGCATTGCGATGAGAGTCACGACCCAGGTCGATGTCCTCAACAATCACACGCTTGTCTTCGTAATCGATTCTCTTGGCAGTTGCAGAGGATACTGTCTGACCACTGAACTGAGCATAAACCTCAGAGGTGGAGACAATAAACGGTTGCTCCGCATTCAGACCCAGAACGATTCTTTCATCATCCCAGTTATTGCTGGTAGGTGCAGTGAATCCTGCAGTGTACTTGGCATAACCCTTGTAGACTGCAATCTGATCAGCGTTACCGATGAATCCATTGGAACCTGTCAGGTTAGAACCAACGTAGCAAGGACCCCAACCGAAATCATCGTTGTTTGTGGCACTACCACCTGCCTGAACACCATCCACGTATGCGAGCATCACTCCAGATGTTCTGACGACTGCAACGTGGTGCCAGGTGTTTGCAGTGAATACCGCGTTGGAGATGATCACAAGGTTGCCAGAACCACTGTAGACACGCAGAGTGTCATTGTTAATCTCAACCATCAGACCTGTGCCAGCAGTGCGACGCAGATCAAACAGTGTTTGCTGACCAACAATACCAGTCGGATAGAACCAACCTTCCAGGGTGAAATCGCCTGTGCCGAAGTCAAAGTCATAGGACTCTGCTTGCTTCAACCAGGAGTTTGCAACAAACTTCAGAGACTTAGTGCTGTTTGCCAAGTCAGTCTTGACGTTCAGAACACTCTGAGTAACTTGTGCAGCACCAGGGTTTGTGAGAGTGGAGTTTGTGATGTACTCATCGGCAGCAAATGTGCCACCAACGCCTGCGCTGGTTGCGAACAACCACTTCAGACCAGAGTTCACGCCTTCCAGAGACATGGTTGTTCCAGAAGTCACGCCACGGACATTATCAAGTCTGTTGAACAAACCAGTGGACTTGTTCTTGTATGCAATCTTAATGACACGAACAGTTTCACCATCTCTGAAGGAACCATCGTCGATGGAGGACAGAGCGTTGATATTTGCAAGTGTTTGATTGTTGATTGCAGTAGTTGCAATGGTTGTCAGAGTATCGATAGTGGACTGAACGTCAGCACAGTTTGTATCGGACTGATTATTACCATTTGCATAGTTGACATCATAGTCATGACCAGGAGCAGTACCACCGTAGGATGCGGGATCATTCAGGATTGTCAGATCTTTTTCATACAGCAGGTTGTTGATTGCTCTCTTAGCGAGATCGCGTGCCTTGTTTAGAGCAGTGATGGTTTCTGCTTCTTCACCTGCAACGCCATTGCTAATGAATGTGCCGTTCTGGAAGTAGAAGCGTGCCCATGTAACAACACCCAAGTTGCCACCCTGACCAACGTCAGATGCAAGACCATCAACGAAGTAACCAACGTCACGACGGCACTTGTCCTCAGTTGCATTGTAGGAGGGTTCTTCGGGATCGATATCCTCAAAGTCCTGATTACCAAGAAGTGTTTCGGTGATCGCTGTCGCCAGAGTATCAACTGCAGCACGAACGTCTGCACAAGCAGCAGTATCAGTGTTGCTGATCGTGCCAGGTGCACCATATGTAGCGCCACCTTCGGTAACGGTCAGATCTTGATACTTGGTATAGACCACAGCATCGATTGTCTCTGTGCCGAACAGTTGGTTTGTGATGGCATCTGCCATGTAATCTGCAGCACGTCCGTATGCCCAGGTAGTCTCGGCAAGTTGTTGGTTGATGTAACCAAGTCCTTGAGATGTGTAGTACATCTGGATGAACTTGCGAGCATACTTATTACCACCTGCATACATGTCATATGCAACTGCATCGATGAAGTGACCCAGGTCACGCTTGCACTTATCAGAGTTAGGTACCACCAGAGAGGGGTACTGCAGGATCATATCTTGATAGGTCTTAGCAACAATCCAAGACTTGTTCTTGATTACCAGACGATATCCATCACGGAATCTAGAACGAGGATCGGTTTGAGGTTGACCAGGATAGTAGAAGTCTTCATGCTCAACTGAGATTTCTGCAGTTGCGAAGTCAATGATCTCATCCTTCGATGCTGCAATACGATTTCTAGCATCATAGTAGCGAGGTGCAGCGGTGCCGTATGCAGCACCGTAGATTGGGTTGTTATAGAAGACCTTGATGTTACGGATCTCATCGCCATTGCCAAAGACGCCGTTTGTAAGGTTGGTGTATGTGACCTCAGAAGAGCGAACTTCTTCAAAGTCAAGGAAGTAAGCGTTGATACGCTCTTCATCATCAAAGAGTTCTGTAGGTGTGATTGTGGACTTGGAAATGTCGTCCAGCAGGATGTTCGGATAGCTGGTGCTAACGATACGCTCGAAGAGCAGACCATAGAAGGAGGAACCAGCAGTCAAGATCTGCTCACCAACAACGTCGTTGGTAACGGGATCTCTATAAGGTGCCAGGAATGTGATGCGTGCTGCCAGGCTGGAACGAGTGGAGTAGACGATATCCTGCAGACGGAAGTCAAATACGCCAGTCTCATACTTAGCAGTACCAGTTGTCTTGCTAACAACGATTGCACTGTTGGGATCGCCATTTTCATCCAAGTTAATCGCGTTGACCTGGGCAGTCGGGTTGCCACGGGAGCGATTTGTGCAGACCAGAGTTTCATCAAACTCATACAGTGTGGACTGTGTGAGAACGGTTTGAGAAGCAATCAGTGCACTGAATCCGAGAGCGGAAACATCGATTCTTTCGTTATTTTGGAAAGGACCGCCAACGATTGCGACAATATCGATTGTATTGGTACCCGATGCAACAACAGTTCCAAGAGCATCGCTAGCAGCACCAGAGACTTGATAACCAATCTCAGGATAGATGCCAGAAACATCAGACAGGTTCAAGCGAGTAATGGTCAAGAACTCAAGACCCACATCACGATAGACAACCTTAGAAGGTGCCTTCGGTGCTTCCTTGAACACAATCTGACCACCAACTACATCATATGCATCGACAGGTGCCTGAATGATGCCGTTCAGTGTGATGAGCAACTGGTTGTTCTTAACGATAACCTGCTCGCCCTCAACCGTCAGGTTGAAACCAGTCTGAATACCGTCAAACTCACCAGAGATATCATCAAGTTTCTTAACGATAGAGGTGAGGATTTCCTCAGAGTTGGTCAAACGCTTCTTACGGAAGAGAACTTCAGTATTGTTGAAGTCTGAGTAGATGGGTTGAGCAGCACCGAAAGATGTAACTTGGTTAACGTTGGTGTACTCGTTGATGTTCACCTGTTTGATGAACTCAGTACCAACCTTACGACCAGAGATATCCTTACCGCCAGTCAGTTGAAGCTGACCGAACATATTGAAACCAGTCGGGTGGTTGTTCTCAAGGATTTGCTCACGCCAACGGTTGATGGGAATCGTGGACTTAATAACGTAGGAGAAGTTCTGATAGAAGTAAGAGTCCTGAATCTTCTGAACGATTTCGGAAGGCTTACCAACGTCATCGATGAACTTACCAGGAGTTTGTGTCAGGGAGTCAATATTCAGAACGCCCTTAGCAAGGGAAACGTTGTCAATGACGCCAGATGCACGAGACACAGAACCATTAACACGCTCACCAACAACAAAGTTGCCAGTAGCATTTACGAGTTTCAGGATCTTAGGACCAATCTGCCAACCATTGTTTTCGGAAACGAAAGCAGTGACGGTTGCATCTTCTTCACTATCGCCTTGGTAAACCTTTTCACCCTCAAGGAAGCGAGATGTTTCGACAACTGCCTTTGCTCTACCACCGAATACCTCAGTAAGCAGAACTTGGCGACCAGCACCTTGGGTCAAGAATGTGATGAAGTTACCAGACTCAGCGTCGGCAGGAGTCAGTGCAAAGCGGAGTTGATCACCTTCCAGAGAGTTGGTCTCACCAGCAATCGCATAGTAGATCTGACCCACCACCAAACTGGTCAAACCAGCAGAACTTGGTTTCGGCAGTTCGCCAACAGTATTACCCACATCATCTGCACGGAACTGAACAGCAGCACCGTTAGTAATGCCGTGAGGGAAGTTGAACTGCAGGTAGTTCAGGTCGAGGTTAACGACGTAGTTGAACTCAGACTTCAGAGTCACACTGGGTTCCGAAGAGTAACCAGCACCAGGATTCTTGATCTGAATCTCACTCAGACGGTTGTTCTTAACGATTGCAACTGCTTCAGCACCAACACCACCACCACCTTCGATGATAACCGCAGGAGCAGAGGTATAACCAGCACCAGGATCAGTGATGGTGATTTGGGACAGAATGGAGGTATTGAAGAGTTGCAGGTTGATCGGGAAGGTGATCTCAGGTTTCAGAGTGTAGTCATGGGAATAACCATAACCAAACTCATTGTTCTTGAGTTTCTTGATCTTACCGATGTTCTTACCTGTCAAGAAGACAGATGCACCGCTACCCTCATCGGGAATGATGACACCCAGGTCAGCACCAGAACCAGTCAGTGTGGGACCAAGGATGCCTTGGATACCATCCACATCGACGGTTGCAACTGTGTATCCTTTACCAGGATCGGTAACTACAACGCTAACGATTGTGCCAGAACCGATTTCTTCGTCAACTTCAACAGTGATGCGGCAGAGACCACCTTCACCATCACCATTGATGGGTACTTGATCATATGTGCCGATAGCATATTCAGAACCACCAGACAAGATCTCAACACGTTCAATCTGACGGAAAGATGCAATGTCGGAAATGATGGGCAGTTTTTGATAGAAACCACCAGCAGAGATCAGTTTGATGTCTGCAATAGGACCGATTGCTCTCTTGGATGTGGTGGAGTAATCGGAGTAAGGACGATTCTGATCATCGCTTCCAATCTCAGCATTAGTGTTCTCAGGTTCAAAGTCCAGAGGGAACTGGAACTCATTTGTAGAAACAATGCTAGAAACCTTATATGTTCCATCAAACGGTGTCTTCTTAACGTCGATGAACGAAGTACCACCCACAGGGGAGTTAGCACCAGTTCTGGACGGGTCAAAGTAGTAGGAGATGTTAGTAACCTGACCATCAACCTTAAGTTTGACAAACGGAGCATTTGTTCCATCGTAAATACCAGGGGTGCCCTGACGTTCGATGTTGTTGAAGGAATACTCCAGTTTGAACTCGTTATCTTGAGAGAATGACAGATAGTAACCAAGGTTGCTGCTGTCGCTCATGTCAAACACATAGTTGTGGTTTCTGATGAGCAGCAGAGTGGGGTGCTTGGTGTAGATGTTTACACGAGCAATGCTGTTCTGCAAGAATCCTGGTTCGTTTGCAGGAACACCACGTACTTGGAAGGTAAAGTCTCTGGAGGAGAACACTTCCTTAACGAAGAAGGAACCGTTAAACTCGCTAGTGCTGAAACCTTCTGTGAACAGAATGTCATTTGCTGAATATTTGTGTGCACTGTTAGCAACACAATAAACGAGGTCAGTTCTAGTCTGAGTTTTAACTAGGATTGTCTTATCAAGAACTGCAACCAGGGAGATCTGCTTGACGCTACCAACACCATTGATTTGAAGAATGGTGGGTGCATCTTCCTTAGGATTGACAGTAACAGAACCGCCGATGCTCAGGTTGTCATTAGCAATGAAGTTAGAATCGCTGTAGATCTCATCAACAGTGATGGAATACCAGTTTTCACCAGCATCAAACTCCTTAAAGGTTGCATAGTCGCTCAGAGGATCATATGTCAGAGTATGCTCCCACTGAACTGTACCGTCAGTCGCGGTGCCAGTAGAGTGTGTCGGAGGATTCTGGGAGGTACGACCTGCACCAACACAGGTATACTTGTTTCTACCGTAGTAGACAACAGCACCGATGTCATAGATTTTGAGTTTTTCCCAAAGAGGATCCTTAGGAGTAGGATATGCAGTATTTGCAAGATCTACTTCAATCGGAGTATTGCCAGTTGTGGTAAAGTCCCAAGAAACGCCACCATCGCTTGCATTGCCTGTTGTGTGGACTGGTTCATTAGTACCAGCGGTACCGTTGGTGCTCGCTGTGTAGATATTGCCTGCCGAGTAAACTTGATCACCAGCAATGTAAGAAGCAGCTTGCTCCCACTCAGGAATATCACGAGCAACGGTGAATGTGATGCCAGCGATAACATTCAGACCAGTGTCAGTTGCACTGGTGCTTCTGATCTTATCAGTGAGGTTGAATGTTGCTGCAGCGGGGAAGATATTACCGATCCTGTAGGTTGTGCCAAGACCAGGATTCTCAATGGTCCCTGCAGGAATCTCAACGATAGTGCCGTAACGCTGGGTAGTACCCTGATCGTTGTACTGTTGCAGGATTTCGCCCTTAGTAAAGCGGACTTCCTGATTAAATGTCAGTTGTTGGACACTATCAATCTTCTGATATCTTGCATCCTTGATGTAATACTTCGGTGTTACAACAGGAATCAGGACAAGTCTCTTTCCACCAGGAGAAGGAACAGTAGAAGTTTTAGATCCATACAGAACTTGATCATAGTCAAATGTATAGATACCTGTCTGGAGTTGACTTGTAACCTCAGCATAATCGAGGATTTGCAGACCACCAGGACCAATCGCCCAGGTAGACATGAGGGGTTGTGTCTGGTTGTTGTAAGTCCAGTTTCCATCCGCAACAAATGCTACAGATGTGGAGTTGGGGAGATCAGTTAATGCAAATGTTCCACGACGATCGTGCTGTCTGTCGATCTTGTAGATAGAAACGCCAGAGTTGGTTGTTCTAATCGGAACTGCTGCAGTGGGCAGAGTGAACGATGCACCACTGTACTGACTGTCATCATCGATTACAAAATCATCGATGTTGCCCAGAAGTGTAGTATAGGTTGTAGGAACCTTGATACCGCCGACATATACTTCATCGATGCCGATGTTTGTTGTGCTTCCAGACCACAGAGCGAGTTGCTGACCATTGACATAGCAAGCAAAGTCATATGCACCCAAGGTGGGTTGTGTCTTAGACAGAGCAATATGTACCCATGCATCGGCGGCAAATGTTGCCCAAACGGTAGCAGAGACAGATTCGGCAACTACATTGCTACCCTGCCAAAGAAGTTTCAGTTTTCCGTAAGAAGCACTGCCACTGTCACCATCAACAAACAGTCTCAGAGTGTTGGAAGGATTGCTTCCATCATTAGGATGTGTCTCGAAGAATGTGGGTTGAGAGTTGTTGAGAGACTGAGTTGCAGTATCAATACGGAACCAACCCTGCAGAGTCCACTCAGAGGTGTTCAGATCCAGACTGGTAATACCGTAGTGGTTTGCTGCTTCCAGTTTTGTAGAACCAGTACCCCACTTATATGCAACTGCATCGATAGATGCATCGGTTGCGTTGTAGTATTGGGGTGTACCACGATTCAGTTTGGTCTCGTCAAATACATTGATTGTAGTTTGGACATCAAAGGTAATGTCAGAATAACCATATCCACCAAGTTGAGAATCGGTTACAGTCAGGGTGTTGCCAATCAGATAACCACGACCCGTCTTATTCATGCCAACGGTAACGATACCATTAGCAGCAACGTTAACGTCCAGAGTTGCATTAACACCGTTTCCACCAGCAGCACTGATATTGCTGTATGTGATGTCCTGCAGAGCTGCTACAGCAAAGGTCAGGTTGTTGCCACCAAAGTTGCCCAGTTGAGCATCGGTGATGGTGAAGGTATCTGCAACTTGATATTCTTGACCAGGGTTGTTAACAACGGGGGTTGCAAGACCAGTACCGTCAACAGTGACGTTGAATGTTGCATATTGACCCGTGCCATTCGTGGTTGCCGAGACATTATTGTAGGTATGACCCTGAATAGATGCCACAGTCATTTGAAGATTGGGTGCACCAGTGTTCCCCAACTGAGAGTCAGGAATGGTGACTACATCATTCAGAACAAAGTTTTGTCCACGGTTGACAGGTGTCAGTGATGTAAAGTTGCCAAGATTGTCAAGAGTGATATTGAAAGTTGCACCAGTACCACCACCAAATCCATTGTTTGTAGATGTCCAGGTAGAAATACCAGAGTATGTGATGCCATTTGTAGCAGTCACATTGAATGTGAAGTTTGCGGCACCTCTGTTGCCCAGTTCAGAATCGGAGATGGTGACAGTTTCACCAGCAACAAATCCATTACCAGTGTTAGTGATATTGACAAGAATGATTGCACCACTACTATCAACAGTGATGGCAAACTGTGCTCCAGTACCAGAACCAGTAGAGGTGTAGTTAGATACGTTGTAGATTGCACCACCACCAACAGAAGAAACCTCGGCAGTGATATTAGAAGCACCAGTATTGCCAACGTCAGCATCAGCGATTGTGATTGTATCGCCAACAACATAACCATTACCAGGACTTGTAACGTTCAGGAACGCAACAGAACCATCTGCATTGATAGTTACCTGCAGTGTCAATCCAGAACCAAGTCCATTGGTTGTTGTTGCAACGTTGCTATACAGAGGAGGTGCCTTAATCGTAGCAACATCAAATGTAAGGTCTGCAGCACCACTGTTACCCAGTGAACTATCTGCAATGGTAATGGTGTCACCAACTGCATACGACAGACCAGCAGGGTTGCCAGATACGACAGATGCAGCACCAGAAGCATCGATAGTTACATTGAATACTGCTCCAGTACCAATACCAGTTGTAGAAGTTACAGGAACATTGGTATATGTCGAAGGTGCAGTGATTGTTGCAACATTAAATGTCAGGTTCGCCGCACCATTGTTACCCAACAGAGTGTCACTAATCGTGACTGTATTACCTGCGGCATAAGCAAGACCACCTTGATTGACCTGTACAACGGTAGCTGCACCAACACCATCGATGGTGACATTAAATGTTGCATTTACGCCAACCCCATTGTTTGTGCTAGCAACGTTGGTATAAGTAAATCCACCAACACCAGCAACATCAAATGTTGGGTCGGGAGCACCAGAGGCACCGATATTGCTATCGGAAATCGTCAAGGTCTCTCCGTTGTAGTAACCAATACCACCCTGATTAACTGTCAAGGAAACGTCACCAGTCGAGGAGATGCCTACATCGAAAGTGGCACCAGAACCAGTGCTGTTTAGATCGGTGCTAGTTGCGGGGACGTTAATGTAGTTGAAACCACCAATAGCGTTGACTTGGAACGTCAGTGCAGGTGCACCACCGCCACCCAGTTGGGAGTCCTGAACAGTGATTGTTTCATTGATCGCAAACGAAATACCGCCACCAGTAACGGTAATGATACCAGCACCAGATCCATTAACAGTAATGTCGAAGTTTGCACCAGTACCAGATCCAGATGTTGTGTAAGATACGTTTGTATATGTTCCAGCAACTCTGGAAGGATTGGCAGCACTCACGTTACCAACACCGAGGATATTACCACCACGGAGAGCATTAGCAGCAGAGATGTTTGCCATCAGGGTGACGCGACCACCTCTTGCTTGGTCTGCACCACTGATGCTATTCACGGATGCGATAACACCACCACGTCTTGCATCTGCAGCAGAGAGGTTATTAACAGCGTTAACTGCACCACCACGTCTTGCCTCAGCACCACTGAAGTTGTCGAGGGCAATAACGGTACCTGCACGAACAACATCTGCAGAACTAAATCCACCAACGGTAGAAATCTTACCTGCACGAAGAACATTGACAGCAGTGGAAGTTGTCAGTGTACCAATGTTTGTCGCTCTAATCTGCTGAGCAGAAGAGATAGATCCAAGACTACCAACACCAGCACCGCGAGTTGCAGTAATGCCAGTAACGTTGTTAATGGCAGAAATAAATCCACCAGTACCCTCAGAACCATCAAAACGATATGCTGCCACCTGATCGGACTTTTGCTTCTGACCAAAGATGATCAGGTCGCCAGAATCATCAACCGAGTGGGTTGTTGCCTGTACACCAACAGTGTCAACATCTTCAATCGTGCTTTGCTTAAGAATGGTGCCATCAAACTTGATGTAGTGTGCAGCAACCTTTCTTACATTCTCAGCATACTTGGTATCTGTAACCAGAGTCACATTGCCAAAAATATCAATCTTGATGTCAGCATTCTTGATAGAAACGAACTGGGTGCTAGGAGCAAGTGTCTTATACCAAGACCAAACGGGTTCGTTAGCATTGATTTGATCAACACCCAGTCTAGCAATACCAACAGCAGAGTTCTTCTGGAGGGCATTGTTGAAGATATCAAAGGTCAGATATACATCATTGTAGCTATCCATGGTGAACCGAGGATTCTGCGGTCTACCACCAGAGATATTGATGTTCTTAGCGTAAGAGAGTTCAATGTTGTTACCATCAAAGAAGAACTCACCAATGATGATGTAATAGTCGGACATGTTCATGCCGACAAACAGATATCTAGCGTCACCAAGATGCATGATCTGGTGCATACGCTCATCATCACCAGAAGAGGAGAACTTACGCTTCTCTCTCATCTCACCGTCTTCATTCATCTGAATGACCCACATGTCATCGGGGTCAGGTGAGTTAGTATCGGTATAACCGCAGAGGTATACTCTTTCTTCTTCGCCAAGAGTAACACCCATCGCATAATCGCGACGAGTTGTACCAGAGACGCCAGAAATCTCTTTCTGATATCTTACTTGCCCTTCAGGTTGGTTTGCATTGTCAAATGCAGACTCATACTTGACAAGGAGAATATCGGGTCTGTTATTAGCATTGTCATACTCTGTTTCACCAACAACATAGATGATGTCGTTTTCTGCACGCTCATCAAGGTACATTTGCTTGAAGCGAGCAGTCTTGACGTTACCATCGTTGGTTTCAAGAGTGCGATCCCAGATCAGATCACCAACATCGCTAAACTTGGCAATCCAGGCACCAGTTGTGCCATCAGGTTTGGTGACAGAACCACAAACGTAGACATAGCGGAGGGAACTTGTCAGAGAGTGATTGACGTTGAATACGCCAAGGGTTTCTTCACTCTGAGTGGTTTCTCTGTACTCGCCAGCATAGTAACGAGTTTTCTTGAAGATTTGGGGGTGAGAAACGCGAACTTGGGGAGGATTCTCAGGATCGTAGCTGTTACCAGAGTTGACGATTTTGATTTGAGTATCAGTGATCTGACCAGTCTGGGTAACGTTGATATTGAATACAGCGTCCTTACCAGAGGTCGTGATCAGTTCATATGACGGAGGAATCGATTCGTTGTAACCAACACCCTCCTGATCAATGACAATATCCTCAATACCAGAAACAACCTTTGTATAGTATGTCTTGTTGGTATTATCGGGGATAACTGCAGATCTGACGATTACTTCATCGCCAACATACAGTTCATGGTTGCCATCGGTGGTAATCTTACCGTATACAATGTCGTTCTCGATGACTTTTTGATATCCGAGGATAGTGAGACCTTCCACGGCAGAAACCGCAGCAGAAGCACCAAAACCACCAGATCCCTCGTTATTGAAGAAGATAACGTCATCTACCTGATAAGAAACACCAGGGTTCTCGATAACGAATCCGTCAATCTGAGCAGACTCGAACTTAGTGATAGTTTCGACTTCAATGTCAACTCTAGACTCGTCAGAAACGGTCGGGAAGTAATCGTAGATTTGCAGAGTCGATTCTTCGGACAGTTCAATGACTTCCAACTGTTCATTGGAGTCAATGATGCCATCACCATTGGTATCTTGGATTTCCAGAACCAGAGGGTATGCCTCAAGTTCTGTAGTCAGAATATCTGGTTCTCTGTTGGGTTGACGGTCAACATCGATATCAACTTCAGTGAACGGATCGCGGAAACGGACAACATCGGAAGGAATATTATCCTGAGTCGCATTCTGACTCATATTCCACTGATCGGGTTGAGAATAGAACTCAGGACCCAGAATGTAGGGGAATACTGCTTGACCAGCGTCAGACTCGTCAATAGTTACAAAATATGCATAGGTACCATCGGGATACTCTGGTGTCTTACAGAAACGACCGTTGTAGGGGTCCAGATCGCCCAGTTGGAAGGCATATTCATAGTCATCAATGAATGTACCTGCAGGATACTGACTCAGTGGAGGACCATCACCACGAGTCGGATTCGGATTGGAATCTACCTCATAAACCAGTGCAGTCTTCTGACGATAGGAAGAACGCAGTCTTCTAAGACCACTATTTTGGTCTGTGGGATCAATATATCCATAAGGACCGTAAATCGGGTTGCCATCATACGCCCAACCAAGAATCGGGGAGTGCTCATTGTTAGCAGTCTGTTCTTGGAATGTATTTGTTGCAGGATCCAGGAATACGTTGTCACCAACCACATAACGCAGTTCTTTGGGGTCAACGAGGTGAGCATACTCACCACCAAACTGGTTGTTGTATCCAGTGAAGACATAACCTCTAGCAAAGTCATATTTGTCTGCCAGATCGTAATGCAAGTTCTTTGTCCACTGGAAAACGTTGGGGGAGAACTGTGCAAACTCACCAACTGCATTCAGACGAATAGTTGTATTGCCTTGAGTGTAGTTAATACCTTTGTTGAGGATTTGGATGCTAATAACCTTACCCTTATCTTCACCAATGGTGCCAATAACTGCCTTTGCAATAGCACCGAAACCATCACCATTGATGACGACGTTGGGTGCAGTTGTATATCCACTACCAGAGTTAATGATAGCGATAGAGACAATGCGACCATTGATAACGATTGGTTGTGCAAGAGCACCAGAACCAGAGTTCAACTTAATGGTCGGAAGGTCGGTATAACCAGAACCAGCATTGGTGAGGCTTACTGCAGAGATAGGACCACGAACACTAGCGGTTGCAGTAGCACCCTGACCGCCACCACCAGTGATGGAGATGATCGGTTGAGAGGTATACCCAGTTCCAGGTTGTTCAACCAGAACACGACTTACTCTTCCACCAGTGATAACTGCTTGTGCTGTAGCACCGATGCCACCACCACCCACAACAGATACCAGGGGTTGAGTTTGGTAACCAGAACCACCGTTGGTAACTTCAATGCTAAACAGAGAACCATTAACGGTTACTTCTGCAGTTGCACCAGATCCACCACCACCTGTGATCTCCAGTTGAGGTTTATTGCCTGCATCGTACCCTTTACCACCATTAGTGATGTTAATGCCCGTCAGAGGACCATATCGAAGGAACTCAGAGGACTTATAGGACCATACCGAAACACCATTGACCCATGCACCAACGGCACTATTCGACTTGATAGTTTCACGCTTAGAAACCGTAGTTACCTTTCTGGGGAAACGCAGCAGTTTACGCTGGTTGCCAGGGATAAGTGCTGTTCCAATGAAAGGACCAATCTTGTAGTTTGGAAGACCCGTTGCAGCAGCATAAACATACTGTGCATTAAAGAACGAGTTTTGGATGTTGCTGGTAAACGGTGTAATCGCAGTATTGATCGCAGTAACGTCAGACTTACCACGGTTTAGGTCAACCGACAACAGAATATTGCCCTGAGGAACAATATTTGTAGGAGCAAGCATCTGATAAGAGAACGTATACTCGTCAAGACGTGCTGTGACTTGGAAGGTGCCGTTATAGACAGTTGGGTTTGCACCATACACTGTCACGTTATCTTCCACCAGAAGACCGTGAGGATTAGATGTAACAATGGTTGCGGTCTGATTATTCTGACCACCAGGAGTTACAGTATCAACAGCGATAAGTTTTTTGACGTTATACAACCAAGAAGACAGTTTTTCGTCCTGATCGGTAGCACCAAGAGATGCAACAGTCAGTTTGTCGCCTTCAAGATAGTAGGAACCAGTATCATCAAGAGTTGTGCTTCCTGCCTCAGCAATACCCAGAATACGCAGTTTGCACTGCTGAGCAGTGCCATAGTTGACGTAAACGTAGATATCAGAATATACAACGGTGCCAGGATCCCAATCCTCTACAACACCGTTCTTGGAACGAGTACATTCGATGAACTGGTTCAGAGAACGCTCTTTGTATTGAACAATCTCTTCGTCGTTGATACGAATGGTACCGTTTCTTGCTGGCCAACCAATCGTAGAGTCAACTGTAATGATCTGATCGGTTGTGCTCAGGAACTCAACAAGTTTCGTCTTGTATGGGATGATAAACGTGCCCTGCAGGGTTTCTTCAGAGATAGACAGTTCATAAATGGTGTCAGTACCCTTAATGATCGAAATAACGTTCTCGATCAGTGCAGAGGCGGAAGTTACGTTGATATCAACCTCATCAGGAATCTGTACCAGCTCACCGTTGATCAGATCGTTGGGATTACCTTCAATAAGGGTTGCACGGAGGATTGTGTCAACAACCCAAGTAGCAGCAGAGGGAGAAATGACTTCATCGCGAGGATAATAGACATCGATCTCTTCACCAAAGAGAACTTTGAACAAGAACTGGGTTGCAGTCTTGGTACCCTTAGATACATAGAAATCTCGAATACGCTTGATAACCTGAACAGGGTTTACCTTTGTGTAATCGAGTTGAATGGTTGGCAGGTATTGACGACGGATCTTATCGAAGATCTGACGCAGGAATAATGTATCAAGAGACGTAACAGTCGCACCAGCAACGTGATTGCTGAGTCTGAGTTGTCCTTCTGTTGCAAAGATTTGGTTTCCTACGTTATCATAGGTGATTGTTCCGCTGGTGCCACGCACACAGCCCACCAGAGCAGACGGTTTGTAACCGTTGCCAGATGTGTTGATTTCAAATCCAGTAACCTCATCGAAACCAATATCTACCGATGCTCTAGCAGCAGAAGGTTCAGCAATGTAGATTTTTGGAGGGAAGTTGGTATCGTATCCTTCACCAAAGTTGGTGATACTAATGTCAGTGATCTCACCGTTAAAGATAGTTGCAACTGCAGTTGCACCTCTACCACCGATCGGCAGACCAGCGGCATCTTTGCGGTCGTCAACAATGTATACAGACGGGGGGTCAACATAACCCTTACCGCCAGTCAAGAGTTGAATATCGGTAACCGAACCAGAAGCAACAGTAACACCCAACACCTGAGCACCAACAGGTTGGATGATGCGTGCTCTAGGAACGGTTGTATACCCTCTACCACGGTTTGTGATCACCACTTGGACCAAAGTACCCTCAGGGTTCAATACAGAGACCGCTTGGGCGTCAATACCGTCCACAGGAGCTTGATCGATATAAACCAAAGGAGGGTTGGAATATCCAAAACCACCAGCAGTTACCTGAATGGTATCAGTAATCAAACGACCTTCGCTATCGATCTCGGGATCGGTAATAACTGCACCAGTGGGGTTTTTGAAAGTAACCGCAGGGATAAAATCGTAACCAGAACCAGAGTTTGTGATTTTAAGGGAACTTACTTGACCAGTTGCATCGTCAATAACCAGTTCTGCTGTTGCTTGAGTACCAAACGGATCTGTAGGAGGTGCAATCTCGATCAGCGGGGGGTTGTAAGATGTATAACCCTGTCCACCACCGATGAGGTTGATATTTTTAGCACCACCGATCAAACTACGAGCAGTTGCACCAACACCACCAAGGTCAGAAGGAGTAATCGTGACTTTTGGAGCAAACTCAAGACGATAACCACTACCACCGTTCTTGACCAGCAGATCGATCAAGTTTCCTTCTTCATTAACAGCGGAAACAATCTGTGCACCAGAACCAACGTTGGGAGAGATATACTCAATCGAACGAATAGTCAGTCTTTCACTAGAAGACAGTTGCAGACCACGGAACTCAATATATGTGCCATCATTGGAAGTCTGATAGATCACATAGTCAATGTATGGTCTTTGGAAGATACCATTCCTATTGACGATCAGACCAACTTCTGATACGGGAGTGTAGAACTGAGTACCAGAACGAAGAGGGTGAGTTTTAGAACCATCTTTAATCGGATTTTCATCCAGAGTGTCGATAATGATGTCCGCAAAACCAACCATGTAGATGATGGAGGTTGTGTTGGGATCATCTGTACCAAGTCTTGCTCTAGGGGGAGTTGCAAGGCGAATCTTGTCGCCTTCAACGTAATAATCCTCACCAGGGATTTGTGCTACGCCATATACACGCACAACAAGGTGATCTGCCGAGACAGGTTGAATCGGTTCACCCAGGAATCTCAGATTGAAGGTATTTTGAACGCCATCGAAGTATTGGAAAGGAGATTCCAGAAGTTGTTCTTTCTTCTTGAACTCTTCAGTCGAAATACCAGGGGTCAGAATCGCATCAGGACCTCTAGTCAGTGATTCGTAGTAGATAACTTCATTATCAATCAGAACACTACCGTTCTGCTCGATAAATCCATCGATGGACTCGACTTCGATCAGGTCTTCGACAAACCCGATATCTTTTAGTAGAGTAGTGCCAGCAGAGAGGGTTCTCTGTGAATATGAATCAACGTCGAGGTACAGGTTGACGTTATTCAGGATATCGAATGGCCTACCTGTCTTTTCCTGTGATTTGTAATATTCAAACAGGAAGTTTACGAACTGCTGATCCTCTTCCCTGATAAAATCAGGTACCTGATAAGCAACTCTGTCAGATACGTTGATGTTCTTTTGCATTTATCTTAGAAACAAGACTCGAACTCGGGATACACAAACGTATCCGTGGGATAATCAATGATATTTATGTCGGTCGCTCCATAGTTCCAGGAGTCAAAGTTATTAGGATCGAAGGGCGATGTCACGTTATTATTGGTGTTGTAATCGATGGGAAAAACACCAGGATTAAAGATCGCAGGATCCACGCCAGGGGGAATGACGATAGATGACGAATAGGGGTTAACCGACACAGGAAGGCGTTCTGTACCGTCTGGTGTACCTGCAATAGCAATAGGTCCAACACAAACGATACCTGAGGAGTAATCCACAGTGCCAACGTTATTATTAAGAATGAGTTCTTTCTCGTTCCTTGTTGTAACGAGCATCAGCGACCCTCTACCGTCATCTCTGATGTTTACGGGAACGAGGGTTTCCTGATCAACAGCAACAAGGGTATTCGCTACCTGAGTGGTGCTGATTCCACCAGCAATCAGGTCTACAAGGTTTGCTGTGTAACCTGTAGCGTAGAATACACCCGACTTGACCGATGAGAAGACAGGAGCACATCTATTGCCATCACCATCGTTGCCTGTCAGGTCATTTGGGTTATGAATCGGGTTGCCAAAATCCAAACACTCGGTAAACACAGTACCGAAAGCAAAGTTTTCTAGATTTTGACCCAGAGACAGTTGAGTAACACTACCAGAGACGCAAGGATTAGTTGCATCGAGCATCGAACTGTATTTTGAACCTTCGATACGACCACCGAAGCGGTTTGACTGTCCAGCAGCGTTATATTTGTCAATACTACGAAGAAGGTCTGTCTGAAGTTCTGCAGAACTCTTTGTAGTGCAGTTTCCATCGTAATAAACCCAAGATTTCGGCACGACAAAGAAAGAAGTCGGGTCAGTGATCACAGGTTCGATGGATGCCATTGCATAAGGCAGCAGATTGTTCCTAATCTGTGCTTTTGTTGTGGCATTAAGTTTTGTGCCCGATTTTGAACGGATAGCAATGTAGACTTTTCCGTAAATCGGCGGATTCAGCTTCTCTCCACCATATGCAGTGACCGAAGCGGCTTGTGGGTAGATCGTTTTGGTGATGTACTCGTAGTCCGACTCGGTTACAGCACGATTTTGAGTTGCATACGCTCTAGGAGCGTTGAACTTGATGCTCAGGGGCGATTCGCGGACCTCAGCGTCAGTTGCAGCGTCAATAGTCGTGATGATGATGTTCTGGGGAGGAATCGGACGACCCTCAGAGTCAACAATCAGACCAGTGAAGGAGAAATCTGTACATCCGTTCGCTTCTGGACCTGCAGTGCGGATATACTCAATGTTAATAACCTCACCATTGAGCAGTTTACGCCCCAGGACGCCATCTCCGAACACAACTTTGTATCTGAGGTCATCAGTCTCCTCAAGGAAGAATGCACGACTGTTTCCGTTGAGGTTAACCGAGTTTCTGACGGGAGTATATTCGTCAGTTTCTTGGGATTGTACGTTAGGACGCACAAAGACTCTCAGAAGTTCTGTATCGACGTTCTCGGAAGGAACAACGAAGTCTTGATCTCTGGTATCATCAACGGTATACTCGAAGTTGAGCAAGTTACCTTGATAGAAGATGATTTTGCTAAACTCAGCAAGTCCAGTTTGGGGATCAACCGAAACTTGAACATTGCTTCTAACAGCAAAGATGAAAGTATCGGTCAGGTTCCTAGAAACAAAAACATCACCCTTACGGAGGGTTACAGTTTCGGGGAAGTTGGAAGAAGAACCAACTGCAGAGGTCTGTATATTGATGCGTACACAAGCCTTCGCTGCTTTGATCGATCTTGGTGTATAGTTGAGTTGCTTAGCAACACGAACAATGTTATCTCTAACAGTTGCCGACTCCAAGAAGGTCTCGTTCAGTGCCATATTGGCGTTGAACGCGGAGTAGTATGTGTTGTATGCTAAAATATCAATCAAGTAAGAGGCAGACGAGCCCTCAAAGTCATAATCGCTAAACTCATCCCGAGTTCTGAGATACGACTTGATCGATTCCTTGATCTCAAAGAAATCAAGGGATGTAAGTTGAGAGGGTACGGCTGGCATGTTATGCGACCTCTAGGAGGAAATCTACAGTTTGAAGTAATGTTTGTCCAATAATCACATACTCAATAGTTACGTTGAGTTCCTGACCATCAGGGTTTTCACGAATGAATACGTTTTTCAGTTCAACTCTTGGTTCAAGTCTTTCTACGGTATTTCTAATCTCCGTTTTCATTTCTTCTGCCAAGAACACGTCAAACGGTTCAAAGAGAAGGTTTTTGATTCTAGAACCGATGCCTGGTTGAAAAGGACGCTCACCAAACGTAGTGAGCATCAGGTTTCTGATGGATTGCTTGATAGCGTTCTCATTTTTAACCACACTAAAATCCTTAGTATTGGGATTTGCCTTGAACGAAACCGCAAGGTCTTTATACCCTCTACTAAGGAACTTTTCAGATCTAAATCTATATGCGGGCATTAGAAGCGTTCAACGTAATCATCGAACCCATTTTTACCACCACACCATTTTGAAAGACGATCTTGGGGAGGATCGTTGTTGTGTGCTAACTTCAGATATTTATCAGCTTTCGGGTCAGTGATTAGAACCGTTGTCCCGAAATCGTGTTGCATCATTTCAGGTACATTATCTGGGATTGGATTGTTAGCCATCTGTCTCTCTTGCTTAAGGATCAACAGAACTTTTTAAGCGGTTGCTATCGCTTAAAGTTATTTATCTCTCCAGTCCCAGTGGTTATTTGGTCTCTCCCACCAGAAGTGCAAGTCTTGCTCATCATCGTTGTAATATTCGCCAACAAAATCACTCTTGAACTTACTGTGAATATTTTCACACATCGCTACAGTGTAAATCTCTTTCGTAGTGAGTCTACGCATGGCACGGGTGATCCAAGTATAGTTACCACCTCGGATAACACCCGCTTCAATCAATACAAACTTGTTAAACCGATCTTTCCATCTATGGAAAGCTTCCAGAAAGTCTAGTTCGTATTCGACTTTCGATTCATCGGGAAATGGCACGTTGACGGATTCGATATGGTAAATCTCACCGTCAACAGTCAACGAGTGTGCCATGTGTTGAGCAATGATTCCTGAATAGTCTGGTGAGACACAAATGAATAGCGTATCACGAGGATGCCAGTTTGGTTTACGCACCATGACTTTGTGGATGATCGACTGAATCAGCGACATCTCCTTATCTTGGGAGATAAAATGCAAAGTCTTGTCTAGTGCGCTATACATGGTTACAGATTCAGAAACAGTTGTGTGGTGTATTCGTAGTCCACCATATGATATTTAAGGAACTCACGAAATGTCATTTTCATCTCTCTTTGTGACATACCGCAATGATCAGCGGCAGCAGGTAGATTCATGGTAGCCCGAAAAAGACCCCAGTTGGACTCTTCGACCAACTGGGGCGTAGTTTTAACTTTCATCGACCTTGACCGCGATAACGCTTCTTGCGACCATTACGAGAGGTTGCAGAGAGTTTGGTGTTAACGCCACGACCCTGCCGAGTCATTTTCGGAGGACCAGGCTGAAAGACAATACGGGAAGAACCAACTTTCGCTTTAGCAGGCATAGTGTGTGTCGTGTGGTGGACGTTGATATTATAGCACAATCAGGCGGACCAGACCGTAGCAGATCCCCATGCAACAACAGAACTACACGGATACGACCAACCAGGGAAACCAAGCCCCAGAGGATCCAGCATTCTGCCAACTGGCAGTTTTAATGCAAAGACCGTGAGTGTAGTTGTGAACAAAACTCTGGGGTGACCTACACCACCCGCATCTTCAATCGTCAAGATCGAACATGGGATCGGTGTTGGAAACGGACAGATGTTAGGACCGCAGGGGCACATGTATATAACAATGTTCGTACATGCACTCCAGTGGGGAGTGAACGTATCCCCTAGCAAATAGATTGGAAGGAAGTGTACAAGTACAAGTGCCCTCAAAGGGTTGAGAGCAGTCAGTGGTACAAGCGGATATGGTGGCCACCAGCATGTAAGATCTTTTACTTTGATCGTATATGGGATTGGCGGACTACTACAACCCTGAACCGAGTGAACGGTAGGTGGCAAGCACAGTCCGTGACCACTACAAGGCAGTGCATTATGCGCTGCAACAGGTTTTAGAAATCCATATGCCATTAGAACCCATCTCCGATAACGTTTCTGATGTCAACGTCACATTCACTAAAGTAGGGGTTGCTTAAATACTGAACTGCTTTCGCATAAACAATGGTGGCACCTGTCAAGTAGTTTCGTACTTTCATTTGACCGACATATGGTCCTAAAACCATACTTGGGGTGCCACCCTGCATTCTGCCTGGTTGCACTGCGATAGAAACGTCGTTGACATTCTCAAGAGCAGCGCAAATACTCATGAGTTCGGGTACCTGATCATATGTAGTACCCGCGATGGGTTGACCATTGGCATCCCATCCGCAGAAAACGTCCAATGGACCGTCTGAGGCAGTAACACCGCGAACATAGGTGTCCCAACATTCATTTGGTGGCGCACCGCCCACCCAGGGTTCTGCTTCAATCGCAGTAATGTTGGTAGAGTCGCTAAAGTTCTCAGTTGTTGATCCGCCAGTCGGTTGTCCCGTTTGTGGGTCTGTTTCTGGAGTTGTAAAACTCCAACTCCAAGGTCCAACCAAGAAGTTGGGTGTATAAGTTGCAATATTGTCATGCAACCAGAGTTGGAACTGCTCAAACTCAGAATAACTGGATCTGTTGTAGTCAAATGTGTTCTCGTCAAGTCCAATCGGCACAAAAACGTAACCAGGACCGTTAGGATCGCGATAACAACGTCCCTGAATGCCTCCACGGAAGCAAGGATGAGTCTTTGCGAGTCCAGAAACCTTTCTTGTGGGTGTCAACCTCGCTGCAGGCATTTTATCCTTCAGGAAGTCCATGAAATCTTGCCCCTGAGACCCTATTGTATGCCCCTCTAACCGCATTGAAACCTTAAACGTGGCTTCCTCTGCCTCTGAAGCACAATATTTGTGTACAACCCATCCAAATGCCACTGGTTTGGGGTCTTCCAGAGGACTCAAAGGTTGAGATGTGCCTCTATAGGAGCAAGGCATGTCAAAGAAACGACTTACAGCGTAAGTTTTTGGTTGAGGAATCTCAATACACGCATTTCCATTGTTCCAACCATAGAGACCAGACAGTCCCGTTGCCCTTGTATCGGCAGTTTCCGCTGCAGAACGGATTTCTGAGAAGGGTCCGTTCAAATAATCGTTGATTCCATCGGAATACTGACGAACATATTTGAAAGATTCGTCTGTAGGGAGTGAATCCGCGATAACACCAGGCAAAGTGAGGTCTAAACACTGTGCAGGGAGGTCTTGACAGAGCACAGTCTTGTCAGTTTTGCTCACATCGGTCACTTTCATGTAACCTTGCGGGATTTCTACCGACAATCCTTCTTCGATTTTGCTGAATCCTTCGTTAAGTACGCCTTCTAAGTCAAAGCCACCGTCAGTTCCGACAAGATCCTTGACATTTTTGAGTGCACCACTCTTCACAGGGTCATAACCTGCGGTAGATTGCCCATCAAATCCGCGAGAAACCTTCTCAGGGATGACAACTGCGACTAAAGGCGGGAAATCTGGCGAATATCCAGACCCAGGATCCGTGATTGCGACTCTAACGATGGTTCCATTGGCGTCCATCTCCTCAACAATGATCTTTGCCTGCTTCTGAATGACAGTTTTGCCGCGATTATACGCAACTTTGCCTGCAGTTGCCTTATCAGACTGTGCCAAAGTGTTAGAAGTCTTCGAGATTGCGTTATGCATCTGCATATCGTAGTCTTGTGAAGTCTCCTGAGTGTATCCAGCAGTCTTTGCATTGCCCAAACCGTTGTCTAACGGTGCCTGATTCATCATTTCTGACGCAAAATCGCCAGGAGAGAAGTCTTCCATGATGCCAGGAGAGGAAACAGAGATGGTTGTGTCCTCAAATCTGTATCCAAAACCACCATTTATGATCTTAACTCGCGCAAGTTCGCCTCTTTCATTGATAACTGCCTCAAGTTTTGCCTCATCTAGCGTTCTACTTGCGACTAATGCGTTAGGATCGATCTCAACTTGGAAGTAAGTGATCTTTTTGGGGAACTCATATACGCCAAAGAACGCACATTTGTCGCTAATACCGTATCCAGCAAGCACAACTGCGGATGCACCATCAGCAGAAGTGAACTGTTGGTTGTATGTGAACTCATTTCCGTTCTCTGCTTCCGCATCTGTCTCGCCCAACTCCATAAATCCGCACTTAGTTTCATCACCAAAGTAACGAATGGACGTGATTGTCCACCCATTGATGCTTTCACCACGCCTAAATGCGCCAGTTGTGGTAACATAGCGGAACAAAATGCGTCTAGAGTCGGTACCAACCGTCCAGAAAGACTCATTTACGCCCTGTGTGGACATATCTGAGAGTTTCAAAGTCGATTTTGTCGTCTCCCAGGAGTCTTCTCGGATCTGATAGAAGTGAGAATGGTAAGAATAGTTGCGAATACAGCAAGGATACGACCTACTTTGCTCATCTTGACACGTTGTATTGGGACAACAACCCGCATCAGACAGTGTATACTGGATTCCGAAGATAGGACCGTTCCATGGATACGACGTATCGTACAAATAATAGACAAACTGAGAGTCGTACATGTCCTCAAATCCCAGATATCTGGGAACAGCACCCTTGATTGCGCCGTTTAGACCATACGCCCACTCAAAGTTTGCATCTGTAGAGGCAACTTCAACGTAATCTGCGTCTCCCCACCCGTTCATATTGGGTGGACCTTCAAATCTGGAGTCAGTATCGCCGCGTCTACCCCATCTATACTTGAAATATGACCATGGCTCTGCCCATTGATACCAACCAGACTTGTCTACACACTGTCCAGTGGGTCCAATCAGACCCACATCAACAACTTGTTTTGCTTTCTGTGACCCAAAACCACCCGTATATACATAACCGATGATGCCTTGGTATGCATATTCCCCTCTCATGGGGTCCTTGGGGGGTATAGGACCGCCTGAGAGGTTTACTTCACCTGCAGGAGTGGTGGTATAGAAGTCATCATACTTCGGTGCACCTGCATAATAATGATACAGAGGGGTATAATCTGCCCCATGAGCAGCAGCACCCGCCTCTGTGGTGTGAATATAACCTAATGTACCAGTATTCTCGAATCCACTCTCACTTTGATTGGACGAGATTTTTGTATTATTGAGGTCGTGGTTGTAATGCCGATAGAACTGTGTTCCACCTGACGATGCAGATTCCAGAACATAGAACACAGGACGATTAGAACGCGGTTCTGCGTTATATTTTTTTGCTACCTTTCCTTTACGACGTTCACCGACCATATCATCTTTGCGGATACGGTTCTCAATCGTATAGGTATGATCGAATCCACTGCCACCTGTACCACGATAGTGTCGATAAACTTCTCTTCTATCACTATCGCAGTTGGTGCAAACTTCTTCCTCGTCCCCAATATAATGCACATTATCTTTGCCTAAGGGTAACGACCCAGGTCCCGCTCCGAGGAACTTGATCTGATACCCATCAGGCACGCCTTCATACTCATCACTATTCCAACGCTTCTCAAAATCTTTCGTTTCGATTGGATTGCGATAAGATCTTCCCGTCTCTATAATATAGGCAGGCATTAAATACCAAGAACTGTTTCAATCGTATTTAGTCTCTCATAGAGGTCATCGAAAACCTGCTTTAGGTTTTTATACTCATCCGACCCTGGTGGTTTGTATTGAATCATACTTGGACCTGGGGGCGGCATTTTTGAGACCGCTTCTTCTAGCAACTGTATACGGGCATTCAAGTGTAAGAATGCATCATTGATATTCTTAAAGTTCTCGTTCAGATTGTCCATAATGTTGGGTCAAACGCGGTTTTTGGTTTCGCGGTTTTTGAGAGTTAATCTTCAGTATCGAGATCCTCGTCAGCAACCTTCTTAAGCATTATTGTACCATCGATGTCCTCAGAATATTCTAAGTAATCTCCTTCACACCATCCCGCCTCCTGTAGGAGTTCATCGGGGAACTGTACAAATACTTCACCATCGTCCCCTTCCTGGACCTCTAAGACGTATCTCTTACTCATTTAATACTCCGAGTAACACACAACAGTATATAGATTTTCTCAGTGTTTGTGATACAACCAGACGTACACGTCAGCACGCACAGGTCTGAGAAACTTTTTACCCCTGGAAAAAATATTTTGTAGAGAGATATTCGCAATCTCTTTTAGGGTGAGGAAGATATACGACCATTCCTCACGGGGGGTCGTAGCGAGGGTCTGGGGGGTCTCAGAACCCCTGGAAATATTTTTAGAGAGAGATAACACTAGGGCGATCCTATACTTTTGTAGGTTAGGGAAGTGGGGCGTTTTAATATAGCGAAATGGGGGACACGATTGCATCCCCATTGTATACACTAACTGTAACTCACATCATAACAGAAACCCTCTGCAATCATGTAGTCTGTGAATCTTTGATACTGTTGGAGATCTTCACTCAAACCAGTATCAATAAGGAACTGTGCTAACTCTATCTGTTCGTCGGGTGGGAGTGATCCTGCGTCGTACAGATCTAGGAGAAGTTGATACTTTTCAGGCATTGGGTTGTTTACTGTAATCGGATGCATCTTGCAATGCTAGTTGATAACTCTTGAATGGTCCAAACTTAGGACAACCTTCGTAATCATATCGCCAGAAGTGTTTACGATGGTTTTCCCAGATCTGTATATCAACTGGGGGATTCGTGTTGAGGGTGATAGTTTTCAACTCCAATCACCTCGGCAATCATGAGCGAACTCGGGCAGCATAGCATCATCAATGTCGAGGTCTTCGCTCAGTTCGTCATCATCGGAGAGCATGTAATCAATCCAGTCCTGGGCATTGAAATCATCCATCAATCTGCCTCCCAATGGTCATCAGTAGCAGTGAATGGTTTCTTATACTTTTCAACAAAAGTGTCTGTGGAATCTGTGGAAAACTCTCGACGATCTTTGTTTCCCCAGTTACGCTTCTCTCTGATAGATTTGGGACGACGTGAGTTGTGAATGTCGTTCTTCTTGTATGTGCGACCCATGGGATTCTGAATGACAGTGTTAGTGAAGGACTCTGTTAGTATGTATCAATCAAGGGGGCATTGTCAAGGGGTTTGTGAGGGTTTCTGAAGTGTCCTGGGGGTGTTGCTAACTCGCTGTCGATGTGTTACAGTCCGAGGTAACAATAACCACACACATTAACACGAACTATCGAACACTAATGTATGTTTATTAGACCATTTCTTAAATACACAGTTTTCCACAGACATTGTGGAAAAAGTTGTGGAAAACTGCGCGTTCATTAAGTAATGCCTACAGGGACAACATTGAATGAGATAGTGATACGATTATCCCCTAGGTTTGATTCATATCCATGAGTCAGATTAGGAGGATAGATTAACACAGTTCCCTCGTTATGAGGTACATAGCACTCGGGTTGATTGAATGCGGTTTCTTTACTACATTCGATCTGCAATGCTGGGAAATGAGTAGAAACAACGTGTCGTCTAAACTTCAATGGAGAATGAACTTTCTTGTCTAGATTGAGAAAATACGTTCCCGAATACAGAGCATTAGAATGTTCATGTGGAGCATAGATTGCACCCTCTGATGCTATCTCTAGGTAGGACTCTTGTATGTCAAATCTTGATGCATAGCACCAGGCATTTTCGTTGTGTTTGGATACTAGATCAAGCAGGATTGTTTTCAGTTCAGGCAGATCATTTAGCAGTTCATTGTCATTCCCTACAGTGACAACATTGTGAGAAATCATTCTCCTACCATGATCAGGATTGAGATCCTTAGTTCTCATCCAGGAGAGGATTTGTTGTTTGACGTTGTTATGATCGGGAACGTCAAATGCAGAGATGGCAGAAGGGAAACATGCGAAGGTTTGATTCTTATGTAATACCTCTTCAGTGAGATTGTCAGAGAGTTGATCAGTCATGTTTAGCGAAGATAGAGATAATGACCTGCCCAATCTGCTTTACGATAACACTCTTCGCGAGAGTTCTTATCAAACAGATTGAAACGAATGCCTTTGGCAGGTTTAGAAATGGAGGCGGGTTTATATACGTCACCCGTCACCTTATCTATGAAACAATGAACAGAACGGGATCCGCTCTGATTCATCATCACTTTAGCATACTTGCGTCCTTCTTCTACATCAAAGGAAATGCGCCAATCAAAACGATCTTCGCGGATTGCATCCAGTTGTGATTGGAAATAACCCGTATCATCAGCACCTTTACTAACCTGATGACGATAGGACTTTACAGTGTAGAGTCGATAATCTTGCTCCAGTGATTCACACAAACAGGCGATCAAAGTGTTGAGCGGAGTGTTGTTCAGAGTTTCGAGCATTTGATTCAGTTAGCGGTGCGTTGAATGAGATTGCCAGTCAGGTGAAATGCTTCGCCAGTGTGGTAACGAACGCCAGGAAAAAGAATAAACGAAACGACGAAGATGATGCCAATGAGTTTCACTTTTCTGGGGTCAAGTGGTTTGCAAGTGAGGCGCTTACGGCGTGCCATTGTATCAACCGAGGCGCATGGAAGAGAAGAAAGGAACGATGGAAATACCTTGGGCAGTGTTCATCGAAACGAACCAATCGAAGTTCTTTTGAAACACACCATCACCCGATTCGCCGTGCTCTTTGAGAATAGCATTCAGGCGGGATTTGGTGGTGTTGGATTGCCAACCACCATCGAAAAGACGGATGTAAGTCTCACCCACGTCTGCAATGTGATTGCCGTGCAGATACACTTTAGACTCACCAGTGTCGGCGTCAAAGGTAACAGAAGTGTTACCAGATTGCCAGTTCACGTTGTTGGTGATGGCGGCGTTCATTTGGGTTTCGATCTTACGCATGATTGAGAAGAGAGTGGTTTGCGGGGGGCGGTGCTCTGTGCCCCTCCGATGAAACTAATATAGGGCATTTGGGGGGTCTGTGCCAGAATGGTGGACACTCTGCCGACTGGCACAGGAGTTCTTTACTCTTCTAGCAACTCGGGATAGTATTCTCCAACCTCATCAATCAGTTCCTTTTCACTATATCCATCCAGGTTTTCATCCAGTTGATCATATACCAATGCGATGAGATCTTTGAGGTCCATGCCATCAATGATTTGATTGATGTATGCTGCTTGGAGTTCTTCGCGGTTCATGATTGTTGAGGTGATTGTGTTAGTCAGCGTTGCGCGTTCTTATCGGTAATCAGCGCAAACTTCATCATAGGATGCGCCAACTGGGATTTGTTTGCAGAATCGTTCTAACTTAGCGTCCTGCAGTTGTGAGACTGCCTCTATAGCACGGAGACCCATGATTCCACCACAAAGTAGAACGATTGCAACGAGAATAAGACGCATGATGTTAATCAGAGACCGTTGATAAAGTCAGCGAGTGCCTCATCGTACTCTGCTTTAGTGTTAAAAACACGACCGTGAATCTCACGGGGATAGGTAGCATCAACACCGACACTTGCTACCATCTGGCAGTCAGCGACATCGTAACCCATTTCAACGAGAGTAGCAACGTAGGGATTGGAGATTGTCATTTGTTTGTGTTAGTTAGTTGGAAAAGATTGAATCAGTAACGAGAATCACCTGCGATGATTTCATCATCCAGTTCTGCATCAAAAGCAGCAGATTGCCAGTTAAAGTAGAACAAATCCCATGCAGCATTGTCACAAACAAAGGAGTGACAATCTGCCTGATCACATACCCAATCGTATGCCATATCACAATCGGCGTTGTTATCGATGGTGAAAGATTGCAGACCTTCGATTGCACCCAGGAACGCAGGATCCTCAACCAGGGAGACGTGCGCCTTGCCAGTTTCGGGGTCGTGGATGAGAGTCATGAGTCGTTTCGTTTGGTGTCCCCTTATTATAGGCATGGGGTTGGGCGGTTTCGGGGGTGGAGTGGACAGTTAACACATTGTCCCCCATGTGTTAAGAATGTTGGATTTATTTAACACATGCTGCGGAGAGGTTTGCTACCTTGAAGCGTGCAATCTCATCGGGGGTGTTATCAACCAGCACAGGAGTGTCGTTGAAACTGATACGAACGATGGAAGGATTCATTTCCTGCCACTCACGCAAAGTGAGGCGACGAACATCACCCGAATCAGGAAAAGAGGTCAGTTTCTTGATAGTTTTGAACTCGCTGGCAGTGGTATCATCAGCGAAGAAATACTTCAGTTCCCGACGATACGTTGCAGTCGTGATTGCGTTGGGAAGGAGTTGCATTTGATTGCGTTTCTTTGACTCTCTTAGAATACACGCTTTTGGGCGCTTGTGCGGGTTTGGTGGACAGTTTGTGGAACTGTCACACCACTCGCTCAGTGTAGACAGTTTCCTCCACACAATAGTAGAGGGATTCTGATTTTAAGTTGATAAACTGCAGCACTTTCATTGTCAACAATGCGATGCGTTCTTGTCCACCATTGCTATACCAGTTGCGTGCACTTTTTGCAGCGTAGGTAACAACACCAATCCAGAATGCAAGGATGGTAGCAATGTGGAACAGCATGTTGTGAATGAAAGTGAAGTAGTTGTCAGCGAAAGTTTTCATCGGTTGATTGCTTTGAAGAAGAAGATTAGTCCACCAAGAGTCAACAAACCAGTTGCAATCAGTGAAGCATTAACTACATCCATAGTTCTCCATGTATTCGGTGAGAGTATAACCCTCGTCGTCAGTATTGGTTTCTGCGATTAACTGTTCGAGAGTGTAGTTGTTGAGATCCTCACGATACTCTTCTGTCGTTGGATCTACATCAGGATCGAAATCATCATGGCAGAGATAATCCCACTCTGCACACAATGCATCGATGAGTTGTTCTCTGGTGTATTCAGTAGTCATACTGATGGAATGTGCAGTTTTGATCGAGTTTGTTCAGTTGTTCGTAGTATTTGAGGAAGATTGTATCAATCGTGCTGTAGTAGGGTTCGTTAGCACTTGGATACCCACATTCTCGTGCGTTCTCTATAAAATGCAGCAGGCAACTAACTTCTTCATTATCGAACTGAATAGCATTGAAGACTTCAGAAACCGAAACTGTCATTTGTTGTAAGGAGAGTTGAAGAAACGACGGAAAGCAGTAACAACAATGATAAACGCCGAAACAACACCAACCAAACCAAGGTAGGTAACAGCATCGCCAGTGAAAGTGTAAGTGTCAGGCATCAATCAAAAACAGGGAGTACAGGTGGACGATTTCGGAAAAAGTCACGTCGAACTTCTTCCATAATCTTTGGAGGAGTGCCATAGTAACCAAGGTGCATCCAGTAACAGTCAATCAATCGAAGATCTTGCTCTCTTCGATTGTCTTCATCGTAGGGATCTAGTTGTGTGAAGTGAGCACAATAGACCACAATCTCATGAGGAATCTTATCAACAGCGAACCCCACAGATGGGGGTTGCTGGATATAAATGGGGACAGTCATCAGCACATCACAGGAGAATAGTCAGAACCGTTGTATGCACGGAGGTTGAAGTCAACAACCTGAGCACCGTTAGCAATAAGATTGCGGATGTCGTAGAGTGCGTCAGTCTTAACAACAGTGGAGAAAGAGGTCATCTCAGACTCAGCACCAGGATGCCAGATCACACGCTTAACAAAACGCTTTGCAGCAGGACTGCAAGGGTAGAAGTCAACTTGAGTGGCAGAGTTGGTCAGTTGCATGTGGTGGGTGTTCCTTTGACTCTTTTAATATACAGGAGATTGGGGGTCTGTGCTGGTCTAGTGGACGCTTTGACCAAGTGGCACATCAGTCACCTGAGAGGTGCCCCGACTGCTGCAGCATGGCGACCTCACGATCCCAGGCAGCATTGTTCTCTTTACATTGGCGAATAAACTCAGGATCATTTGCCATTGCTTCGGCAGCAGATTCGAGATCTTGGATGTTACCATCCCACATGATATTTCTGGATTGATTGTACTGGTTGAACCAGTGAGAGTCATACTTAGGCATTTCCCTCACCTCAGATACAATACACCCCTGAGACCCTTCCACAAGCGCCTGTAGGACGGTTCAAAGACTGTCCTAGGGGCATAGGGGGTCTAGGGGTCAAATAGACTATTCTAACCTGCTGCAATGTCATCTACCTCAAAGAACCTAACTACTTCCTCATAAGGTATATCAATGTCACTGGTTTCAGTGATCGATTGATGCATCATCCACTCACGATAAGTGCCAATCCTATCAATCGTGTCCCACACTTCCGTCGTGAGATCATCATTGGCGTAACTCTCAGTCTCCAGGTGATATGATGCGAGTGCATCCATGATGATGTTGAGTTGACGGATTGTGAGACGTTTGGGTGTCATAGTGATTGATTCTGATAGTGCAAATGTGAGTCATTCACTGAGAGATTAGGATCATGATCACTGAAGATGCAAATGATTGCATCATCATTCTCTACTGTGACACGCTCACGTTTTTCATGATAGAGATTATATGCGAACTCTCTCGCATAGTCAATATCATCGAAGTCCCATGTTTGTTCTACTGGGCGCTTCTGTCGTACTGTTATTGCCATGGATCTTTGATTACTAACTCGTGTGCTGCTTGTTGTCTAATCTTGGATGCAACGTAACGTTCATCCTCTGAACCCCATTTCCATCCCATAAACACACCAACCTTAAATCCAATCGCAAATCCGAGTGCAAATGTGAGTGATGGAATCACAGTTCATCTTCCTCAATGATGTCAGAGTAATCTACACCATGTTCATCTAGAACTCTCTTGGCATGAGATGTAATCATGTCGATGAAGTCTTGCTCAGTGAAGTCATTGAAGATAGACCAACGTTCATCATTAGGGTCCCACTCTATTTGTAGAGTGCCATCCTCATTTTCGCTTACCCTTAGACCGTCGTCCTCGGATGTTAGTGCTGGTGCTAAATCCTCCTTCGGATTCTGGTCTGGGGTCAATGACTTCGACATGGCAAATGTACTGTGAAAAGTTCCAATAAACTGTCAGGACTTCATCGTATGAATGAAACACTTTACAGGTGTCATCCTTGCACCATACTTTATACCAATGGCGATCATATGGTGCTTCAGATGTGACTGTAAAGTGTTGGGTCATTAGTCAAACATTTCGTTGCGTTTCTGACAGAGAAAGTCTAGCACAATCTCTCGCCATTCCATCAACTCATAGAAACACTCTTGATTGTGTGCACATTGACGGAGTTCATGGTCTGGTTTGAGAACTGACTCATAGAATAAACCCCACCCATCACGCATTTTCTGGGTTTTGATAGGATCCATCTCTTCATGCATTTCAAATGTTGCAAACTTGTAGTATTTAAGCATAAAAGTGAGGAAATCCTTACGTCTTTAAGGATTTCCTCATATTTACTTAATCAAACTTCTTGAAACTTACCGTTCTTCCATTGTGCAAACTCGGGGTTGACTACATACCGTCCCTCTACAGGAGACCACAGAATCGGGTTGGGTTGAGCAACATTTTCGGCGTTGCGAATAGCATTACGGGATTGTGCAACCAGTTCCTCGATAGTGTAACGAGCGGGGCGAACTCCGTACATTTGGTGTCTTTGTTTGGTACCCTCATAGTATAGGCACAGGATTGCGGAGATCCAGGGGATCGTGGACAGCAAGTGGACTGGCACACTTCCAGACGTACCCGAGACTGTATCGAATAGGTTCACTCACAGGAGGGCAACCTTGATGCCATATTGTACTGTCAAACAGCACTAATCGCCCTGGTTTGCACTCAACATGCATAGTTTCACCCTGTTCAGTATAAAACAGAGTGTCACCATCGCCTCTGATGTAATACAGACCACTGATTCTGTCGCTTCCCTTTAGAACATCCCAATCCGTGTGACTTTGGGCGTTCTGCCCAGGCGTCTGCACGTTCAGCAGGCAGCGATCAAGTTTTTGGATTCTATAATCCAACAGGATGTCATTGCACACTACCATATGCAAATAGTCCACAAACCAATGAGGAGCAATGGGTGCAATCCATCGCTCCTCATCGATAAGCAACTGACCAAAGAACCGACTCACTTCATACTGACCGTAGGGTGAGTTGGTATAGGTTACAGGTATAAGTTGAAACTCTTCTGCATTCTTATTCACCATCCATTGTGGGAAATAGTTATCAACTATCAACATGTTGAATACGTTCAGAAATAACCTTAATCATGATAGCACGGATCTCTTCAGGGGCAAAACCTTGAGTGTTAAAGAAGCACGAGTTGCTACCAGCATTATATGTATCAAACCCATCAAGGTGTGCAACGTTGAGTGCCTTACCGATCACACCATCAGAGTATGCACCCTCACCGATTGCAAAGGTGACGTATGACACATCAGGGTTAATCTTGCGGCAGATGTAGTTGTTCTTGAACCAGCGTTCGATAGCATTACCAGCATCTTGCTGCTTCTTACCTTCAAACACTGCGATCAGTTTGCCCTTGTAGAACCATGCACCACCATCAGGTTCGCAGGCACCTTTACCACCAGGGATCTGATTCTTCTTCAACTTCTTCTGCAATGTCACACCAGTATATTGCAGAACGTCTGCAATCTCTTCCTTGATGACTTTACATTGGTTGTCAAGTTTGCGAGCATGTGCATCAGTAGCAACCATGCCTTTCTGAATGCCGCCTGCCATTGTCTTGTGTCGTTTGGACTTCTTCATTATACACACAGAAAAGGGGCGGTGGTGCCGCCCCATGTGGAGGTTGATGGACTGTCACATTGTATATTTCAGTTTCATCTTTCGATGGTATTGATATGCAAAGTGGGTTCGATTGCCATGGATACCCCAACCCAACCAGGGATAAGAATCACGCACATATTGTGGGATTGTTTTCCCTGGGGTTTTCATCCTAGGCAGAATGCCTTGGAACTGCTGCTCATTGTAGAGATAACGGAGTTGTCCTTCCAACGAGTCAACATTGCAGGTATGCTTATAGCAAAACTTTGCTAGTCCGTTATACCTGTGTATTGTGGTCCATTGAATCAAACCAAATCCACCAGACTTGCATCCATAATATCCTGTGAGTGCACCACCTTCGCAAACGAGATGATTAAAGTTGCTTTCTTGCTTGATGTTACCCATCAGTGCAGCGAGAGCATTCTTATCCTTGATCCCTTTTTCTTGAAAGAACGAGAGTGTTCTTTGTTCGGCAGGGGTACAAGTTTCACATTGATATATGGGTGCAGGAGGTTGATCGTAAAGCATTAGATTTAGACGAGGGACAGAGGAGGAATGCCTTTCACGAAGATAGCATCAACTACGTTCTGCAGTCGTTTGGTCACTTGCTTACCGTATGTGCGGTGCACAGGGACAGTTACATAACCGAAAGGTTTCCTGTAAAAGTCAAACTTACCAGGGGTAAGTTCACCGCTGCGAATGCGAGCGGCGTCATCCTTATGTAGACGGATAACACGCCCGATGGTCTGTGCCATCTCAACAACGTTGAGATTGCGGAGCAGGATGCAGTGAGTCAGTCCAGGAACGTTGATACCTTCAGACAGAATACTGTAGTGGAAGATAACAAACTTCTTGGTAGGATCGGCACCCCAAGATGTCAGGGTGTTGAAGAACTGCTCACGATTGACTTTCTTATCGTCTACATAGGCACCGAACTTAGAGGTAACGTGGAGAACATTGTAACCACGATCCTTAAGTTGTTGGAGAAGATCGGTCTGACCGATCATGTTACCTAGCACACGACTAGACGGCACTGCAACAAGAACCTTGGCAGCATGAGTATCATCGAGATTGTCAATGATGTCCTGCACGGTGTTGCTGTCAACGACATGTGCGTTGACCTTGTTACGAGTATTGTCTGTGGTGAATGGCACAATCTGGGGAGGGATGATGCTACCGTTGTTGATCAGTTCCGAAGCAGGAACGTTCTCAATGACGGCACCATAGACCTCACGATTGTGCATTCCACGCTCATGCTTGTGCGAGATGCGAGGAGTAGCAGTGAAGAAGTAGCAACGCTCTGCAACATCAGAGATGGCAAAGGTGCTGGTGAAGAAAGACTTAGCAACACTATTGTGTGCCTCGTCAAAGTACACTGCACTGATATTGATGCCTGCATCAACTACACGACCCAGCGAATGATAGGTGGTGAAGATGATGCAGGACTCACCTGCTGCACGAGCGGTGTTGTTGAAGAGAGCAATCTTGCTGCTCTTGGTAGAGTGAAAGTAATGGGTTTCACCACTGTGAGCGTGACACACATGCACAGACTTGCTGTCAATGAACTGCATGAACTCATCACACAGTTGAGTAGCAAGCAGGATGCGAGGAGCAACAACAACAATCGTAGAAGATTGCTGCAGTTGACACAGTGCATCCTGAATCATGATGAAAGTCTTGCCACCGCCAGTAGGGACAATGATTTGACCCTTATCGTTGACTTGCATTGCTGCAAGGGCACGATCTTGGTGAGGACGAAGAACAACAGTCATGTATGTGGATCGCTCAACAGAAATAATATACTACCACACCTCACCAGTCGGTGAAAACAGGGTGCACTTCGCAAACTGTCACACCACCCCTCTTGAGGTGCTTTTCCCATTCAATCGCATCAACTAGCGTCAGAAACGTCGCTGTAACTTGCGAAGTATGCCCTTTCTTCTTCTGTCTCTTCCAAATAACGTTGTATTTCTTCGCGTTTGATGTCATAAACAGAGGGAAGTTGCTTAGCGTTTGAATGTTGCGGATCTTGTTGGGGACTCATTGGGGGCGCTCTCCTTCAGGTAGCATATCGTTGCCAGGATGTTCAGGAATGTAACCATGGTATGCTTTGTGATTGTAGAAGTGTGAATCTTCTATTTCAATCTCATCCCAATCATGTTGATAGATTAGCAAACAACATTGTGTTGTTGGTTGTCTAGCAGATGGGTCACCGTGTTCATATTCATGAAAACACATTGAGATGTAATCATTACAGGTAAAGCAGATGTAACCCTCTAAACCTTTGTACCGAATGGGTGATCCGATCTCAAGTGATTTCAAGATGTTCCTGATCTCCAGGGCAACTGACTCTGAGATTAGCAGGGGTGTGGTCATATTGTCAACCTATTGGTACAGTCTCCGTACTGTCCATGCAACCAATAGTTGAACGCAACACTATACCGATCCGACAGACTTCGGTTAGGTTCAACACTATGCTCTACAGTTGATGGGAACAGCAATATCAATGCTTCCTCAGCAGGTATAGACCAGCACGATGAGTTGTAGACATTGTGCTCAACAATATCAGGTCTCATTGCTGGTGTTGTATATGTGTCACGATTGGAATCTGCGTGAAACAATATATCCCCACAGTTGGGTGGCGTCTTTATGTATATGACACCACTATACATTGAGTTGCAATGTGTATGTTTGTGTGCAGAATGACCTATTTTGTGTCTAGTTGCCCACGAACAATGATGCCGTGCTACATATCTCTTATCGAAGCACAGTATGTTATACAAATAGTGATTCAGATGTCTCTCAACCAGTGCCTTTAACTCTGGGCACCCATCTAATAGTCTTTGGTTGGAAGTATTCTCACCATTCTTCTCTTGTGGGTCAGAATAATACTCCTGATTAACAACATACTCCACTATCTCTGTAGACAGTGGAGCATTGCGAGACACATATAATGGATTGTTGAACAGTGGAAAGACTGATCTATCGTAATCACCTAAGTTCATAGCACCAAATCTCGTGTGGGTGCACTGAAGTCACCCTTCATGATTACATTAAATCCTAATGAATATCTATCTTGTATAGACTCATTGTATCCTGTGTAGTGGTCTACATGTGCAGGGAAGCATACAATCATGCCACGCTCAGGTACAATCTGCCAGATGCGTGAGTTGAATATATTATTCTCCCATGTTCGTGGTTCCAATGTACCTGTGTTCCATGTGGCATGATTATATGATGCCTCAAAGATAATGTTGCCACTATCATCAGGCACGTCAAGATACAGGCAACCTGTGAACATACTATTGGTATGTCCATGCCTGTCTGCTCTTTCACCTGGGCGATGTTTATTCACCCATGAGCATACAATCTCACACGTCACTCGATCATCAATAGCGAGGACATTGTGAGCATAGTGGGCAATATGTCCAAGACAAATGTGATGCAGTTGTGGATACCTTCGTAAAATCTGAGTATCAACAGTCTGCATCCCATCTGCCCGCTTGGGGTAATCCTTATATTCTTCCTGTTTGATTAAATCTATCTCATCTTGTGGAATGTCATAGGTGTCAACAAATACAGGTGTGGAGAATATAGGAAAGACAGTCATTTTTCAGTGGGTTCAAGATGTAATGTAGTAACGATCTCATGAATCGTAGCACGTTGTTTAGGACTGATGTCTCCCTGCCTTTTATAGAGGTCAGAGAGTAATAGTAACATTGCCCTCTTAAGTAATCCTTTTGCCTCGTGACTAAGTTGTGCTGACTTGAGGAACATCGGTCTCGTTCTCCTTACGAGTTTCGTAGTATTGTCCGACGATAGTGACACGGTTGCCCTTGAAACCAATCGTCTGTCGTAATCTTACCGTGTCATTATGTAAAAGTCGAATCTCTTCACGAAATCTTTGTTTTCCATATTCTGTATCAAAGAGGATAGTATCCTCATCAATCATAGTTACATCAGTCATGGTGGGACTGGAGGTCATATATCCCTGAGAGCGATACATCTTCCCATCCTTACTATTGATTCCGACAAGCATCTCACCAGATGAAGCAGGTTCACCTGAACTATATTTAACAGTTTCCCATCCAAACTTTACATAATAGTCACTGTGGACATCTTCTGGGATGACTGCTTTCTCAGCATCATTTAGTTCACCAACGAGGAGTTCACTGGTCATGAGTTCTGCACTCTCACCATACAAATATCTACGGTGGGAATGCCATTCACCTTTCGATCTATCGAACCATTGTGTAATCATACTGACCTCTTCAGATTTACATTTAGAACGACACGAATGCCTTCCTTGGGTGGTGTTGATGCATGTAGAATATGTCCAGGGAAATGTACTACACGACCCTGCCTACAGTCTACACTATCAGTGAGTTCTAGTCTGTCATTGAAGAACAACGTGGGTGCTTTTTCGTTTTCAGTTATATACCACAACACCACGTCATGTTCCTCACTGAAGTCTACATGTGGTTTGTTATGTTTCTTCTTGGTAGGATACAACAAACCCAATCGTGCACGATATATATCCTCATGACTATATCCATACAGACTTGCAAACTGACACAACTCTAGATGAAATAGATCATAGTATGGTGATCGTACCTCATAGTCCATCTTTAATAGATGCATGAATGCACCACCACCAGAGGGCACAAGGTCTGTGGCATCAGGTATATAATGCCATGGAAACTCAGGCGAGGTAACTATACGTTCAATCTCTTTTGTTGCTACATCAGAGATTAAGTGCGTATTGATTTCTGTCTGGTTTGTTCTCAGGATCATGCCAACATGGAATACTTAGGGACAGTCGTTCTTGATCAGGACGAGCACAATGATAGCAGCGTGATGGTATATACAACATGTCTCCAGGTTGTAGTACCGTATCGATTGCAGGTGTTACTTCATCCTTACTAGGATTATAGGGGAATCCAGTATATTTGACAAGTGTACTCACTCTCTCATTATATACTGTCCAGTGTGTCTCACCATGTATTTGCATGATGAAGTTTGCTGGTTGATCCCAATGAATCTTGAATGAACTTGCACCACCTAATGCACCATAAATGTGTGCATCACATGCTACATCGAATGTACCCTCAATCCTACGCAGCAATGCATTAACACGAGCATTGTGATGACCATACTTAGCGATCACAAATGTGTTGTTCCTATTGACAAGTTCAAAGATAACTTTCTTGTCTGGATGCCAGTTACCATGCCACGGGTGAGGCACAGTGGGCATAGGAACTTTGGTGTTGTTGTTATCTAAAATCTCAACATTATACACCCAGGGATTGTTTAGGCAATGCTCAACATCTGCCCAGTGCACATACTCTGTGGGTGTGTCACATACACCCTTGAATAACATCGGGGTGTCACCACATGTGTAGTGGTTAGGATTCAGAAATGGATACGAAATGGACATTTAGATTCCCTCTTCATGATTAAATCCCAGGACTTATATGGTGCCCAGTGTTTGAGTTGCTGATCCTGTTTGATCCTTTCTAGTTTATCAGGAGATGGTGTCTTTCTACTCAGTTTGAATGTATCTTTACCACGCACAAACTTAGCATGAAAGATAGGTGTGCCACGTTTGATTACTATATCGTCATCAATACGATGAGGAACAATACCAATGGGCAACGATCTCATCCATGATGAGACAGGAAATGTGCCAGGGACAACACTAAACCCATGTTGTGCAACTGTGGGGTGTCCAGTATATTCTACCCACACATTCTTGGCATCAGTCCAGAACAATGTATTGTATCTGATTTGTATCTCAGGCAGTTCATCATTCCACCAGTTAGGACTAATCATGAACAGATCTTGGAGTTTATCTCCATGCGTATCAGATCCGATCATGCGATGCTCATTGCTACACCTGAAGTGTAGATCAAATGGGAAATAGAATGTCCACCTATTCTTACACCACTCTTTGTGTGCTGGGCAATACATATGGTCGTGAGACTTTATCCCATCATTGTATGCAATGGTGGGTGTAATCTCCCAATCTTCAGCAAAGGTAGGAATCTGGTAGTCCTCATCAGGACCAGAAGGAATCACTGATGTGTGATATACATTTACTGCCATGATCTTGTTGTGTCTGGATATACACCTTCCTTAACACGGAAGTTAAATGATACAGAGATACGATCCATGTCTGATCTATTCTCTGTCACAGAATGTGGTTGCCATGCAGGGAACAGAATCATCTTGTTCTCTACAGCACGATAAGTTACAGAGTCCCAGGTGATCTGATTGTCACCACGATTGCAGGAGGTATATGCACCCAAGGAATGATACATGTGTGCGGTTGCTGCATCTCTACGGATACTAATAGCACCAGCATCAGCAGGCAATGGTGCCACCTGCAGATATACAACACCAGACAACACAGCACCAGGATGTGTATGTAATGCCATACGATCTCCTGGTGGGACACTAATGAACCAGAAGCGATCCATCTCAGCATATGTATTCAAAGGTCCGAAGTCTTGGAATGCTTCGTTTGCCTTTGCTTCTACTTGTCTGACAAAACTACCAACAACACACTTGCTATCACGATACTGTGATGCCAGGAGATTGCAGGATTCATAACTACCCCCATTCATCTTGTTGGGGTTCATGTAGTCAACACTGAATGCCAGTAGGGCATCAGTATTCAGATCGACATCATCATGCCAGACTGGTGTGGGGAAAAGGAACTCAACATTCATTGATCTTCTTTACGATGCCGTACGATATTCTATCATGAGTTTGCACAGGAACAAGGTTGAAGGAGATCGAGATGCGTTCTTCTTGAGTCTCACTCCTCTCTACCTTGTGTGGCAACCATGCTGGGAACATTATACACCTATTCACCATCGGTGGGTAACTAAACTGATTCCATAACCAAGGTTCACCCTCACCCAATGCAAAGTCCTGCATTGTACCTACTGAAGAGAAGTTAAATGCACTTGAATGATCTCTACAAAATACAATCTTGCCTGCATCTTCGGGTGCAGTGACATAGTATGCACCAGAGATTACAGAACCAGGATGTGTATGCGTGACATTGTAATCACTGCCGTTGTTTATATTGATCCACAGATTTGCTAACTCCACATGTGTACCCTGTGGTTCAAATCGTGCATAGATTTCTGATGCCATCTCTGTGAGACGATTGGCAAGTTTGCCCAACTCATCATCAACAGTTAATAGATGTGCACCATTAAAATCATTTGACTGATACCCACCAACATTTGATCTAATCTGACCACCATACTCATCACGAACATGGTGGCAGATAGTCGTCAGTTCATTGGTATCGAGTTCAAAGTCCTGCCACCATACTGGTGTAGGAAATAACAACTCTTGCGTAATCATTACAAACCGATATTAACTTTCGGTGCGTCGTAATCGGGATGCCATTCTTCCAGTTCTTTATACTTCTCACCCGATTTACCCTTTGTTCTCACCTTAGGTGCGGGACGCTCAGGTTCAATAACGTATGTGCGTTCTTCTTTACCTTCGATCTGAGTGAAGATGATATTCAGAGCATCAAGTGCACCCTCAATCTTTACAAGTTCATCACGCTTTCCTTGGAGATCTCTAAGATCGAATGTGGTACCACTTGTTTGTGAGGTGGGATTATTCGCGACACCATCGACTTGACCTTTGAGCACAAGATATTCTTCCATCTTGACTGCATGTTGCAGTGCAAGATTATCCCACAGTTCATCGATGGACGATACTTTAAGTTCTTCAGACATGACGGTTCTCAATAATCTTTTGGTTGTTTTTAAGGACGCTATGTGTATCTATGTTAAACTTAGATGTCATATTATATGAGATCGCTGCTTCAAACATGCGATCAGATTCATTAGCATCCTCGACTACATAGTCCCACTGTCTAAGCGATTTGCGAAGAATAGGTGTGACTTGAAATAGTGGCGTTCCTGCTTCAATGAGTGTCTCACCCTCTAACACATGCCAATAAAGTTGTGCATTGAGTTGTGGAACTCTTGTGGGATCAAAGATACCACTTGCAGCAGTAAAACGCTTCTCACCATTATATAGCACTGGGGATTGGATAAGCACAATATCCTTCGGTGCCCACACTCTCCAGGTTGTACCCACCTTGATCACAGAATCCATACTGTGAGGTGGTGCAGATTCCTTTGCTTGCTTATCATCATGGATCGTAATGAATCCATTGTCAGTATCAAGCAACGTAGGAGACTTCCAATCTACAGTAACCCCATCACCATTGGTGATGATGTAGAAGTCACACGGAGCAGGAATAATAAACCCCGTATTGCTCCATTGTTTCAGTGCAGGACACTTGCTGGCATGTTGTTGTATAGCAGCAAATGGGCACTTTGACATACTGCGTTCCAGTTTGTGTGCTGGATATACAGGATGGCAATCTTTTACACCTGGGACTGTAGACCAAAACCTGATAGGTTTTCTCTTACGAAACAGCATAGATGGTGTCCCTCAAATACTCATAAGATGTAGGTAGTTGCTTGATATATTCTAGCGCACAGTACATATGACTGTCAACCTGAGCATCCCACTGTGCAACAGGTGGAGTGCCAAATCGTTTCTCAGTGATAATCTGTCCCTGTCCTCTAAGTGTAGCGAAGTCATTACCAGCGAGAACATACAAATCACCAGTAAACTCCTCAGGAAACTCATGCTTGACATACTTACAATCTGTCAGCAGTCGGAATGGATTATCCTCAGGATGATTCATGGCAAAGTGATTCTTTGCGTAGTCAATCTCTTCGGTCACATACCTCCAGTATGCTGTATCTCTACGCATCGAGAAGGCATAATGCCATGCAATGAAATCAGCAAATCCATCAATCTCACGATCAGCAGCATTATTGAACATTGCCTTTTCAATACTACTAACCACACCACCTCTAGTCTGTAGTGTTTCAATCAGACGACGAATCTGTTCATGTACCGTCAACAATCCAGTGGACTCTAGTGGTTCTAAGAATCCATAGGAAAGACCAACACCAACAACATTCTTCACCCATGCTTTCTCATGCTTGCCACTGCGAAGATCAATGACACGGAAATCATCAGGTACATTTGTATGATGTTTGGCAAGATGCTCTCTGAACTCTTGTTCTGCACCTGATTCATTCTGAAACTTATCACACCAGACATATCCTGTGCCTGATCTAGTCCACAGAGGTACCTTCCATACCCATCCATTGCCTAGTGCAGTACAGTTTGTATAGTTGACAATCTGAGTTGATGCATCATGATGCGGAATACGACAGACCGTTGCCTTATTGTTGGGGAGAATGTCATTGAATGGGATATGCTTAGACCCCATCAATCCTTCCAGCAACACAGACTTAAATCCTGTGCAGTCAACAAATAGATCTGCCTTTAGGAATACATTGGTGTCAAGGTGCAGACGTTCGATGTTACCTTGCTCATCAAAGTCTGCATCCATAACATGTCCTTGAACGTATTTCACGTTCTTGCACACATTATTCTTCAACCATTGACCAAACTTGACTGCATCCATGTGATAGGAATAGTCCGTCCCCATGTCACCCCACTTACCAGAATCATCGATTCTGTTTTCTTCCATCAACAATGTGTTCCCATTTATCATTCTGGCGAATGAGTTAGGGTGTGAGTATTTCTCAGGATAAGCATTACGAAGCGCCCAGAAAGATACAAGTCCCCCAGGCAAAGCAGCGTTAGAAGGATCCACAAAAGGATAATCCCAGTGCGTACCGTCTTTCTTGTAGAAGTCTGTGAATCTGATTCCAACTTTATGTGTTGCTTCACAATCTGCCATCCACTCTTCATCTTTCAACCCGAGCAAACACATATACATGTTGATATGCCCTAAAGTAGATTCCCCGACGCCAGTAATAGGCACATCGGGGGACTCTACAAGGGTTACGTTATATTCAGGGAGGAGTCTTTCAAAGGCGGCAGCGGTCATCCAACCAGCAGATCCACCGCCTACAATAACAACATTACGAATCATACTTTAGTTCCACTCAGGCATTGCATCTCTAGGAAGTACGGGATCCTGATTAGGATCAAATGGGCAACCGTCACCCTCAACCATATGGGTGACATACAGTTTATAGTCGGGATCATTCACCAGATCGGGGAATGCTTCCTCTGCCTCTGCACGAGTCATCCATGCAGGGATGTCCTCATTATGAGACCATGGTTTATACTTATCGATCGGTTGTCCGTTCTCATCATACTCCAACTCACCGTACTTGGCAAGAGTTTCATCCTTGACAGATTGAACTGCCTTGAAAAACTTACCTTCTTTTGCTGCTTCACCAAACACTCCTGCCTTGATGTCATCAAACAGTCTAGCAAACTGTGCACCAGATGCACCATAACCAACGATTCTTGCTGCGAAAGGATCAACATGACCATGATCAGGAATCCACTCGTTAAACTCAAGTTTCCAATCGAGTGTTATCTCATCGGGTGCATCTACCCAGCGAAGTTTAGCGCCAGGACCAGTGTAGATCTCAAACTCTGCGCCTGGGTCTACAATGTCGGTTGGAAATCCTGTTGCGGAAATAAGTGCTCTTTTCATTTGATTATCAGTTGAAGTTGTAGACTACCACATAACCTTGGCGACCATCGCCACCACGCTCAGAGTTACGACCAGCGGTACCGCCAGCACCCCATGCAGCGTGTCCACGGTGGTTCTGAGACCATTGTTGTTGGTGGTGAGAAGTACCAGAGGCACCACCCCAGAAAGAGGATCCACCGAATCCAATGCCAGGTTGACCGTTTTCGTGACCGTTACCAGATCCACCATAGACCTGAATAGCACCCTGAGAAGGCGAACCACCAAGACCACCAACGTGTTGACGCTGACGGTTAGCACCCTGACCACCGCCAGAAGAACAATAGTTACCAAAAGAAGAGGAACCACCGTTACCAGAACGACCCGAGTAACCGTCGCCACCACCACCACCGCCAACAGTCACGCCGATGGAGTTGATGTTAGCAACGTCAACGATCTGTTCTGTGTGTGCACCAGCACCACCAGATTCACCGTAACCAGATCCACCACCGCCACCAGCAGTACACTTCACCCAGATACGCTTAACACCGCTGGGTTTGTTCCAAGTGCTGTTGTTATTATATACGTTGATGGAAATCGGACCACCACCTGCCTCAATAGTGCCCCACGACAATGTACTGCCGTTAGTTGTCAGGTACTTACCAGATTGACCACTCTGAGAGGGGATAATCTGACCAGAAGAACCAGAGATAGTTCCGTTAATCTGGATGTTAGAAACAGTGAGAGTTCCGTTTGCAGTGATAGAACCACTGGAGAAGGAAAAACCACCTTGACCAGCGAGGTCTTTTACAGATGCAACTTTTAGGGTACTCATTCTTTTGAAACCTCTTTACAACTTATTTATACAGATCAATAACCAATACGGCGACCAATCATACGCCAACCTGCAGCGGATGCATCGTACCAAAGTTCACATTCGATTCTATCATATGTAGATGGGTTACCATTGTTAGAAATACTCCACCAAGGAATACCGCTACCATTTACCCTAACACCTGTAATATATCCAGAGGGGGAACCGAAACCACCACGGATAATGAATACAAAGTGGAAGACAGATGTCATAATCGATTCACCAGATGTAGGTACATTGGTGAAATCAATAGTGTAGTTAGATCCGCTACCTGAGTCGGAATACCAATATGAAGATCTTCTAATATCGATGGGAACTACGCCACCACGATAGAAGTATTCTCTGTGACTTCTTCTTGCCGCTACTTCAAACCCTGCACCAGGGTCCATACGGAAGTGACCATCAGAGGAGATAGCGAGGTATCTCTTATACTCATAGGTATCAGTCTGCTTATCTGAGAACACAGTCCATGATGCACCGTTCTCAACAGTTACGGTGTATCCGTTCTGAATCTCAACCTCACCAAAGGTGAAACCGTTGGTGTACTCATCTCCACCGTTAGCAACAGAACCAACAGTGATATTCTCTTGGATGACTGTACCATTCGTACGAATGATTGAACCTTCACCAAGACTAGGACCACCGCCACCTACTGATGCCCAACCAGGCAAACCTTGACGAGCATCTTGCTTATAGATCTGTGCCTCATCTTCAGTTGTGTTATACACAACAGTACCAAACGCAGGAGTGCCAAGGGCATCAACTTGCGTTTGGTTAAGATCAGGAAGATTGATTTGTTCAGTAACGTCCCACGATGTCACGATGCCTCGTGTCGTCGCGTTTATCTGGTTACCGATAATCTTTGTCGTCATGTTATCCCTTCGGAGTGGTTATTAGATTACGAGTTCACGGATCTGCAGCGTGTCTCCTGTTGCAGGAGGAGTGCCAACACTAAAGTCAACAGCATTACCAGTGACGGTGTAATCAACGCCAGGAACCTGGCAAACACCATTCAAGAATACAAGGACAGAATATGCATTGTGACCAGCAGTAATAGCGAAGGAAGTGGTAGTACCATCGCCTGCATATGTCACACCTGCGTTACCATTAGCAACACCAGTTGCTAAAGAGTATTTATCAGCACAACCATATGTACCTGTAACATCGAAGTTACCTGTAATCTTGGCGTTGCCATTTACTTTCAATCTCCAAGATGCATCTGCTGCTTCACCCAGACCGAAGTGAGTGTTACCATTGAATCTACCTGTGAAGATCTGACCAGAATCAGAAATGCCGAACTTATACCAGACAGCATTATCATAGATCCAACCCAGAGGTGTGCCAGGTGTCCAGTCAATGTTATAGCAGATGTCACCATTGTTGAATGCAGTACCAACAGCAACATCAGGTTCACCGTTGGGGAGTTCTTCAGCGAGGAAGAACTGCTTCAACACAGTACCATCATCGTTGGAGAATGTTTGCTTGAGAGTTTGAATGTTCTCTTGAGATGTAATCTTCTTCTGGAAGGTTACAGGACCAGAGAATACAGATTCCAACTGGTTAGATGCACCACCGATAACAGTCAGTTTGTCGGTAAGCACAATCTCAGAGAAGGTTTCAATCTCACCCTCTTCACCAACAACGTTCAGTTGTGCAATATCTTCGGATGTAATCGCACCCGTAACTGGGTTGATAACTTGGTTACCAATGTAGAGTTCACCGTCAGAGTTAACACCAGTGAAGTATGCAACGCCTGCTTCTTCTTTCAACTGCTGAGACAATCTCACTTCATCTTCACTCAGAACTTGTACCTGAGTAGAGGGGAATGCAGTTGAGTAGTTACCAGGACCGAAACCAAGGTATTCAAACGTGTGACCAGATGCACGGAGAATCGAATAACGACGCAGTTCAATCAGCAGAGGTGCGACTGACTGGTCAGCATTCAGTTTGAGTGCAATCTTACGATCTTCTTCGTCACCCAGACGTGCAGTAACAGAAACACTATTCAGTGTGTTAGATGTAGTGTTGTATCCCAGGTTGTTCTCACCTTCAAGCAAGAAGAACTGTGCTGCTTCTCTAGTAATAGAACGCAGAGTATCAACTTTGGGTGTAGGTGTTGCACCATCGGTGGTCTTAACCAGACCGATAGTTTCGTTATCAGCAACAGACACAGCGGCAGCAGGGTCAGCAGAAGGGTTATCTCTGTCGAATGCAGGATAAACATCCTGTGTTCTCTGAGAGAATGCCATGTCGTTGAAGTTATCCGTGGAAGGAGTAACCGACGCAGACAGAAGTGTCAGATAGTAGATACCATCTGCTTCACCACGAACAAACTCTTGGAATGTTTCTACAGCATAGATGTAGTACACCTTGCTATATGAAGGTGAGTTAGTTTCAGACGATCTAGGTTGCAGAACGAAACCAGTGATGGGTTGACGAGGAACGGGGAATGCATCCTTGTCCAGTACATAACGGAAGCGATATGTTCTGTCAACAAGGTTACGGGGGTCGGGAACACGACGGATGAAACTCGGCGGAGAGAATGCCAAGTTCTGATACAACGAGTTCGCCAGAAGTGTGGTATAGATCGTGTTGTTGTTAGGATCAACTTGGATATACCAGTTATTCTGTGCAGGGTCCCACTTGATCGGGTTCAGACCTTCAATATCATTAGGTCTTGTGCCTGTTACTTGAGGACCAGCGGGATTGATATATGCATAGTGAGTTGTAGGATCCGCAGCACCCGATGCTTTCAGAAGCACAAATACTTGGTCGGGAAGTGATGCCGAGTCTCTACGTGCACCGATTGTGTAACCCTGAACCTTAGACGGCGGGGGTGCTGTCTCTACACTATAACCATACAGATACAGTCTAGAACTATTAGCAGCAGCACGAGTCTTTGCAATGTCCAGAGACACCCAGTTTACTGGGACCTCAATAACATCCGACAGAGATTTCGGTGGAATGATGTGGGTGATTGCACCTGCTTTATCTTTAGTAAATGCGGCGCTTGAGAAACCCTTTGAACGCAGCGAAGTGTTTCCAAAGTTCGAGTTTGAGTTAGTAATGGATAGGTCACCACCAGACTCACTAAAGAAATGGTCACCAAATCCCACAGCGAACACAGACACAACCTGAATGAAACTGCCGTTGGATGCGTGAATATGGCAGTGCCGCCATCCTTTACGGTATTTCGCCAGACCGTTAATGTGTGCGCCCGATCCTTGTGCTTGTGCTTCATATGCACCAGTTGACTGGTTATAGAGAACAAATGCACGGTCATCTTTCTGCAGAGAGATACCCGTGAACTGTGCAACCACCATCGATTTGAAACCAGTTGCACGGGAACCATCTGCGTGCATTCCATTGATGCCCCAGACAGATCTCAATGAACAGTTAAACACATATGGCGATGCAGAGTCAACTGTATCGATCTCAACTTTAACCAGAATGTTAGAACCAAGAGCATTACCTGATGGTTCTGCTGCCATCTGATAAGTGAACTGGTTACCTTGTGCAGATGTAATCAGGAACGAACCATTGTAAAGCAGTTGATCCTGCTCAGTTGGTCCAGTAACACCTGAGATATTAACAGCAACGCCCACTGAGAATCCATGATTCTTAGGATTACCCTGTTCGTCAACTGTGAATGCAGTAGCAGTCTGACCATTTCGTACAATCTGAGAAACAGCAAACTCGTCAGAAATCGGACCAACGATTCTGTTTTCTTCGACTCGTGCCTGAATCTGGTCCTGAGCAACAATACCAGAGGAATCGGGAATAGTTGCGTAACCTTTGGAGATCTTCTGGTAGTACAGATCAAGATCGGAAGACTTCGCAAACTCAAAACAAGTTATCTTGTGGTGGGAATAGTTAGGAGCGATAGTTGCAATATCGTCACCACGATAATAAACACCATTGTTGTCACCATCGAAGAATGACATCTGCCAGAAGTACGATGCACCTGTCAGCAAGAAGATAGCAGACTTAACAGGTTCGTTGGCAGCAGTGATACCTAGGGTACCTGATGTTGTTGGGTACGGAACATACTTAGGTACGATCTTAGTGCGACGGAGGTCACTACCAACAACAGAACAACCTCTCGGTACGATAACCCCACCATCAGTTGAGTTGTACCTATAAAGGACATTCGCAGAACTTGTAATATCGAAGTTAGTGTTGGCATCAAAAGGTTGAATAGCGTTGAAATCTGATACACCAGGGCGGTTGTCAATGACGTATTCTGATGGATACAGATAGATCGAGAATGCGTCGAACTCGTCATTACTTAGACCGACACGATACGAGAAACGTGCCACCTCAAGGAAGGCACGTTGCAACGTCTTAAACGGACGCAGTGCTGAGTTTCCTCTGTTATCATATGCATCCGATGCATCGAAGTCGTCGGGGTTGACGTAGATAATACGTCCCGTCCTCGACGTGATGATATTCTTAAGACGAGTAAGTGCCATTTATTCGGATTCCAACGGTGCCGTTTGACTATTTATTAGGGTACTACTGGAGCACCATCATCACCAGCATCCTTCGGAAGGTGAACAACTTCATAGTCCGAAGATGCAGTTTCAAATCCTTGCACTGCAACTGCAATCTGTGCAGAAGCATATGCAAGCAAGTTCTGACCAGGACCAACTACGATTGCAGTATCGCGTTGCTGATCGTTGTTAGCAATAGACTTATCATAGAGCAGATAATCTTGACTCTCTGCCTCGTCCACATCTACATGCACAGCATCAGAGACAGTTGCAACAGTAAATGTTACGTTTGCTGCACCACCTGCACCCAATACAGAGTCATTGATTGTGACAGTATCGGCGGCAATGAAGTCTGAACCACCATCAACAATGGTGAGAGTCACACCACCACCAGCAGCAACAACTACATTGAAGACTGCACTTACACCAGCAGCACTTGTAGACCATGCAACTGCATTGTATGTGCCAGGAACGCGAGAAGCGTCAGCACCACTCAGACCAGAAATGGTCAGGATCTTACCATCAACTGCTTGAACAAGTGTTCTGTTTGCGTTGTTCTGTGTAGGTGTAGTGTAGAACTCGTCGTTGTCTGCAAATGCTGCAGATCCGATGTCCAGAGATACCTTCAGCAGTGCTGTATCTGCATCGTATGCATGAACATAACCATAAGCACCAGGAGTGATGCCACCCTGCTGAATGGTTTGAGTTGTAGTACCAACGGTGAATGTATCAGCAGCAGTGAAAGGTTCGCCTGCTACTTTGTAGACATAGATCTCTTCATAGAGAGGTGCAAGTACGGGTTCAAATGTGAAACCACCACCAGCATCGTTAGCGTTGCCATCACCATCAACACCAGCATCAGAGAATGCATACAGTGTGGTGGGAATGTTGTCATCAATGGTGATCTGAGAGTATGCACCACCAGATCCAGCAGTACCAACCTTGATAACACCTGCAGTGTATTCTGTACCCGTCGAAGAGTTTGAACCTTCTTCGTTATCACCCGAGAACTTCAATGGGTGACCAGCATTGGAAGCATCCGACTGATCGAAACGATAAACTCTTTCGTTGTTTGCTGTGATCGGTTCAATAATCTCATGATCAGTTGCAACAGCACTGGTCTGAGAGAGAATGAAACTAGGAGTGATTTCAACATCCTGAGCAACAGTGAATCCCAGAGTTGCAGTTGCATTACTTGTACCGAAGGTAACGTTCTCGTCCTCGGTGAAGTAGTTAAGGAGATATTGACCAGAGTCGGTCAGAGCGGTGACAGTAGAACCATCGTTATGGTCAACGTCAGCAGTGCCATATGCACCACGACTAACAGTCAAATCGTTACCATTAACGTCGGTGACTTCCATCACTTCGTTATCAATGGTGATAAACTGACCAGTAAGGAAACCAGTGGAATCAGTCAGTGTGAGAGTTACGTCACCAGCAGCAAATGTTGCACCTTCGTTAACTGTGGTTTGAGTTGCAGACAGAGTGAATGCAGTTACATACTCACCAGACTTGATTGCACGAGCAACAGTGCCATATGCACCACGAGTGATAGTCAGTGTGTTGTTGGTCAGGTTAATACCACCAACGTCAATGGTGACCAGTTCAGTAGTCGATGCTCCACCACCAGGGGGGAAAGAAGGACCAATGGTCAAAATCTGACTATCAGCAAGACCAGTATTTCTGGAAACTTTTACTTGATTGGTACCAGAAGCAACATCAGGAATGTTGACGTGAGCAAGGTTGTCTTGTGCCAGGAAACCACGGTTTGTAGCAACCAAACCAGAAGTTGCACCAGTGATTGTCTCACCACCAACAGGTTGACCGACAACAGTTTCAGGAGCAAAAGGAAGATCAGAGATCTCTTCAAACTTCACATAGTACAGAATAGTATCGATCGGTTTGTACACGTCCAGCAGTTTGGCAGTAGAACCAAGTGCACTGCTAATAGTTGTACCAGGGACCGCCTGGGCATATGTAAAACCAGGAGCAACCTTGAGTTTATATCCAGTAACGGGATTACCCTTTACAAACTGGTGCGTCGATGCTGCACCACCATTTGCATTGATTTGAGGACCAGAAACCCTGAGGATTTGATCATAATCTCTAAGTGCCAAGCGGTATGCTGCTGCACCACCAGACCAGTTGGCGGCAGTCACCATCACACTTGCGGTGCTATCAATGTCTGCACCATACACTACAGTGTTTGTAGTTGCAGACAGATATTTTGCTGCGAGTCTTCCTGCTGTCATGTTTGATTACCAACCTGCTTGGAAATAAGATTGAAGTCTAATAGAACCACCTAATGTCGGTGCCGAGAGAGGACCACCGAAGGTAATAGCAACATCACTAATGTTGTTTGTGGACAGCAATGTAGCGTTCGCGTTAGGGAACTGAATGGTCACTGTCTCTGTGATGTTAGAGGCATCGATAATAACTCTACCGTTCAGTTCTACAGGGTTATCGAAACTTGCGTTCTGAAAGATTTTGTTATTAACGATCTGAGTTGCTTGCTCAGCAACCAGTACATTACTGTTACCGCCATTATTTAGCGGGAATGCAATACTGCCCTCTGGGAAGGTGAAGTCCAGAGTGCTGTTTGAGTTGAGGTTTGTGAGGTTGAAGAAGACCTTCTTCGTTTCATCAGCGATGTCCTCAAGCACCGCACCTTTGTATGATTTGTTGCTCAGTGTTTGGGATGCTGCTTCACCAACAACGATGACGTTCAAGTCAGGGAACGTAACTGTTCTATCTTGTGTCAGTCTAGACTGATCGAAGATGACGAAACGTGTGGGGTTGTTAGGATCGGTGGAAGGTGTGTTGGAGAACGTGGGGTTAACCATGTTCTTGTTATACACATCCTGATCAGTTACATCATCAAGAAGTGTAGATGTAACAACAGCAGCACCAAAGTCAGGCAGTTTGTATGTGTGAGTACCAGGAGATTCCCAGGTGTCAACTTCAAACTTGGCAACCTTTGATGCATTGGAAGAACCAATGACGCTGAGTTCAGAGTCCTTGATAATGATTGTCTTGTTAGAGACAGTCTGGACAGTGTTATCAGCAAGAAGAACTGAAGATGTCAGTGTACCCAAGTCGGGCATATCCAGGCGGCGAGTACCAGTCTGGAGAGACACAGTATCGACGTTGAAATATACTTTCTTGCCAGGGTTTTGTGCACCGATGAAGATCGTATTTTGGTCAGTAAACTGCGAAATACCATTAACAGTAAAATAACCAGAACCCTGGGGAGAGATCTGGTAGTTAGAGTTAGACGCCGCAGTGTCAATGACTCTGGTATTTACTGTGCTAGAACCATCAGTGTTGGCGATTCTAGAATGATATACAGAGGAGGTACCAAACGTTAGACCCAGTTCGTTAACCGCTGATTGATACAGACCTGTATCTCGGTCAAGGTCAAACGCCAGACCAGGCGCAGACTGTGATCCCGCAGCAACACCACGGAAGAGTTGGTTAACTTTTGCTTTCCTGTTAGGAATAAGAGGGTCGGAGATAACGATGGGCAGGACTGCCTCACCCGTCACCAATCCGTCCGCAATCGTATCTAACTGGGATATTCTTTTGGTTGCCACTACGAAACAGTACGATTCTTCTGGTCTATTTATACAGACTTATTATAGGACTTTCCTGGGCATTTTTAGGCAACTTAGGCAACTTGCTCGATCGAGTATTTGCCTTACGAAGATGGTGGTTGTCTGTGTAGTTAGATTCCTCTAGATTTCCGCCAGAGTTATTCATCTTGTTGTCGTCTTTGTGATCAACAACAGGTGTTCTTGGCCAACGTTTATTATAGAGGAAGAATGCAAGTGTGTGGTATTGAAACTTGAATGATTGCAACTCACCATGAATGTTCTTGCATGTCACTGCAACAACACGATAGTTTTTGTAACCATCCCATCCACCTAGGATTAGTTTACCATTACTCTTGCGGTAGATGTTACCTCTACACTGAACCAGTGTTCTTCTCTCTGGATCTGTCTTCCACTTATAGTGGTCGATTACAGTATCCTTGAGTTCATACTTGTTTAGCAAATCTTGATCATCGATCTGCCACCTGACGTTGTTTGGTGTGATAACACCCCTACGCTCCAGTAGATCGCGGATGTCAACATCATGTTTGTCTTTCAGCAGTTGTGCTGCCTCGACAAACTTATCAAGCATCAAGTCCAAACTCATAACTATTCTCCAGGGTCATTGCAGAAATCTCATCATCCGTGTAGTTGGGAGCGTCAGGATTCAATACCCGAGAAAGTTTTGCTTTGAGATCAGCATTCTCGTACTTAAGATCAACGTAGTCCTCATTCTTGCAGAGTTCATACTCAGTCAATACTTTCTGCACAAGACAATCATCGTTGTCTTCAAAGAGAGCAATGTGCATACCCGCATCCATAATCTCATAATCAGAGAATCCCATGCTCCTCATGAAAGAAGCAAACAACCGAATCATTTGGTATGGAAGGAGTTCTTCTGAAGGCACCTCCATCGTGATGGTTTGTTCAGGCAGCGTCATGTTGTCGAAATAGTTATCCTGACGATGATACTTCAGCGTGATCGACATGTGATGTTCGTAACTGAGACTATCTTACCAGCACAGAAGGTCATTTGGCAAGTGGGCCAGTCTTCCCACTGTCCCTTCCAGTTGGCAGGATATGCTTCAATAACACCGTAGTATTCTGAGGCACGAACCTTACCGTGATTTCCATTGGGAACCCATGTTATACCCTTCCAGAAGGGGGTATCATCCTGCTCGTTCACAGCAAAATCTTGGGTACCACTGTAATCAATCTCATAGAGTTGACCTGCAGGAGAAATCCAATACTCTGCCATCAAACAATCCAACGATTTAGTTTGAAGTTCTCCGTCCATACCTTTGCCTAGGTTATAGGAAGATCGGATAGTGTCGAACATGCCCATGTGAAATACCCATTAAAAATAGTTTAGGTTAAGAACAAAACGGCGGGTGTATCCAGTTGCGGATGCTGCTGTGTGTTCGTATTTTCCATCAAACACTAGCATCCTGTTACGGACACTTTTAATGATACCAATACTTTCATCGGATGGTTCTAGGATTCTAGTATATCCGTTGTTAGTGTTCATGTAAAAGATGGCAGTCTTAGACTGCCAGTCTTTAGGAACATCAGTATGACTTCCCCACTCTATACAGGATGGGGTTGAATGCGTCATATTTAGTTTGATTCTGATCCAACTCTTAACATTCAGACGTTCGGCAAAGGTTTCTTCAATCACATTATAGTATGGTGATTGAGGTTGGTCCTTGTCGTAAAACTTATGAACGTACTGATAGTTATATGTTGGATCAACCGAAGAAGTTTCCAGTTTTACATCGTAGAACCATGGAAACTCTCGGTTGTACACAGTGGCATTGCATAATGAAGTGAAAACATCCTCTGGGAGGAAATCATCGATCACACTGCACATACACTTCCTTCACACGGACTCCTCCACCTGGGCTCGAACCAGGGACATTTTGATTAACAGTCAAACGCTCTACCGACTGAGCTATAGAGGAATATTCGCTATTCGCAAATAGCGAATGGAGAATAGCGGACTCGAACCGCTGACATCCTGCTTGCAAAGCAGGCGCTCTACCAACTGAGCTAATCCCCCTGGCGACCCTTTTATTGACGAGGTAGAGTCGAACCCCGTGGTGAATATAAGGTATGGACCCCCATATTCTTTTTCACTATGAAGAATGAAACATCATAGCGCCAGATGAGGGCAAGGGTATCTGCCTACGATAATCTACGATGCAGTATAGGGGACCCTTTATTTAATACAACGTTCCTTGTTGTACCCAAAGATGGAGTAAGCGTAATATACCTCATAAGGATATAACAGAGGCTTACCCTCTATGTTGCCGTGTGTTTGTGAGACTAAATCAGACTGATTTGATAGACGCCCCACAGGATTCTATCATAAAATCTGAACCACGGTATCATATTTATGTGCAATCATCAACGAATATTAACGTTTTTGAGCACAAAAACATGTTTTTTGTCATCTGTCTGGGAATCGAACCCAGTTTCCAACTCCCTTGTCGGGGTGTCCTTACCAATAGACTACCAGATACCAAAGCCCACGGTCGGACTTGAACCGACGACCTACGGTTTACAAAACCGTTGCTCTATCCAGCTGAGCTACACAGGCATACGGAGAGTTAGGGATTTGAACCCTAGAAGAGGTAACCCCCTTACAGCATTTCCAGTGCTGCTCCTTCAACCACTCGGACAACTCTCCTCTTCTTTTTTGAGTTTGAAGTAGAGTTTGTAATACCTCTTCTTCATCTCGTCAAGGGTATCCATGTCTTCTTGGAAACCCATGTACTTAAGGAGCGAATATGACCCCTCAAGTTCACTTAGCAATCTTAGTATATTGACTGCTGATTTGTCAAACCCCCCAAATCGATATGCGTAGAAGTCGTCAGCCTGCTTCTTCACAATGGGATGTCCTGATAGTTCTCGATCATATCATCGATACAGAACAGAATAGGATGGCAACCTTCCTCAATAAGGTATGAGGAATGCCTATACATGTCATCCATGTTATAGGTTATGTTTGCTTGCTGCTCCTCTGGGATGTCATCCACGGTGAGATTGATATCTTCCAGTTCATCAAAGGTGAATGGTACTCCATTGATGAACCAAAACTTGACGATACCAACGTTCTCTAAAAGACCGAACCCACTATGGATCTTGTATTTTACCATAGTCCTGCACCTGTACAGTATTATTTATTACTGACACGCACAGTTTCCTCATGCATGATAATGTCAGTCTTCAGTTCAATGTCGTATAAACATTGAGCAACAGTGGAACATTTGCCCACATAAAAGTGCTGTTCATGTGTGATTAGTGTCCAATGGAATAGACAATCAATCTCACTATACCAGATCTTGATATCAAGATTCAAGTTCTGTCTGCATTTCTTGGAGTTGTTCGCGTACATAATCACGGGTTCCAATCGGATCAACAAATGATTCAGGATCAATAGGCAATCCCAAATCTCCCCCAATGGGAGGATTGAAGGAGGTTGCTTCTTTGTAAGTTGGTAGAGGTACCATCATCACCCGTGTGCCGTCTTCTCGGATGATCTTGACGGAACTACCACGACAGACGAGGTTAAACAGGAAATCAAAGTTGTCTTGTGCTTCCTGTTCGGTTACTTCGATAATGTTGTTCATAGGACAAAACAGAAATCTTCTTCAGGAACCATTGCCCTGATGTGTTGAATAGTGTCGGAGAATCCTTCGGTACCGTCCTCATCAAACTTCCACTGGATCTCCTCTTGATACCCTTCGGAATCAAGCATGACGACCTTGCGGGAAGAGATGTGAACCCAGCAGTGCTCAAGAGTGGTGTCAGACATAGGGGGGTGTGTCGCTTACCCCCGTATCATAGCAAGTCTGTGTGGGTCCCGCAACCCCCCTGTGACACTTAGTTAAGTAGCAGGGGCAGACCGTAGACCTGATGGGGTCCGACTGCACAACCAGTTGCCATGAAACCAGTGCCCACACCGTAGGATGCCAGACCCGTGGTCACTTGGTTCACGATAGCACCATTGCTGGATGCCACGATCTCACCGATGCCACCAGTGGGAGATGCCACGAAGGTGAAGTGAATCGCAGGTTGAGAACCAGTGATAATGTCTGCCATGGTAGTGGGCATTGATTGTGCCACCGACATACGGACATGTGCAGGAGGTGTAGCACCAGGGAAGGGAAGGTCAGTCGTCAAATCGATAATAGCACCCTTAACGATATTGAACTGACCAGAGATAGCAGCAAGAGGGTTAAACAGTGCCACAAACTCAAATCGTCCACAGTTCAGGAACGATGTAATCCAGTTTGCTTCCTGTGTAATCTCACCATCTGCACTGATGCCGATGTTGTTGCCTTCAATCTTGATCTGGTTACCGTTGAGTTTCAGGTTAGAGATAGCGTTGATGCTAACTTGGTTACCCTGAATACGAACGTCACCAGAGTATGCAATGTTGTGGTCACCAGACTTACGCTCTGCAGACTTCTGCTCGTTGTCATCGTCAACAGATGTTGCAAGATTGGTGTACTTCATCGGAGGTGTAACTACACCAACACCACTGGGAGGATTGATAGGTTTCAGATTAGAGTAGAACTCCTCATCTTCCCTGCGGAGACGTTCTTCCAGAGACTCAACCCGATCTCTCAGAGTGATCATCTCACCAAAAGAGATTGTGTTCTTAGAAACAACATCGGTTTGTAAGTCCTTAGAAAGGAATGCCGTATTGTTCCTACGCTGAAGGTTTGTTGCTCCAGATGAAGTCTGGACAGTGGTAGTGGTGGTAGTGCCACCAGATGTGGAAGCACCAGAGTCACCAACCTTTGCTGTTGGTTTGCTGCTACCAGAGGCAGATGCCTGGGGACCGTTACCTTGAGAGTTGTTGATCGCACCTTCAACTTCAATGTGCCAGTTACCATGCACCTTCAGATAGTAGTCACCTTCAATAGTGTCAATGCGGTTTGCTTTGACTGTGGTGCACTTGTCCCTTGCAATGATCTTAGTCTCGTTGTTAGGAACATTGGTGTGCTGGTTGCCTTGGTTATCTTGGAAGTTAGATACACCACCAGGACCCTGAGTTGCTGCCCACTCCTTACCCTTGGTTGCGTTGTGAATGACACGAGAACCATCAAGGAATGACTGAACTTCCATCACACGAATGTTGATTCCCTTGAATAGGTTATCAACGTATCCAGCAGATGATGTGGCATCCGTCCACTCTTTCAGAGATGTTGGCAAACTGGTTGAACCAAACCCAGACATGCCAGTGACAAACTCCGACACGTCATTACAAGTGGTACTACCTAATAGTGGGAACCATTGTTTAGTCTTTGGTTTCTTGATCTTTCGTCCGCAGTCCTTCTGGAATAGCAGACCGAGAAGTGCTTTCAGGATAGCAATCAGAGAACCCCAGTTCAGTTTGGTGAAGTCCACTTTGAACAGCATGTCCAGAACAGACTTTGCTTGACCAATGAACTCAACACCAGACTTCAGAGCATTGACTGCAGACACCACAACTTTTGCAATGTCTCGTACCTTCTGAATCGTCTGGTTGATATTGGACAGGATTCTGTCGGTAATACCCTGTACCTTAGAAACGATTGTAGATACAACATTGCTGACCTGAGATACCACCATGCCAACGATCTGGTCGGCAAATCCAGTTATGTCCGTTAGTGCTGACTGGACTATACTTAACCACTGTGGGTGAGGCACACAGAATAGGTCAAGGATGAAACTGATTAGATCCAGGATCCCCAAGAAGATAGACAGAGGGATGAACGAGGAAATAATCTTAACGATTGTGTTGATGATCTTGACCGTAATCTCTGCCAAGAACTCTTTGAGAGGTGCAAGGATTGCAGAGATACCAGAAGAGATATAGTTTGCTAGTTTACCTAGGTGCTCAAGAACTTTGTCACCGTTGATTCTCTTACCAGTGATCAGTGAAATGAACTGACCATCACTACCACTGGCGATTGATGCTGCCATTGTGCCCAACTCAGTGAGCATACGGGTCAGACCTTTTTCAAAACCTTCACCAGCGGGACCGTTTGCACCGTCTGCCACTTCCTGAGACTCGGTAGGTGGTTTGAGTGGGTTAGTAACGGCGTTACCAGGGGTACATGCCTCAGCAGTGCTCAGACCGCCGCCTCGTGCCTCCTCAACCTGCCCTGCAGGTCCAGCAACCGCCTGCTGCTGGTCTTTTGCTAGTGGTGCACCACCATGGTTCTTCTCCCCTGCCAGCGTCGCCTGTTGGGGGGTGTTAGTTTCGTTCTCTTTAGCGACTGTAATGTCGGCAATAGTTGTTGCCTTGGTTGTCTCCTGTGCACCCTTACCTTTACCAGCAGCAGACTTCTGATCATCTGCTTGCTTGAAACCACGGAATGCACCCATGACCACAGGCAGTTGTGCCTCATCTCCGTCAAGGAAGAATCCCATGACGAATGCACCAACCTGCAACTCAGTTGTGGTACCTGTACCCTTGATCTGAGGTTTATCTGTAGGCAGAAGGACAGTTGCCCACGGAAGGTTTTCAGTAGGAAGTGTTTTGGTATAAGAATCAGCACCTTTGTTTGACTTGTTACCAGTGTACCAACCAACAATACGGACCTTTACACGACCAAGTTGAGACGGGTCTTTGTTATCCTCAACTTCACCAACCCACCATACAAATCCGTCGCGACCTGCAAAATCTGTCTTGTAACCTTGAAGTCCTTCCATGAACGAATGTCTTTTTACGGATTATTTATCTTGACAAATCTAAACTCTTTCATGGGATCATCGCTGATGTCCAAACCCCAACGAAACTCTCCTGTCTTCGGATCTACACCCGTATCTCTAGATCTGTACTCTTCACCATTGAATCGTACATGAGAAATGACTTTCGTATCCCGTAGGATACAGTCTCCCTGTGGTTCACCCCACCACCAACCATCAAAGAATCCCCATTGAAAAGGACATGATGCTTCGTCAGTCTTTAGATTGACCGATGTAGTGAAACAGTTGAAATGCCTATCATATCTATACTCTACACGAAAGTGTCGATACGGTTCATTCTCACCCTGATACTTATACCAGGACTTAAAGTCTAACGTACCGTCTTCGTTCTCAGTATATTTTACATGAATATGGGGCCATGCAGAGGGATTACTCTGCGCCTGGCGTTTGTTGCTGTAGTGTCCCAGCACCATCTTGTGCCACATAATCATACCAACCAGTCACAATCATTTTCGTTTCATTTGGTGCAACCTTTCCCTGATGGAAATGTGTCCAATCAGCAGGCCATAGTAATGTCAATCCCTTCACAGGTTTGATCATTGCTTCCTGCAGTGGGAAATATGTATGCCCACCTTCTTCAACGGTATTTAGATAGGTCATCCATGCCATAACACGATGCTGAGATGGAGTCTCGTTAGTCATCTTCTCAGTATGCATGGCAAAGTAACCCCCACCAGGAGGATACTGTTGAATGTTGAACGCTGAAACAAGGTCCCAAGAGATCTTACCGAATCCTGGGTATCTTGCGATGTATGTAATCGTTGCCTGTGCTAACTCTTCAATATATGCCTCTATTCTTGGGTCCTTAAGATGTACTGGGACCGTCATGTCAATGGAATCTTTGACGCTTGGGTTAACTCCGCTACCCGTATGTCCAGGTTCCTTAGACAGGTATTCGCATTCATTGAAGAACTCTATAACTCCATCACACACAAGAGGATCAATCTTCGCTCCAGCGATGAAACTCTTAGGGTGGTTAATCTCAATAAGCTCTAAAGCCATTCCTTTGAACCCTCACAGTGTTAATCATAATCATTTATTGGAGTCTTGTCAAGTCAGTCGTCGTAAACTCTACACTCAAGAGCACTCGGGTTGTTGTCGCAATACAGTTCAAGAGATGTAGGATCGTGATGATCTTCGGGATGACGCTCAGCGTATGCCTCCAGTTCCTTAAGTTCGCCTTCAATGTGACGACGACGTTGAGCAGAGATCTGAGGATCCATCAACTCAGCACGATCTACTTCGATGTGCTTTTCGATGTTTTCCATGGTCAAATGCGTATTAGTACGTACTATTTAGTTGTTGTCCGTAAATACGTTTGTGATTGCGGTGAAGATTGAATGAAAAAACACATACAGGAAGAAAGTCTCGGTCGCCTCTTTCTTTGCCTGCTTCTTATAAGATTGAGCCATAAATCACTTGTCGCTGCCCTATTTATCATTTAACACTGTCTCTGATGAGTTCTAGCGTTGTTGAGACACCTTCTTTGGTCCAAACGTGGGCAATGCCAGCAATCAAATACTTACCAGAATAGACCTTATCTTCCTCAACTTTGTTAGCAGAAGAACGACCGAGAGGAATCAACACCTTGATCACGTCACCCGCTGCCAGAGCAGTGTTTCCAGGTACCTCAACCCTCAAACAGATCGCCCTGATTGCCTCGTAACGTGCCATAGCATAGGTTCCAACCTCCAGAGTATCCCCGTCAGCGGTGGGTGCACCTGCTGTTGGATCACCTGCAGGTCTACCTTGCTGCTCCTTCTGATCCTTCAATCCAGGGAGGATTCTTAACTTGGCACGAGAAGGGAAATACTCTTCGTATTCCTTCATAAATGCCATCGGATTACCCTTTTCTAGGGTTGACATCTTGCCAAACATGGCACTATACTTGGATTCTCTAGGTCCAGTGATAGTTCCACCACCACCGCCAGATGTATCTTGAGCGACAGCAGAACGAGTCATCACAGGCAACATAATACCCGATGTGACGTTGTAGATTGTTCCCGTTCTTAACTTCTCCAGGATGTGTGTGCGGTCAGGGAAAGCGATGTTGTTGATGAGATAGTAGTTACGTTCGGTGTCACTTTCCTGCACGTTGCTTTGCTCATACACATACTCAAAGTCGAGCGGTGGTTGCTCACACATGTAGTCGATGCTTTGGAAGTTGAAACCTCTACGATTCTCATAGAACAGAAATCCTGATTGTGTTTCGCTACCCTTTCCTTTGTTGGATCGAGTAACCTTATCACACATATAGTTGAGAAGGTCTACGGGTCTCCAGTTAGGAGACACGAAGTTAATCTTGGAGTGTGGTTCAATAGCACCAGCATGTTTGAGTTTCTTTTGACCCTGCAGGTGTTCCTTAACGATATATTGAACGATGTCTTGCTTTCCTGAACCTGCCTTAGTTGCAGGTCCAAAAGAACCGAAGACGCGGTTCACCTCATTGTTCAGTGCTTCTGTGCTGACACAGTGAAGAATATAAGAACATGTTCTTTCAGTCTTGATCACACTTGCAATCTTGAAGATCTGCCCTTCCCACTTCAAACTCTTTCCTTTAGAAGCATCAGTCACGATCTCCAAGTGCACAACCTCACCACCCCTCAATAGGTTGATGAAGTCAACAGATTCAATAATGGCGATATCTAGTCTGCAGAATGGCGAATCGATCGATTCATACCATGTAAACTCAGCAGCGACTGACTTCAGATCAAAAGAGTTCTTAGAGTCCTTCTTGAATCTAGATGCGAGATCCTTACTAACCTGTCGGTTGCCACCCGTTTTAGGAATCGTAATGGTTAGATCTTTAAGTTCGTAACCTCTTGCTTCTGCCATATTACGTTAACATCGTGGGTGGTGTGTTGATCTCGTTCATCAGACCAAACCTAGGTATCATGTATTTAGCGGCAGCCTGGGCACGTTGAGGCAGACCAACGATTGCAGGTCTACTGGTAGACTGACCACCGCTACTTCCCTGACCCTTCTGGGTGACTGTAGGTGCCTGTGCAACTTTTGTTTGACTTCTTTCTGATGCAGCAGACTCAATACGTTGTTCTTGTCCCTGTTGCAGAGACGACAGTTGATCACCACCTGTACCAGTGTTGGTGGGTGGTTTCAGACTCCTGAGGTAAGAAGCACCACCAGTGCCCTTACCCTTGATCAGACTGATGATCGGCTCTGCTCTGCGTCCTACCTCAGAGTACCATGCACTATCCCTGAGTTCTTCACCTGCCTTATTATAGTTACCTGCTTTCAATGCTGCAGTGAACTTAGGGAAACCCTTCCAGAATGAACCACCCATGTTGAAGGTGAGGTCAATCAGTGCTGCCTTTGCCTGTGGGTGTGCTTTCTTGTATCCAGGGATCTTCTGTGCCATCGCAAGGTGATGGTTGAAGTCCTTATTAAACAGTTTATCTGCCTCAGACTGAGAGATGACAGATCCCATGCCGTATCCGTCGCCTGGTTTGATCAGGTGACCATAACCAATCGTCGGGTATCCCTTGCTATCCTTATATGCTCTGTGTCTACCGCCAACGATGTTAGATCCCTCGTGGATCTTGATCATCTTCTTGGCAAAGTCAAACACACCACCTTCGGCAAAACCAGGCAACTGGTAACCACCACGCATTGCCTCACCCCAACGTTGGTTGGTGAGACCTGGGTTTGCTTTGGTTGCAGGGGTGTCGAATGGAACAACAAACGCAGATCCACCGCTGGCATATCCCTTCATGCCAACCCATTCGGTACCGTGACCGATGAAGTCTACACCTTGACCAGTAAGAGAGACAGGATATCCCGATTGTGGACCGCTGATCCATCCACCCTTTGCTTTCTGTGGCAGAGGACCACCTCTTGCCATCTCTTTCTTCTTATCTTCGTCTTCTTTCTTCTTGAAGATATCCAGAACTTTCTGGACTGCCGTGAACATAGTAACATAAGGCAGCAGCAAGTTCTTAAGAAGACCGCCACCTAATCTCTTGAGTTTATCAACATACGGAGAGATGAACTCTTTGACTGTACCAAATAGTTCACCGAAGAATCCAATGGTGTCATCGAGTTCCGACTTGAAGAACCCAACAACCTTCACAAACATATCCTTCACACCATTGAACAAGTCAATGATGGGTTGGAAGATGGGTTTCAGTGCACTCCAGAAGTTGCCACCTTTCTTCTTCTGAGATTCGGCAGACTTCTTAGAATCCTCTTCTGTTTGTGCCTTGATCTCATCTGCAGAGTACATCAACTTCTCTGCAACTTGCTGCTTAGCAAGTTCTTCGAGCGCCTTCGGATCCATACCCTCCGTAAGGTCGGGCATTTCGATGTCCTCGAAGTTTACGTCTGGCATTGCCAGCATAGACATCGGGTCACCAGTCATGCCACCATAGGCATTCGTCTCTTCTGCTTGAGACTTACCGCCCTCTACCCCAGTGTTAGGTTGATTGGCGTCGTACGCCATCTTACCAAGTGCTGCAACACCTGCAACGGCGGCAACACCTAGGGCAACTTTAGGATTCTTGACTAAAAACTTACCTGCTTTGAAGATGCCTTTGGCGGCAACCTTCGTCATGTTGAATAGTAGTTTTCCAACCCCTTTCAACAGTGAGAACAGGGGTTTCAGAATGAGTTTGTAACCACCCTTCAAGAGTAGTTTCAGACCCAGTTTAGCAAGTGTTGGTCCTGCAAAGATAGCTGCAAGAACCAAGAAGAACTTACCAATACCCAACAATCCCTTGAGGGAGATTGGGTTCTCCATAAAGTCGGTGATGCCGTCTAAAGCAACACCCGTTAACCAAGAGGCAACTTGATATACAAACTTTCCAGCAGTGACCATGAAGTCCACGATCTTCTGCACCTTCTCTGGATTCCTTGATATCCAGTCAAGTGAAGCAAAACCAACCAGACTCATGAAGAATGAACCTAGGTTTGCCAGCAGATTCATCATACCGTTGGCTACCTTACCAGCAACCATGCCTGCAGCAAAACCTACTTTGCCTGCAAACTTACTGAATCTACCCTCTTGCTTTGCTTCAGCAAGATCATCTGCTGCTCTACCCTCTTCCTTTCTCTTTGCTCTAATATCTTTCTCTTCACGGACTGCTGTATCCTTAGCAGCATCATCCTGAGCGTCAGCAATCTTCTCTTGAGAGCGAATCTGTGCTTGCACAGAGTCCCTGAAAGACGCATTCATGTTCTCCAACATGATTGCGATGCTATTAACAGACGCACCAATACTATTGAGTGCCTTACCCATCTGGCGGAAACCAGTGTCCTGCACAGTGATCATTGTACCGAAATCGGTATTAGTCACCGACCTCTTAGAGATCCCCTTGGTAGAGATCATCTTAAAGAGTTTGGCTCTTGGTACTCCTGAAGGTGCGTTAGCTGCCATTTATTAACACTTATTGATGAGCGGTGATGGGTTCGGTTGTGATACAATCACGGATTGCGTCTCACCGTTTGCAGCAGAACGGATCTGCTGAATCATAATAGTGCTTCCACCAGGGGCAAGTGCCCTATTCATTGCTTGCTGACTGCTGAATGCAGAGAGCGACCCAACTTTATTTATGGACTGATTATCAGTGCCCTTGATTGCACCAACTGCTGCTTGCAGACTACCAAAGTATTCTTCCTCAGCACCAGCAGACATCGGATCATTGCCGATGATTCCACCTTGGAAGATATCGCTGAGGGAGTATTGAGGTGCCGCTGCAACTTCCGCTCCATCTACACTCTGGGATTCTGATCCATCCTCTTCCTGGGAAGGAGTATTGCCAGTGCTACCACTGACAGGTTTACCCATAGAGACATAGTTTGAGAATACCTCATGCAATCTCTTAGGTGCGTTCATGTGCAGGTGCCAAGATCCAGGTGTGCCTGTGTCACCCTGACCACCAACAATCGTACCCGCTGGGATTTTACTTCCAGGTCTAAAGTTACCAAAAGAATGCAGGTGAGAATACTGCATGAAACCCTGCTTCGTCTTGAGGACCACGGTGTTACCGTAACCACCAGAACGAGATGTGGGGTCTTTGTAAACAACCTCAGCAGGCAATGGAGTTGGGATGCCTACGTCTCTACCAGAAGAGGGCCAAGGATCACCACTCTTCGTATTACTGAAGTTGTAGTCCTTGGGATAACCAATCTTGTGTGAACCGTACGATCTAAACGTCGTAGGTTGACTGTGGTGCTGATAAAGCATTCCATAGGTAATCTCTTTACCCATGGGTAACTTCTTAGATGCACCACCAGAACCAGTGGTGTACCAAGCTTGAATCTTACCACCCGATGCCTTCTTGGGCATCTTCTTAGGTTCGGTTCTCTTTCTTTGGTGAACCTCTCTCTGTACTTGGTTCTTATTGCTAACAGGACCACCTTCGGCACGGAAGAGACCCGTAACAAAGTTCCAGACTGCTCCTGCCTTCTCTGCTAAGAACTCTGCACCATTGATGATGTTCCTGATGGTGTCAATCACACCGTCAAGAACTGAGTTTAGAATAAACTCGTTGAACTTGTTGATACCATCAACAACATCTGCCAGGAGATCAATCCAAGTAAATGTAAAGTCCAGGAAGGGTTTAATAAACTTGAGTTGAATATTCAACACCTTCTTGATGGTGTCTTTGATAAACCTCTTCGCCTTCTTGAGGAACTCAAATACTTTCTTAAATGCCTTCTCTACCAGAGGTGCAAGTTTCTCACCTGCCCACTTACCCAACCAGTCACCGATCAAACCACCGATGATGGGAGCAAAGGGACCAAGAAAAGGACCCAGTAGAGCGGTACCAATAACGGCACCAAGCATACCACCTGCTGCAGCACCAACACCGCGGCCAACTGCTTCGGTATTTGTCTTGCCTTCTGCGAGTGCATCCTGATAGGCATTCACACCGCTCAGGACTGCCATAGCAGGTCCAGCAATCCTGGTCAGACCTTTAGTCAGACCTTTCATTCTACCGAGTTTGCCACTCAGTTTCTTAAGACCATTACTAAGGTTCTTGGCACCTCGATTGATTTTGTTTGCGGTTGCCCTGACCTTATTAAATGGTCCTCTACCCTTTACGTTCCCTTGGAATCTTCTACGAGCAGCATCACCACCATAGCGGCGAGCATATCTCTGTCTCGCTGCCTTAGATGAGTTGGCAGTTCTCTGTCTCCTGCTAGGACGTTGGTTGCCTCCTCTTTGTTGATCCTGTTGATCCTCACTTTCACCGTTGAAGATGTCCCAGAGTTGCACAAAACGTCTGGTGTCGTTGATCAACTTCCAAGGCATGAACACCCTAGAAGCAACCCAGAGACCACCCAGACCTAAAACCAGTTGACCGATTCCCTTGACGCCATCGAACACACGTTCCATGACGCTCTTATTTGGATCAGTGGTGCCAGTCAGTGTGGCAACACCATCCATGAACTTATCAATACCGAATGATAAGATCTTATATCCGAACTTACCCCATCCTACAAGAAAGTCCAGTACGGTCTGGACCTTATCGGGGTTCTTTGATACCCAGTCAAGTGCTGCTAAAGCACCCAACTGAGCGATAAACGGTGCTAGAAGATTACCAATAGACTTAAAGAATCCGAGGATGCCTTTGAGTGCACCCCCCTTTTCCTTTTTGACCTTCTCCTTCAGTTTGGATTCATCAACGACATTTTCATCGTCAACATCCTTCTCTTGCAGATCTTCTGCTTCTTGATCTTGCTTCTTGTTCTTTAGTTTTTCATCTACCCGTCTACCTTCCAACCAACGCTTGTGTGATTGTTTGTTCTGGTGACGAATCTTTCTAGTACGGCGTTCTCCCGTACTATCCAACCACTCTTCCGAAAACTCATGCAGACCGTGGATTTGACCAATGCTCCTGCCGATGCCCGTGAGAGTGGTGCCAAGACGGTTAATCTGTCTAATGGAATCAGTAAAGCCCACAGAAAGTCCAGTGCTATCCCTTGCAGGGCGCACTGGTACATATTCTCTGACTTTTATTTTTGCCATTAGAGTGACTGTCTATTTTGTGCCTTTTGCCTACGCTCTTCCTCTTGGAGGTGGGCGATAAGTAAGTTCACATATACATCACGTTCCCACGGAATCATGTCTTCAAGTTCAGTTAGACTGTACTTGTGATGCTGCATCAGAGCAAAGTTAACCTTATACATGTTCATAAGGTTGTCATGCATGAGTGCTATCCGAAAAAAGCAGCAAGACCTTCTAATACAACTGTGCTCTTGACGCCAGTCTTGGGGTTTTCTACCGCAAGATCATGCTTCAGTTTGGGGATCGTATCAAAGAACTTCTGAACTTGTTGGAACTGCTCAGAGTTCAACTCTCCCAAGAAATCAAGTGCTTCTTTCTGAGTGAAAGACTCGTAGATTTCTTCAGCGTCATACACCTTATCGATACATGATGCTGCAAGTTTGAACATATCCTCGATGTCGGGATTGTCCTTCATATTCTGATCAATGAACACATCCAGGGACGGATACTTCATTTCCATTTTAATGTTCCCACCCAGATCAATCATGTTGGTATGATCTGGATCAACAACAACATCAATCTGCTCCAGGGGAAGACGAACTTCCACAGTAGTCTCATTATCATCTGGGCAGGTGATGACAAACTCACTCACCTCACCAACTGCCTTTGCACGAATGCGAAGGAAGATGTATTCAATCTCGAATGTGGGGAGTTTGTCGATATCCTTCTTGATATCGGTACAGTTTTTAATAATCGTCTTCACCGCATTCACCATCTCGGATTCCTTTTGGGATTCCATGGCAAGATACAGGAGTTTTTCTTCTTTGACTAGAAAAGGTCTATACTTAACCTTTCTACCTGATATAGGAAGTGTACATGTATACTCAGGTACAACAAGTTTAGGTAAGGGCATAATGTGGCATTACGACTTCAGTATAGGTATTTAGCGGTTAAATACCATAGTCATTTACCTCTGTTTGCCCGTAGTCTCCGCTGATTCCAATATCGTTAAGAACGCCGAGACTGATACCTGCCTGAGTGAAAAGATCAATATAGCGATCAGGCATATTTGCCCAACCAACGTTTTCAAGAACCTGATCGAACCTGTATCTTTCATATGCAAACTCAATATCCATTTTCATGAGTGTGGTGCTTTCGTTGTTCAGGTTCATCACACTGATGTTAGTCGGGAATGCACCAATCATTTGCCAGGCACCAGTGCAACGATTGAGTCTTTGTTTGATACGGGGATCTCTATGATCCTTATACACTACGTTACTGCCCAGTTCCCACTTCTGAATAATGATATTCGTGGTGTACTGGTCGTAGAATGCTGTGCGGTTCTCTTGATCGCCTGCAGCACTATTCATCCACAGTTCAAACACCTGTCTCATCAGCAGGTCTTTTGTGACTAAGAATGAGATAGTAATAGGACTGTTGACCTGACCCGTAGCGTAGTTACGCTGCATACCAAAGTCTTTGACCTGTGAGGTCGTGATTTGTCTGCTAGGTACGGTTACATCATCAGCAGCAAAGTTCACATACTCGGTCCAGGTACGAAACTCACTGAACCCAGCGGCACGAACACAAGGGGGCAGACCCACAAACACAGAATATAGGTTGGAACGGGCGGGTTCTGCTCCACCAGTACGAATCCAATCTCTAAACTCTGTAAATGAGTTTGGTGCTGAGTATGGCACTATAATCTACTCCAAACGTGAGAACTAGGTATGTCGATTTGCCGACCCATAACAGTAGTTGTGAACTGTTCTAGTGGCAACTTGCCAATACTGTCCAGTTCTTCTTTGGGGACTAAATACATAGAACCCGCTGCACTTAAGAAGTATTTATGATGGCAGCGGCGAGGATATGACATTCCTCCTGCCTTGATTGACGCTCCTACACTAATCTGTACTGTAGGTCTGAGGTAATGTAGGTTACCACCCTCAAACATGTTCTCAGCAAGATTGACATCTGTAATAAGTGTCATTGGAAACTTATCCCAGAACTTTAGTTTTTCTGCTGTCTGTGCGCTGTAGTTGTAGAAAACAACGTCGCCAATAGCAGGCAAACGGTCCAAAGGTGTAAGTAGAGAACGGACTTGATCGCGATACCAAGGGCGTGATTTTCTCCTGAATCCTGCTCCATCCATTACATCCGAGTAAATGCTCATACCTTGAGTTCCTTTTCGGTGAGTATCAGAAAACTCATTTTACGGTCAGCACAATAATCTCTTGCTGCCTTCCACTTCGCCTCATTGACAGCATATGTTTTGACCTCAGTCAAATATTTTTTGGTCTTCCTTGTCTGCTTCTTGGGGGGAGCAGTCTGCGACTTTGGTTTAACTTCAATAATGAACTTCTCAATCCCTCCACCCCTGGTCCTTGCTCGGACATAGAAGTCTGGATAATAGCGATGAACCCTACCGTCAACAGGAGAGATGTAAGGAATAACGATTTCTTCACTGCCCCACTCTAAAACGTTATCGTTTTTATCGCACCACACCATGAACTTTCTTTCCCACAAACTGCGATAAATAATGTTTGTAGGATCCCCCTTATATTTTTGAGTATGTGATGGTCTAAACCTTCCAGAGTAACTCATGGCATTAGTATTTCCGAGAGTAAAACCGCTCGGTACAAGTTCGGTTAGTAGCAGAAAAGCGATTGGAAACACCGCATCGTTTCCAACTGAGGCAATGGACTACCTGAAAATCGATATCTTCGATTCCAGGAAAACTAGCCCGTATAACTATGTAGGCAGCGGTCAGGGAACTGGCAGATCTAAAGGACGATCTAAAGAATCGATCTTCTTGTACCTTCCAGCCAACTTATCCGAACAGTATACCACAAAGTATAACCAAGTGGGTCTAGGGGCGTTTGGTAAGGCTGGAATGGATGCAATGTCCCAAGGTAACGTCCAAGGTATTGGGCAAACGATCTCTCAGGGGGCAGAACAAGGAAAATCCCAACTTTCGGGTCAAATGGCGGCGAGTGCCATGAACATCGCGAACATGGGTAATACTAATATCACAGTTAATGATCTTGCTGCTCTTTCAAAGAGAGCGATTCTCAACCCATACGAAGAAACCACATTCCAAGGGGTTGACTATAGAACTCATTCATTCCAGTTCAAACTGGTCCCCAGAGGTCCACAAGACGTTGTAGCAATCACCAAGATTATCCAATCTTTGCGTGTGTCTATGCTGCCTGGCACATCAGGTGGTGGTGATAATGCTGGATCAACAGATGTCTTCTCTCAGATTGACTCTGGTACAGGTAGAGGAGATCGTTGGTTGACTATTCCCGACTTCTTCCAGTTAAGCATCGTAAGATACAAAGGTGCGAATGAAACTCTGGATGACGACATGTCTCCCCCAGAAACGCTCTCGTTCCTGATGCAGTTCCCAACAAAGTGTGTTCTGACCAACATGACAGTGAATATCACTCCAGATGGTCACCTGAATACCCTCAAGAATGGGGATAATAAGAACGATACCTATGATTATGGTCCGACCGCATATGAACTGGGTCTTCAGTTCAGCGAAACTGCATTCATTACACGAGAAATGTTAAGATGAGTACATATTTTTCATACCTTCCTAACGTATACGTTCGCCTTGATAGTTTTTACAAGCAAGGCGTAGATCCGTATATCCAAGCAAAGAACATTTTTCGTCGTATTAAGATACGAGACGATATTACTGGTGCAGTTCTTGGTTTCCAGCAGTATTCTATTGGTTCTAACGAAAGACCTGATGAAACTGCTAACAAGGCATACGGTGACCCTCAGTTAGATTGGGTTGTTCTTCTTGCCAACAATATCATCAATATCTACAACGAATGGCCTATGCATGAAGACGAACTCATGCGTTATGTGGATAGAAAGTACGGTACTGATGCAGGTGGCATTCACCACTACGAAACCCTCGAAATCACCGACTCTAAAGGTAACGTTTTGGTGCCTGAGGGTGTAGAGGTTAACTTTAACTACCAGTATACTGACAGTCAGGGTGTTATCAGACCTATTTCTGAATGTGTCAGACCTGTGTCAAACTATGATCATGAGATTCAGCAGAATGACTACAAACGCAACATCTATCTTCTGAAACCACAATACCTCTCAAACTTCATTGCAGAGTTCACCGAACTGGTCGAATACCTGCCAAACGAAGAACTCAACGAAGAGACGATTAAGAAGACATTTGACGTTCTTGATGAAAACTATATCAAGAACAGAGACACCTACTCTACCGACATTGGTCGTGTTGCTGTTACGAAGACTGTACCTCAGCAAGACTTCGCAGATAGGTCATTTACCAAAAGTGCAGGATCCTCTGCGGTCATCTTTGCGGTGCAAGAAGCGGCTTCCAACACAGTTAACGCATCAGGCGTTATTGCAGGAACACAGGACTCTTCGACAACTATCTCACAATCGACACAATCGTCCTCTTCGTCCTCTAGCAGCGGTTATTGAGTTTTGCCTCTATTTCGTTGATATGGGTAAACTCTCCATATGCTCGCTCAGAGCGTTCATGGAGAATATCGCTAATATCTTCCAAAACGACCTCAGGGGCAATATAGTCGTCTAGGTACTTGTCAATCGCTTCTTTAAGATAGCGATATCTGTGCCATTCTGGCGAATAGGGTCGATACTGCATAATGTGGGTCATTCTCTAAGTAGTATATACCCTATGGATTCTGTTTGTCAAGTCCTAGGGAAATAAGGTAGTCTGTCCACCACTGTGGGTCTTTTTGTGATTTCCACCGTGGCACTGGTTTGCCATGAAGCGAATAATACTCGCTAATCGCTTCATCGATAATCTGTGCGATCTCCATATTCCTCTTCCTCTTCATCAACGTCCTCATATGGGTTTGCCACATAAGGTCCGTGTGGTTTTCTGGATTCTGATTTGACATACTTTGCCTCCCCGACGCTAGCAGACAACCATAGTGCAAGTTTCATTGTAATCCATATCACCGCGATCGGTGTGAAGCAGAGTGCAAGGATTAAGGAACTTTTCAATCTCTTTGCCTCCAATCATCTGGTTTGTCTTGTTTGAACCAATCGATGATATCGTCAGCAGACTGAAATCCTGTTCTATGGTTAGATGGGTCTGGATCACCTAATCCCATCTGATTCATAAAATCGTCCATGCTGCCTTCTACCATATCTGGGTTAGCAGCACGTCGGCGTGCTCTCTTTAACATTTCACGGGCGCTGGTATTTGCTTTACCAATCTTTTCTGCCCAAATCATGTCTGGGAGATCCACCGACTCCCTTAAAGCAATCTTCTGACATATGCCTTCTAAACGAAGGCGATATTGAGTCGAAAGCATTTGTACCTCGCGTACTATTAGTATTTATTGAAAAACCCTAGGGATAAAAAAATACCCCAAGTTTTTTTCGGGGGTATTTGTAAATCAAAGGTCGTTTTTGGTTCAGCAGCTCACTCGGACTCTCTCCGTCCACCGACGAACCCACCCTGGTCTGTACCTTCCGCTCCTGCTGTAGTCACTTGGGATGTACTCCTCATGTTGAATAGTTTCGTAGCAGAAGGTACGACGCGGTGCGTAGTAATGGTGGGGTCGTTCGTAGTGGTGGTGATGCTGATTATCGGTGAAAGGTTCCCAGAACTCTCCCCAAGTTACAGCACTAGCGGGGGATGCTGTTAGCAGTAGCAGGGGGAGAGCAAGGAGTTTCATCAGAGTTCAGCAGCGAGGTCTTCAAAGTAAGAGAGATCGGGTTCATCCGACTCTTGACTGAATGATTCTACAGCAGAACCGAACCCACTGGGGGCAGCAGATGTGACAGTTTCGCGAGCGAACAGTTCTTCATCTTGCTCATCCTCAACCACAGCACGAGTCTGCTTCTTGTTCAGGACCATGCCAAGACGTGCTTCTAGTTCTTCATAGGACTTGAAGTTGGAGGGATCAACAAAGTCCTTGAGCGAGTGCTCTTGGTTGTAGATCTCTTCCAGTTCAGCATCCGAGAACCCACCGAGGGTACCAGGAGCACTGAACTCAGACTTATCATAGTTCCAGAACCCAGCAACCTTCGTGATCTTGATCTTGAAGTCAGCACCCTTCCAGAAATCGAAGGGATTGATGGGGGTCTCATCTTCAAACTGAGGTTGAGCAGCGGTGACGATCTTATCGTGGATCTTCTTACCGTACTTGTAGAGGAACACCTTACCCTCGTTCTGAGGGTTCATGGGGTCCTTCACGACGTAGATATTGCTATAGTATGACAGTTTACGCTTCTGCTTACGAGCGACCTCCTTGTCGGCATCGATGCCAGAGTTCCAGAGTTGACGATTCAGTTCACCGACAGGATCCTTCTGACCGAGAGTGGTCAGGGAGTTCTCGATGTACCAACCACCAGGACCTTGGAAGGCATGGGACCAGACCTGTGCCCAGGGCAGATCAGTATCCTTCTCGGGCAGGAAACGGATCACGGCATAACCGTTACCGCTCTTGTCCATTTCAGGTTTCCAGAAGCGTTCATCCACCTTAGAACCAGTGGTAGACAACTTCTCGATTGCCTTGTTCAGAGAGGCAAAGGAGGAACCGCTGGACTTTTTGAGGGATGCGAAAGACATGTTTGTATTCTCCGTATTGAGTGTGTGGTGTCGTATTTGCCACGGGATTATCGTAGCATACTATTTAGGCGGTGGTCAACCCTCAGAGGTGTGACCCGACTCAAGGATTTGGGTTTTCCATTCCCTGAGTTTGCTCTCCATCTGATCGAGCACCACCGTCAGATCGAGACCACCAGAGTACATCTGAGACATGGTGTCGATACGATCCTTCATCTCAGCCACGCTGCCATCCCGCTGAGATTCCTCAACGTGGTGCGATGCCAGAGCGAGACGGGCGTAGAACACCTTCTGCTTAGCGATTAACTCTAGTGTTTTATTGATGTGATCCAATCTCTCCTGTGGAGAAAAATCCTGAAGTTTGTTACTCATCTTCAGGAGATCTTCATAGGTCTTTTGGATGTCACCTATTTCTTCTCGGACTAAATCCGAACTAAAAAACTCATTTGCGTCTGTCATAAAGGTAAGACTCCTCTACTCGTACGTTTGATGTAGTTAAGTTGTTGTGCGTTGTATTTGATTTTATCTTTGAGTGGTTTGGAGATCAACTTGCTAGCGGTTTCAACTTCGATCTCATACTCATCACAAATAGATGTGACTGCTTCGATGTAGTTGACCAAACCGTTAGAGTCTTTCACCACCTTCTCAACGAGAGCAGAGAACTTTGCCTGGGTCATAAACTTTTCTTCAATCTCCTTCACTTGTTAATCCCCCGTGCATAATAGCGGTATTCCTTGATCCAGTCAATCAAAGTATTCATATAGGGGATCTTGTCATAACGTTGTTCAACTTGAATCTGTCCGTCTTCAGCAACAGACAGTGTGACCAGTTTAGTAACCTCAACACCCGTCAGTTCATAATACATGTAGGCATATGCTGCCTCCTGTACGAAGAACTTCTCTAGGTGCTCACGTTTCTTCAGTCTTGTGGTTGTCTTGAAATCGATTACAGCAAGTTCGCCATCAAACTCAGCAATACAATCCACACGCCCAGCGATACCAAGACGAGCAGAATAAAGAGGGGTTTCAAGACAATGAATAGGACCAATACGATTAAGAGTCGTACGAGCAGCCCTAAAAAGGTAGACGGGAAGACCTTCGCCTTCCTTATCTTTGTCCAGTTCATTATTTAGATAGTGTTCAACGATGGAATGATAACGAGAACCACGCCAGGAAGCGACGCGGCGGATCCTTTCTGCCTCAGTGAACCCTACACGCTTCTCCCAATCCAGGATGCCTGCTTTAGTGCTATGACTAACCACAGTGGTGACACTCGGCACCCACTGCCCTTGTGGTAGTTTATAAAACCTCCCATGAGGCAGTGTTTGAGAGTCCAGCTCAGATATCTCTGTTGCTGGACCGAGGTGCACAAATGTCATAATAAATCAGAAACCAAGATTGATCTTAGAGATGAGGTATTCTTTAACGAAACCTGAACGAACGATGTCTTCAATGCCGAACTCTACGACATCAACTGAAGGCATTGTCTGCATGATTTTCATGAAGTCTAACACACCATTCCTCTCATTGTGTTTAACGAGGTCAGACTGGGTGTAGTCTCCAGAGAAAATGATCTTACAGTTCTCACCAACACGGGTGATAATACTATCAAGTTCATGGAAGTTCAGGTTACTGAACTCGTCTACAATAATAACACAGTCATCCATAGTAACACCACGGATGAAGGAGGTAGACCAGAAGGAAATGGTTTCCTGTCCCCTCAAGTTATCATACAGTGTTTCAAAGCTGTTGTCATCAGGCATCTGGAACATGTACTTAACCATATTCTTGTAGGGAATCTGGTACAAGTTGCTCTTATCTTCATGGTCTCCAGGAAGGAAACCAATCTCTCTTGTAGGAACAAGAGAACGAACCATGTAAACCTTTTCGTAAGGGGATTCCTCGTCAAGAACATCCTGCAGTGCAAGATAAAGACTAATGAATGTCTTACCTGTACCTGCAGCGCCATGGAGAACTAAGTTCTTTCCTTCGCTGTAAGAGTTGAACACTCGTTCCTGATTAGGAGTGAGTGGTTCAATGTTCTTAAGGTGTTCAAGGTTAATCGCCTTCTTTCGGAAGTGCTTCTTGGGAGGAGTCTTCCGAGGTGCTGTCTTTGCTCTAGGCATAATCAAGTGTAACGACTGAGGTTTGCACCAGGATGAGCAGACTGGATCTTCTGCATAACAGATTTGAATCCATCTGACTGCTTGGGATTAGGGTATACCGTGGCAACATGCTGGTTACCAAAGTATCGCTCTAGTTCTGGATGCTCTTCTTTGTATTTATCGAGATCATTGATCGACATAAAGTTGGTAATGATCTCTCCTGTTTCTTTGTTAATCCAATCGTAGGTTGGCATATTAGTCTATCCGAATGCAAGGTTGGACATCATTACAATCACAGTCATCATCACACCAACCCAGTGCCTTGGAGACAGTGGGGAACTGACAGATGAAGTGCTTCTTGCACAGTTCTGCAATCTCCATGTGCTCCAGTTGTGTGCCGTTGGCAGCGCGAAGATTGATATAATGGATCCATGAACGCACAGATCCCGTCATGTAGATACGAGTTGGAGTTGCCAAAGGCAATACAAAACGGGCACACTCTTTTGCCACGCCTGCTTCAAGCATTTCTTGATAGATATGTTGAGCATGGTAGAAGTGCTCTTCAATCTTTGCTTGGAAGCGAGCGACAAGGATAGGATCAAGGTCCGCAGTGGAGTTCTGACGGTTCTTGGTATCCTGACGGCGGAGATCTGGCACAGGGATCTCATCGCCCAGCAGAGAGGCATCAGCATACCGCTGGGAAAACTCTTGATATGTGAACGAACGGTGCCTCAGGATTTGAGCTGCGATACCCCTGGTAGTGTTGATCTCAAGCGTCATATGCGCCTGCTCAAAGACGCTCCAATGCCCATGTGTAATACAATAGGACAGGAGACCTGCAACGTTGGGATTATCCTGATTGTTGGGGTTGCTTACACGAGCAACATATCCCATGGTCTTCTCTGCATCAGGAGTAGCAGAGATCAAACATACTTTAGTCATCATGCTTAAAAATCAAACGGGCAAGGAGATGCAGACCGAATGCTTGGAAGTATCCAATGGTTTTCAAACCGAACAAGAGTGGCATCAACCAGTTCCATAATAGCATCATGATGACAGGAGAAAGAATCAATGTGCCAAGCACCATGATTGCTTTTTGTCCTGCCTGAATGTTTGCCTTCTCTTCCTCACGTCGGTCAAGTTCTGCAAGGAGTTCACTCTTTACTTCTTCCGCCGCTTTGCGGGGATTAAAGTACACATTGTCAGTCATTTTTTCTTCGTAGGATTATTCCAAAGTTTAGGGTTAACTCTACCTTCTGTCTGGTTGAAGGTTATTAAATCTTCACGGTAACGGTCCCAGTAGTAATCAAAGACATCAACTTTTTTGTTGGCAACGACGAGATCGTACCGTATTTCATCTCCGACTCTATATTGAACCAGAAATGATGTGTATGGTAGTGATCTGTCGTCTGCCAATGACGGATCACAGTTCTCTGCGATCTTCTTCAACCCCGATTCCCCCACTCAATAGATGGAAATGCTTCTTTGATTACAGCAAGTGTAATCCTGTACTTTTTATGCAGACGATGGTTGAACACATCAACCAGCAGTTCTGCTTCATCTTCATGCAGACCTTCAAGCATCTGAATGAACATGGATTCGATCTTGAGAGTAGGAACGTTATCTGCACCACCCTTCACAAAGTAGTACAACTTCTTACCTTCATGCTCAAGTATCGTGTGCTCTGTACCCTTGGGTGCTTCGTTCTTACGATAGGGAACTTCACCTTCAGGGATACGAGTCTGCACAGACTCATCAAAGTTAATGATGAACAGAGACCTCAAGACCTGAGAGTTGTACTGCTGCAGCAGTTCAATCTTCTTCGCCTTGGTCTTTGCTCCGTGGACCTTCTGAATAACTTCAGACAACATCAGTTTCATTTCAAAACTCCGTGATATGGTTCATGAGTTCGTCCAGTTTGTTCTGGGCGAAATAAGTAAACATAGAACCACGCGAGGGTGGTTGTGTAGTTTCAAACGTATTTAGCACATCCTCTTCAACCTCTTTTGGGATGCAGTCGAAGTTGATAAGCACTCGATTCCTTTCATAGTTCTTTGCAGTTTCAGGAGAACAGAAGTCCTCAGGTGAAAGAAGAGACCAGGATTGAATCTTACCCTTGCCAAGAGGACGCTGACGCTTCCCACTTACAAAGGTGTCATCATCAGATAGGAAGTTAGGAATACCATCAGAACGATCACCCTTGAGAATGTGCTCAGCAACAAACTGTTGGGGATCTTCTGAGATTACGAACTTCTTCTGGATGGGGTTGTACTGACTAACAAACTTATACTTCTGCAGTTGCATGAAGTCTTTGTCCCCACTAAGGATCAACACCTTCTGGGGAGGTTGCATGTTGTTCATCAGTCGGATGTTTCGATGTGCCTGATCCTTACACAGGATTGCAATGACATCATCTGCTTCAGCACCACTAACCTCTACAACTTTGTAGGGCATGTGTGTACGAATCTCATCCTTAATGCGATTGATCTGGTCAAAGATGGCAGTCCAGTCTAAGGCAGAACGCTCACGATCTTTCTTACGATTAGACTTGTAGTATTGGAAATACTTGCGCCGCCAATAGGTCTTACTGTCGTAGCAAAGAACCAACTCCCCGTACTCTTTGCCGAACTTGGATCGGTAGAGTCGCAGGGAGTTGAGAACCATGTGACGGATGAGACCGTCACTCACACGGCTAACCGTGCTTGTCAGAGAAACCATCAGGTTGCTGATGCAAACCTGATTCATGTCAACAAGGATCATCAGACCTCAATCATCTTCATCATCCATCATATCATCCTCGTCACCGAAATGCAAGTAGAGAAGGTCAGATGGGTCAACGGGTTCACCATCTTGATACATTTCGGGGTGCATCACGACTGCTGCGTACTCAGCACGCTCCTTCCATTCATCCCAGGTCTTGCGAAGATTCCAAGACGCAAGGAATCCTAAGAGGAAGGATCCAATCGTGAGGAAAAAGGCAATGTACAAAAACGATGCATCTGCCATGTGGCATACCTCCGATTGTTCCTATATGTATTATTTAGGACGATTTCGTGAACCTTTCTTTCGTCCTGGTTTGCGTTCTGCATGGTATCTCCATGCATCATCAAGGATTTTATAGCAGTAGTCTCGGATCTTCCGTGCTTTTGGTTTGGGAAGATATCCATATGCTTCCTTGAGTGTCTTGTCTTTTCCCTTAATATACTCATCAAGTTCTAAGACTAGATTGTTAATCTGTGCCGCTGAATGAGACTCAATGAACTCGTTGGTCTCCCGACGGGTCCACTTGTTCTGCTTCAGGTAGGTGTACATATTGAAAAGAAAACGACCATTGATTGTCGCCTCGTCAATGGCGCGATCAATGATCGTATAGAGTTCTTGAGTGTCAGTCATTAAAGGAACTTGTTCTCACGTAAGTATTTTACAGTATCGGTGCAACCCCCCATACGTCTTCCGTTAAGAATGACTTGAGGGAACGTGGCACCAGGACCAAACTGTTTAGTGAACTGGTCACGAGTAAACTGTTCGTTCAGTTTATACTCTGTGAACGCCCAGCCCTTACTTCTAAACACTTCTACAATCTTACTGCAGTAGGGACACCCAGCACGGGAATAGATCAACGCGGATCCAGGATTAGCACTCATAGTAAAGCATCAACTCAGTCTATTTATTAAAAAGGGGACCCGAAGGTCCCCAACATATTACATGCTACTCAGCAGCAAATCAGAAGGAATACTTCAGACCTGCTTTGGTGCCGTAGGAACGGTCAACACCAGCGATGCCGCTGCCCACGAAGGACACCTCAGCATAAGCACCCAGGCTGTCGGTCAGACCAACGCCCAGACCTGCCTTACCAGAAGGCACGGTGTCAGCAGAACCAGCGTCGGGCAGTTTGACGGTAGCGCCACCTTGGACGTAGTACGAAGCGTTCTCACCCAGAGCGCCTTCGTAACCAACGTGGGTGTCAACAGCAGTACCACCGTAGTTGGAACCAGTCCAACCAGAGTTTGCTTCGACGTTCACGTAGGGACCTGCCATTGCAGCGCCAGCGAAAAGGGGAGCAGCAGCCAGTGCTGCGAATGCGGATTTGATCATTGATTTTTACCTCGTTAGATTTACTTGTGGAATGGTTACCCACAGATGTAGGGTCGGATTCGACTTCCCGACCGCTTGTCTATTATACAGTAGAACCGATCCGAGTAGTTGAGGGATCACTTTCTGTTGTAAAACGTAACAATGGGTGTTACGCCCGTATTTATACTACTAAATGGAGTATGTTTTCGTCAAGTGTGCCAGTTGGGTGTTGGTTTCCTGACGTGGGGGATTGGGACGATGGAGTTGGTTATCATGCAACTTCCTTACTGCTGCTGCAACCTCGGGGGTTTCGTCCCATTCCCAAGTGTTGCCGTTCTTGTCAACGTGTGTTCTCTTCGCCATAAGTCTCCGAGTATGCGTAAGGGTAGATCTCGTCAAGGTTGGGACTCATTGGTTGACTCCTTTTGACGATGCCCATATTCTATCACAATACGGTGAGAGATGTGAGTGCGATCTGTGACAGTGTGGTGACTGACCCTTCCGCCTAGGTCTTCAGCAATCCGATGGATCCTGAACCAGGGGATGTCAAACCTCATTTCCTTTTCCTCAAAGCATCCAGCAACATCTGCTTATCTTCTTCGGACAGTGCTTCCTGATCGTCGTCGGGTTTGTCCTCAGCGACAACAGGTTCCGTCACTGGTTCAAAGTGATAGTCCTCTGCTGTCATGGGTTGGATCGAGATCCTTTCCAGTTCACCCAGAGGAGAACGCCAATACTTCTTGAGTTGCTTCAACATCTTCTTACGACCCTTGTGGTCGTTGGGGTACTTCTTTAGCACCTCTCGGATCTGTTTCAACTCTTTCATAGACTGAGAGAGGCGACGATCTGCCGCCCTCTCTCTACCAAAACCATTACTCATTAGAAGAATCCATTAAAATCATCGGGGATTTCTGCAACATCGGCTGAACCTGTAGCAGGATCAGTCTGACCTACTTTAACACGGAACTTGATTCTGTGATCGTCTTTGTTACTACACCAATACCAAACTTTAGAGTCCTTGTTGTGAGACTCCTGGTATATAGCCTCGTATGGAGTACGCTTCGGAATGGTGGTGCGATCAATCCTTTTAGCATAATCGTCCGCGTAGTAGGACTTAGGACGTTTGATGTCCACGACCCCTTCCACTCTGGTGTGATACTTCCATTGCTGAGGAAGAACAAATCCTGCTTCTTGATCAGGATAGAACGGTGCCTCAGCAGGGTTCTCAGTTGCTGCGTCTCTCTTCGGAGGATAGTGGAAGATAAACTCATCACCCGTACGATATCCACTGCCAGGATCAATGATCCTTACAACTTCCATCCAGACTGCCATCTTAGTTTGTTGACGGTCTCTGAATGCTTTTGCAGAAACGTTACCTGAGAGTGTGGTGACCTCTCCATTGAGGAAGGTACCAGACTCAGAACCAACATACTGTCTGCTGCTAGCAGAGTCGTTCATTGGAACAGGAATAAACATAACACGAATCTTTGCATCACCCAGAGGATGACGTTCATCTCTCAAGTAATAGTCATGGAACCATGCATCTGGGTGCCAGTTTTTATATTGATTGGGGTTCGATTCCACGTTCAACATACCACACTGCTCAACAGCAGAGTACAACTGACTGACGCTGGCACTACCAGACTGCTGACCAGGATCAATACCATCCTCAGCAGTCACTAGGTTGGGATGGTCTGCCCACCAACCAAAGAGACCACGGTCGAAATATCTGTACTCACCGAAGAAAGGCATCGGCAAACACTCAACCCTAGACACGGGCCAACTTGGGAATGACAATCTCTTTTCTTGAGCGGTTCCTCTGTGTGGTCCATACTGTCCATCGGAGACGAGGAACTGACCGAAACCAAATACAAACTTGGCACCCTTGCTACCGAATCCAATGTTGTCTTCGTTACCGTAGAACCATGTGTCATCGTTTGCAGCATCATCATAGTCTGGTTCGGTGATCCAGATACCACCGTAGCGAACGTCTCCACGGGTGACAATGCGATCGTCTGCGTAGAACATAGCGTAGAGCGAGTCCTCGCCCCTTGAACCCGCTTCTGGACCCTTCGTAGAGACCGCTACAACGGTCCTACGAGACCCGTTCTCCCACACCTTAGGACAGGAGTACCCCTTGGTGTCGCTGTTGCCCCTTCCAGGGTGCCCAGACCTGCCTGAGAAGTGTGACCAGACGCGATCGTCATCCTTTCTCTGAGTGTACTGACAGTCCATACGGAGACCTTCAACACTACCACCAGAGGTATATCCAGAGTAGATGTTGGTAAGGTTTGGTTCCATGTCACTGCTGCTGCCCAGAGAGACAGGCCAAATCGAATCGTATTTCAGATCCACAGGGTCAAACAGACCCAACTTGACTTGGTTATTAGATACCAAGTTTGCATTGGTAATGTCTGAGATCTCAAAGGTCAGGGTGTCTCCAGGTGCAGCATCAAATGTAGTGAGAACTGTACCAATCTCTGGCCAATACTTCATGGTGAAGTCTTCGCTGTAGATAGTCGATCCGTTTCTCTTGAGACGGATACCAAACTGCATACACTCTGCTTCAGAACTAGAGATCATAGATCCAAATGCCTGTAGTTGGTATCCAACCATGGCATCCTGCACATAGACATCCTGTGTCTTGTTTAGTTCCACCATGTATGCACCCGAACAGGGTCCACACTCATAGTCTGCACGTTGTTCTGACTTAGTTACAGATCCACAGTCAGCACGAATCAGGTGCACCTCACGGAAAGGTTCTTTCAATATCCTACCATCGCAAGGGGTTCTTGTTTGAATAGGAATCTCTACCCTAGGTGGTGCATTATCTCTGAAAACATATGCAGCAATACCTTCATACATGTAACTACTGAGACCATACTGTACCCAATAGAACATCTTAACGTCATCATAATCATCATCCCCATCGAGAAGATCTTCCCACCACTGGTAGTTGTCACCTTCCCAACGGGTCATCTCTTTCCTATTTCGGTTGAGTCTACGATCAGAGAAGAATGTGATGTTGTCCTGATTACTATTCAGACTACATCTCCACCCGTTACCAGTGTCAGAGAACGTGACTGCCTGTCCGTTGCTAGCACCAAAGTTGTTGCCATCTGGTACCAGGAAGAAACCTACGTTGCCACCAGCATACTGTCTGAGGACGTTGAGACGTACCTTATACTCACCGAAACCCACACTGTTGGTTGCATCAGCAAGGATCACACGACCCCACACGGGGTTGCCATTGGGGTCTGCGATGTAGACACCCCAAGAGTTTTGGTAACCAGCAGCACCCTTGTGCACATCGTACAGGATGATCATAGGCACCTTCAGGTTGCCAGGGATCTCATACAACTGTTTTCCCCCACGTCTGACCGCCTGCAGAGACACACCATCGACGTTGATATCACATCTATGGTCATGGTCAATGAGGTTACCAAATCCTTGATAGTAACGATGCAGAGCAGCAAGACTTTCCTTATCCCCAATGTAGGGAATGCCATCCTTGGGATCCTTGAATGCCCACCCAAGAACTTTACCGTTGGCCATGCCAGCGAGATTCATCGTCGCCCGTTCACCAGCACCAGGGGAGTCTGGTTCACCAGGGTTCACCGTCAACATAGAGTCGATGGTTGTACTTGAGTAGAACTGATACAACGGTACCGATCCCCTCTGCTCCTCCTTGAGAATCCAGAAGGAAGGACTATTACTTGTCAGCGTATATCCTGCAGGAGGATTGGGTGTCACTCCAGGATCAGCAGTGATATATGCATGATCAGTTCCCTGACCGCCACGAATGACTTCGATCTCTACCTCAACGTTCCTCTTACCACCAGCAAAAGACCCACTGTATGTGTCACCGATTGTTGGGTTAGAGGGAGCAGAAGAGATCCACCATTCGGAGTCCCACTCACCACCATCATTGATGGGAGTTACGTTTACTGTGAACCCATTGAAACTTACGCTTCGTGTGGCACCACTATTAAAATACTTGTTACCACCGTCTAGTCTTTTTTTCTTTCCGTTCCAGGTGCCAGAAGGTGTAGTTGTAACCACTCTCTTGTTGTGTCTCTCATTAGAGAAGGGTTTCAACTGTGGGATACCAATGTCACTGCCTCTGACACATTCCCACACAGGAATACGCTCAGGGTAGCAGTTCTTGACACAGATTGTCTTCTTATTTCCACTCCAACCTCTTGGTTGGAAAGACTCACAGTCACCTTGGGGTGGTTTATATGTGCCTGTAGCATATGGTTTGAAGATACACTCCAGTGTTTTCTTCACACACTTTTCCCAATCATTGTTGGGGTCATGCTGCTGACAGAAATACTCTTTGCCAGATTCAGAATCCAACCAACGTCCACCACCCAGAGAGATTGCTCTGTCTTGATCTCTGAGTTCTGCAACGGCACCACAGTCACCAGTGACATCGATGTAGGGCCAGTTTGCTTGACGTGGATCGAATGCATTGAGATCTAACTTGGGGAATGCATTACCGCATATACCCAGGTCAGGGAAAAAATCACAGACCCATTTAATCTGATCTTCAATGTTCAGATTAACTTGGTTGTCTGGTTCTTCTCTTGGTTCATACAAATCACCAAGAGAGATCGGTGCCTGCGTAGGATAGCAACGCCCGATCAACTCTTGGATAACTTGATTAACCGTAAGTTCTTCAACTGGTGGATCAGGTTCAGACTTTGGCGTCGCCAAAGAACCATCATCACCAGTTGGTTGCAACTCTAGATTATCGTCTTCACCGTAACAATGCGGTCCACTACCACTATTGGTCATTCATTTGATGTTGGTTCTTCCAAGTTATTTATTAGTGCTTGGGGATCATACGGGATGAGTTTGGAACCGAAATCATCAAATGCTTGATACCAGATTTCATTGGTAACTGTTCGGACAACTTCAGCACAAGGACCAGGAAGATTTTCCCAGTTACCGTTGCCTTTACCATACATCTCTTCACGAACATAGTTCAATGCATAGAGATAATCTACTGCACACGCCTCAAACTTTTTCCAGTCACGATCTTCAGTCATAAGGTCATTCCATCTTTGAGTTGTTCCTCGATCTCTTGTTCGAGTTGTTGGATTCTAAACTCAAGTAGAGTTTTTGTCAATCGGTTGACACCTGTTGCCATCTCCATGTATCCAGAATACACGAGAGATTGCCCAACGAATACCGTGGCAGTCATAGAACCCCAGAAGATGTAATACCAACGGGACTTGACTTGGTGCTGTTTGTTTTTCTTTTTCATTTGATGAATCCTTCTTCGCGTAACCATTGCTCAGTAAGTGGAGTTGGTTTATAGACCTCCCACATATTACCTGCGGCACACGCTTGCAGTGCTTTCATTGTCATACCTTCAGTCCTACCTGCCCACATTGCTTCTGCTTCCCAGGGAACAGCAGATGCAGGATAAGACTTCTCTGTCATCTCACGCCAGAGTGCAGGGACATCTTCTTCTGGTTTGATGATAGCAATCATAGAGTTCTTGATGCTACCTGCCATGCAGTCTTGTGCTGCGTGCCATCCTTCATGACGCATAACACTCATGAGTGTGCTATAACGCTGGGTGAGTTCATCGTTTAGGTAGAAGTTGTTGGTCACAGTATGGTAGACACCACGATGGCCAGGAGGGAAGTATTTGCCAGGAGCAATGTACACCTTGACACCAATCTTATCGAGTGCTGCCATCATGTCATTGAACTCTGTGTAGAGGGGATTCAACATGCCTGCTTTCTTGTAGTATTTTGCTACATCATCTGCAGACTTGATCTCTACTACGCCCTGAGTACATTCCTGTACGATCATACACCCCATGGAATCCATGGTGTAGTAACCCTTGATCTTCGATTCATTCGCACTCACTGGTGATGCAATCATCAAGGACAGTAATGCCAGTGCTCTCTTCATGTAGTCTCCTGAGGTAGTCTTTTTCATTTTGATAGATTTTTTTGCTCCCAGACCATATCTCATACCCCTCTATAAGATCTGGTATCAACCACTGGTCAATCCTATAACAATACTTCCAGTTGGCGGGTTGAATGCAAGCCATTACAACCACTTGGAAGAACGCTACAATATGTATCCAGAGACTGAGCATTAAAAAAGGGGGTCTTAGACCCCCTCAGTATAGTTGTTTTTCTAATAAACGTCAAGTATCAGGATTCCTGATAAAAAGCGTTTATCGAGATTCCGAGTATCAACCAATGGAAGGAGCAGTCAGAGCAACAGGAGTTGCCTCAACAGATGCCAGGTCCAGAGGGAAGTTGTGAGCGTTACGCTCGTGCATGACTTCCATACCAAGACCAGCACGGTTCAGGATGTCTGCCCAAGTGTTGATCACACGACCTTGTGAGTCAATGATCGACTGGTTGAAGTTGAAACCATTCAGGTTAAATGCCATAGTGCTAACACCAAGAGCAGTAAACCAGATACCGACCACTGGCCAAGCAGCAAGGAAGAAGTGAAGAGAACGGCTATTATTAAATGAAGCATACTGGAAGATCAGACGACCGAAATATCCATGAGCAGCAACAATGTTATAGGTCTCTTCTTCTTGACCGAACTTGTAACCATAGTTCTGGGACTCGTTCTCGGTGGTTTCACGAACCAGCGAAGAAGTAACCAGACTTCCGTGCATAGCAGAGAAAAGAGATCCACCGAATACCCCAGCAACACCGAGCATGTGGAACGGGTGCATAAGGATATTGTGTTCTGCTTGGAAGACAAGCATATAGTTAAAAGTACCAGAGATACCAAGAGGCATAGCATCGGAGAAAGAACCTTGACCGAAAGGATAGACGAGGAACACGGCGCTAGCAGCAGCAACAGGTGCGCTGTAAGCAACACAGATCCA